GTAACACAAACACTAAAGACAACTCAAAGAACATTTCAATAATGGGAATCATTATTGGTGGTGAAGAACTTCACAATAATCATCATGCTGAACCAGCGAATCCTAAATTAAGCAGACGTTGGTTTGAGTTTGATATTGGTTGGATGTGGTTTAAGATACTAGAAAAATTAAAATTAGCAAGGGTTAAAAATGACAACTAAACATTTCGAATGCGAGGAATGTGGAGCTAACGGCAAGATACTTTTAAAGGGTACTGATCATCAATTAGAAGATATTGTTTATTGCCCAGTTTGCTCTGCTGACATTTATGAAGAAGAGGACTTAGACTTAGAAGACTAAATAGATGTTTACATCTATGAATTTTTCTAATGTGGTTATACAATAACGAACAACTTAATGAGTTACCAGAAGATTGCGTTGGATTTGTCTATCTAATAACAAATCTAACAAACGATCGTAAGTATATCGGTAAGAAACTTGCTAAGTTTTCAAGAACCAGTACCAAAACAGTTACACTTAAAAATGGTACTAAAAAGAAGAAAAAGATTCGCAGTAAAATTGATTCAGACTGGTTAGAATACTACGGATCAAGCATTGAATTAAATAAAGATATTGAAACTTTAGGCAGAGAAAACTTCTCCAGAGAAATTTTATATTTCTGTAAATCAAAAGCTGAGTGTTCTTACGTTGAAGCAAGAGAACAGTTTAGCCGTAGAGTTTTAGAATCAACTGAATATTATAATGGACAAATCTCAGTACGAGTACACGGATCACACATCATAGGTAAGGTATGACGAAAATACTTTTTATAACAGCAATAGCATTATCAGCTTGTGCAGCTTATTACTCTGTAATGGGTTTACTGGCTATTTTCGCTGCAGCTGTTATTCCAATTTTTATTATGGGTACACTACTAGAAGCCGCAAAACTTGTAGTAGCTTCTTGGCTTTATCGTTCTTGGAAAGAAATTCCAATATTGATGAAGTCTTATTTTACTTCAGCATTAGTTATTTTGATGATACTAACTTCGATGGGTATCTTTGGTTATCTATCGAAAGCCCACTTGGACCAAGCAGTTCCAACAGGGGATGTTGCGTCAAAGGTATCAATACTTGATGAGAAAATAAAAACAGAAAAAGAAAACATAGATGTTGCAAGAAAACAAATCAAACAACTTGATGAACAAGTTGACCAAACGATCGGAAGAAGTGCTGACTCGCAAGGAGTGGAGAGATCTCTACAGATTAGACGAGGACAGCAAAAGGAAAGAGCCACACTTCTTGCTGAAATTGGATCAGCTCAAACCAGAATCGCCAGATTAAATGAAGAGCGAGCACCAATTGCTGCTGACTTAAGAAAAGTTGAAGCTGAGGTTGGTCCGATTAAGTATATTGCTGCGTTAATCTACGATGATGCTGCTGGCGAAGATGTACTGGAAAAAGCAGTACGTTGGGTTATTATTATGATTGTGTTGGTATTTGACCCACTGGCTGTTTTATTATTGGTGGCAGCAAACTGGCAAATGCGTAAAGATTCTGAGAATTTCGTGAAGTCTGAAGAAGTGCCTACCCCAGAACCACAACCAGAACCACAACAACCAGAGCCATTGCCAGAAGAAAGTAAGAGTATAATCTCTAACTTCTTTCGTAAGCCTAAAGAAGATACATCAACCCTAGAAGTCTTTGAACACGCCACAACTAAGAAAGTTATAAACTTAGAAAGTGAAGCTGTGGTGAACGATCAGATTCAAATAGAAATCACGCAAGAAAAACCACCTAGACTACCCCTAAGGTAATGCAAGTTTTTGATAATATATACAGTGAAGAAGAAACCAAGGATATAGAAAATACGTTTTTATCTATACCTTGGTTTTTGTCATCTGCTGAAAACCACGCCAGTGTAACTGCAAACGTCAGACAAAAATACTCAGACGCCAACACAATAGAAGGTATTCAATTAACCAACTTTCTATTCATAGATAAACCAAATTCTCCATTTTACTCACATGCTGAAAAGATCTTAGAGAAATTCTCCACTAGAACAAGAACATCTATTAGAAAACTAATTAGAATAAAGGCTAATCTACAACTACCCGAACTTAGAAAAGATACCCAGTATAATACACCACATGTAGACAGCTATTCTCAACATATGGTAGCTATTTACTATGTTAATGACTCGGACGGATCTACGTTCTTTTTTGATAAAAATATGAAGGTAGTTGAAAAAGTCGAATCTAAACGAGGTAGAATGATAGTATTTCCAGGGAATACCTATCACGCTGGGCAACCTCCCACAAAAAATGCAAGAATAATTATCAATTTCAACTTCATTTAAGCCTAAATAATTATAACGGGACACTTTATATGTCTCGCAATAACAACTAGGAAATAAAATGATTAAAAAGATCGCTACAGCGGTGCTTTTTGTCATGACTACATCTATTGCAATGGCACAACCAATTGTAACTGATTCGACAAGTAGATCTACAACAGATTCAACTTCAAATAGCACAACAACAGTAAAATCTCCTCCACCAACAGCAGTTGCTCCTGCAGTCACAATTATCAACAGTGATGTTTGCGCAGTTGCCATGTCAGGTGCAGCTCAAACACAAATTCTTGGTATCTCTTTTGGTGCAACAGTTACAGATAAAAACTGCGAGCGATTAAAGCTAGCACGTTCAGTCTATGATATGGGCATGAAAGTTGCTGCAGTTTCTATCATGTGTCAAGACGAGCGTGTATTTACAGCAATGTCAAATGCAGGTACACCTTGCCCAGTAGACGGCAAAATCGGTGAGCAAGCAAAAGCAATCTGGGAAGCTGAACCACAACGTCAACCACAAAAAGTCAAGAGTAAAGACTAATGAAGTTGTTGTGGAGTTTATTGCTTGGTGTTACACTGAGTGTTTCAGTGGCACACGCACAAATACAAATTCCAGGAACAGACTTCACTTTGTCGCCAGTTAATGGTGGAACAGGTGGTTTAGTATCAGTGCCAATTCCAGGTGGTTCTGGATTGTCAGTAACAGTTGGTACTGGCTCAGCTGCATTACCACTTCAGGAAATTAAGAATAATCCAAATGCAGTAAATATTACAACATGGGATGATTCTTATAATAACGTACCATTGGGTTTTGACTTTCCGTTTTACGGCAGAGTATTCAATAACTCTTGGGCAATGACCAATGGTTTAGTAACATTTGTAGATCCCAATCAGTCTGGACTTGGTGGTGCTTGCTGTGAAGGTGTAGATTTACGCACAACAAGAGATTCAAGATATAACTATACCATTTATGGTATGCATACTGATTTATATTCTTGGAATGGACAAAATCAATATTATCTCCGTGGCACAAACGAGATGACTTATGGTTGGTATGGAATTAGCCAATGCTGTGGTTCACAAGGTGGTAATAGTTTTGAAATTAAAATTAACTCTTCTGGATTAGTTGATACACGTATTGCTGGCGCAATGATATCTGGCAATAGAGTAACATCTGGTATGGCAGGGGACTTATCAAAAGGTGAATTCTTTCAAGCATATCATGGAAGTGGTATAAACATAGCTCCAGGTAGTTCTAACATTTTTAGCTGGCAAGCATTGGGTGGAACTGGTGCTGTTGACATGTGTACCATCAATCCACTATCGTCACCATCATGCCCTGGATATCAAGCAGCGTACACAATTCAACAGTGTACCATAAGTGCGTTGTACGATCCGACATGTCCTGGATATCAATCTGCATATCAAACTCAACAATGTTCTGCTAATCCACTATTTTCTAGTGCATGTCCTGGATATCAATCCGCATATCTAGAACAGCAGTGCTCATTGAATCCACTGTATTCAACAACCTGTTCTGGATATGCTCAAGCATATGAAAATCAACAGTGTTCATTAAATTCGTTATATTCTACTAACTGTCCAGGATATGCTGCAGCTTACCTTGATCAACAGTGTAGTATTAATCCTCTGTACTCAACAACTTGTCGTGGATATGCTGCTGCGTATCACGACCAGCAGTGCTCATTAAATCCATTATACTCGACAACGTGCAGTGGTTACGCTGCAGCTTATAAAGCACAACAGTGTACGATAAGTGCATTGTATGCAACAGACTGTCCAGGATATGCGCAAGCATACTTTAGTCAACAATGTTCGTTGGATGGATTATACGATAGAACATGCCCAAACTATTCAACTGCTTATGCAACTAAGATGGTGCTTGAACAACAAGGCACAGCATCAATAGTAGCAACTGCAGGTACAGTGGCACGAAACGATCCTGCCAATCAACCTGTTTCTACAACAACTGCTTCAACCACAGTTGGTTCAGATGGTGCGGTTGCTGTTGGTGTTTCAAAAACAGGTGATAGTAATGTGGATAAAGCAATTGCTCCTCCAGCACCATCAGCAAACTCATCAACTGCTCCTGCTGGCGCAGTTCAGTTAGCACCACCTCCACCTCCACCACAACAGATGGCTCAAAACGAACCAAAGGGTGGCGGTGATAGACCTGAACCAAGAGATGGTAATAAACAAGAGGATAAAAAAGATGATGCTCCGAAAGGCACTGGAGGCAGTTCTCCGTCACAGAATACTAATACTACTCAAGCGTCATCTGATAAACCAGCAGCACCAACTGCTCGACAAGAGATTCAAGCAAAGCGACAAGAAGCTGCGCGAGCCAAAGCAGTCGAATCTGGAAAACAACTAGCAAATGAAATGGGTAAAGCAGCAGACATGGAATCTCAAAAGCAAGTACAGAATGTAGTTATACAAGCAATGGGATTTACTCCAGGATTTGATGCGTATGGCAAAACAGTTATTCCAGATACTGTTGGTTATAAACCATATACAGTTTATAACAATCAAAAGAATATCGACAATCGTGCCAATTTAAGAATGTGGACTGGTACGGATAAGTTACATAATGATATGGTTGATTCACAATACAATAGGGAGAAGTGAGATGGCAGTTATTGTTGCTCCGATATGTAAAGTTCCCAACTGTAAGAATGATGCGCAAATATCATCTAAACAAGGTGATCAAGTTCGTTATATGCATACATGTTCAAGACACTGGATTGAGTTAATTCCAACAGAAATACAACTATTATTAAAAGGGATTTAAGATGGCAGAAGAAATCAAAGACGTCAATAAAAAGATTGACGAAGCAGAAGCAGCAGTAAAGAAATATGCAAGCAAGGATACAGTTATTAGTATTGGTGGGTATGAATTTACACCTGCAAAACTAATGGTAGCTGCAACATTAGTCTCATCTATCCTTGGTGGACTTTATGGTACTTTTGAAGTTTATAAAGACTATCAAGGTATGAAGAAAAAGATCGCTGAGTATGTGTCACCAGATTTGGCAGAAGTTTATAAAAAGTTAGATGTTATTCAAGTAGAGTCTAGCAAAACTGCAGATTATACACGTGATATTAAAAACGATCTTAAGAATGACATCCGTCGTTTAGAAGGTGTTGTTGAACAAGTAGAGCGTTCAGCTAAGCAGTCTGCACGTGAAGCAAGCGATTCGCAAAAAGAACAAGAGCGTGAACTACGTCAAGTACGCAAAGAAATTGATAGTAAGATCCAAAAAGCGTTAGACAATCCGCTAGCGAACAAATAAAACCTTTCTAAATCAATGACTTACGAAAGCCCTACTGCAAGTAGGGTTTTTCAACATTTCGCTTTACTTTTATTTGACTTTAGCGTATAATAACTGTGTTAGGGTTGAAAAGGAGATATTATGTTTAAGGTGACTACCCCTGAAGGTGACGTTGAATACTTTGAGACTTTTGCTGAAATCGCTACTTATTTCGGTGACTGCTGTTGGGCTGTCGGTGCTGATGAAGCTGAGATTACTGTGACTATGGTTGATCGTTTAGATTATGAAAGTGGGTTATGTTTATGATACGTTTTATGTTTGGTTTATTGCTTTGTTTTGGTGCTGTTGGTGGTCTTGATACCGACCCAGATGCACCAGTATTGGTATTGACTTTGATTGCCATAATTGGCTTGGGGTTGATGCATTCTGGTGTTCACGCTATTGGGAGAAAATAATGAGTAAGATGGCAGAGTTGGCATTGGATATTGAAGAGTTGTTGGCAGAAGGTATGTCACCAAAGTTTATTGCAGTGACACTGAATGTTCCACTTGAAATGATTTATGACACCATCGAACAAATTCAGTGTTTGGAATTGGAAAAGCAGTATGAAATGTTGTCGTATGTCGATGAGATGGCAAATGATGACGCACAATATTATGGAGCTTGATATGATTACTAATTACAAAGAAGCACAATTGGCAACTGAACAATATGATAAATCTCATGGATCGTTTTTCGATCGTGGTTCAGCTGATAGCTACTATGGTCGTCCACGTGATCCACATCGTGGTGGTGTTGGTGGTATGTCTGGTGAAAGAATCGATGCATGGCGTGAAGCAGACTTGCAAGCGTACCATGCTGGATATGATTATAACGAACAATTTGGTGATAAGAAAAGCTGGGATTGATATGGCACAAAGATTTATCGAAAATGTGAGTAAGAGCGATGTGTTTAATGGACACCACTATGATGTTGGTCCAAACGCAATGCTTATCCGCATTCAGGATCCAGCCACAGAGTTCGGTAAAATCAAGTATCCCTTCAAAGAGGTTTATGAGTTTGAATTCTTAGATGCTGAGGATGAAGACGGATTTGAAGATGAGTGCAAGATTCAAGATGAGCAAGCTGTAGAGATCGTTCGTTTGCTACAACGTGCCAAAGACAATGCAATGAACGTAGTGGTTCACTGCCACGCTGGTATCTGTCGTAGTGGTGCTGTGGTTGAAGTTGCAACGATGATGGGGTTTACTCCATCTGATCGTTATCGTCAACCTAATTTACGAGTCAAGCACAAGATGATGAAAGTCTTGGGTTGGACTTATGATGAAAATGAGAAAACCAGTTCCAGTGGTGGATGGGTTTCAGATGGTGGCATTATGTTACCGTTCAGTGGTTACAATGAGGAAAATTGAATATGAGTTTATATAATATGTTGTTTGGTGAGGGTGATTCAACTGATTTTCTTTTGAAGTTGCTTGATGCAGAGCGTGATGACTTTGGTCGTTTCCGCTCTACCTATGTGACTGAAGAATACATTGTTGTTCACACTCGTTGTGGTGGTGGTAATCGTGAAGACTATTTCCCTGATTGGGTTGAAGATCATCCGTTGTACTCGCATGATGCAGATGACGACTTTGATTGCACTTATGCGGATATCTACTTTAAACATCCAGTTGGATATGAAGAAGTTCTAAAGGAAATGGCTGAGGGTACTATCACTCCAGCTGAAAAGTGGAAATTGTTATTTGAATCGTTGGAGAAATAAAATGCGTAAATTGGCTACTATTCGTAAGATTGATGCACTGACACCTATCGAGGGTGCAGATGCGATCGAGTGTGCCACTGTTGGTGGTTGGAAAGTTGTTGCACAGAAAGGTCTCTACAAAGAAGGAGATCTTGCTGTGTACTTTGAAATCGATTCTTGGATTCCATTTGAGTTGGCACCATTCCTGTGTAAAGGTAAAGAGCCACGTGAGTTCGAAGGCATCAAAGGTGAGCGTCTGCGCACTATCAAGTTGCGTGGTCAGATCTCTCAAGGTTTGCTGATGCCACTGGCTGAAGCATGCAAGAATATTGATTCTGAATTGTTTGAAGGTTTGGATGTTTCGTTTCCACTGAATATTGTTAAGTGGGAGAAACCTATCAATGCTCAGCTTGCTGGCGTTTGCAAAGGCAACTTCCCTACGCAAATCCCCAAGACTGATCAAGAACGATGCCAGAACTTAAAGAAAGAGATTGCTGCAGCACGTGATTTTGTATTTGAAGTTACTGAAAAACTTGAAGGTTCTTCAATGACTGTGTACCAGATCAAAGGTGAGTTTGGTGTATGTTCACGTAACATGGATCTAAAAGAAACCGAAGGTAACTCTTTCTGGGCTACTGCTCGCAAGGATGGTATTCAAGAAAAGATGATGGTTGTTGATGAGTTCTGGGATTTTGCTATCCAAGGCGAATTGATTGGTCCAGGAATTCAAGGTAACATCTACGGTTTGAAAGAACCAGAATTCCGTGTCTTTGATGTGTATAACATTCAAGCAGGTGAGTACTTGAAGCCAGATGCTCGTCGTGCTCTAATCGAACGTATGGGGTTAAAGCACACTCCAATACTGGATGATATGTTTGTTTTGAATGATGGAATTGAAGAACTACTAACTCTTGCTGAGGGTAAGTCTAGGATTGCTGATGTTGAACGTGAAGGTATCGTGTTTAAACAAACCGAAGGTGGAATGTCATTCAAATCTATTTCGAATAAATATTTGCTTGGCGAAAAATAACTTGCAAAGCAATATTACTATTTTACTTTAAATTAAAAACAATGTATAATAAACTTAAACCTAGAGATCCAATAGCAAAGGATCTACGAACTCCCAAATACCGAATGCGTGTAGTTGAGAGTAAGGTTAAGTACACACGCAAATCTAAACACACAAAGGACAATTATGGACAATACCTATGAAATAGGCAGAGGTGGTGCTCTTACTACAATTAAGATCAAAGACCACTCATACGATGTTGTTGAATTTACAATTACCAAGTATCTTGCTGATGAACGTGGTAATGAGATTGTCAACAGCGGATATACCACATTCTTTTCCAATAAAGAATTTGCAGATTTTTTCACACCAATTGTAAATGACTTGAAAGCGAGATTTGATAATGCAAACGATGCAAGCAACCCAAACACCTGAATTTAAAACTTGGCTTAAAGGACTACTAGTCGATGAACATACAAAAGATCTGTGCGTTGTGTTTACCAAGAAAGATGGTTCCGAGCGAGAACTTTTCTGCACACTTAATGAAAGTAGAATCCCCTCAGCCAAACTTCCGAAAGTCCAAGAAGAAGGCTCGACTGTTAGAAACTTCAGCGATGAGTCAGCCAGAGTGTTTGACACAGAAAAGCAAGAGTGGCGATCTTTCCGTTGGGATTCAGTAAAACAAGTAAGGTTTGAACTATGAAATATCTAATTATTTTTGCAATTGCACTGGCATTTATTATTTTGATTCCATGTGCCACTATTTGGTCGCTGAACGCATTATTCCCTGCGTTGGCAATTCCATTGACATTTGACACATGGTGTGCTGCACTAGTTCTTGGTGGAGTTGTTGGTGGTAGTACTGGCTTTTCATTTAGAAAGAAAGATTAATTATGAGCATTTCCTCAATTGAAGATCGTAAAAAGATTTTTGGTGCCATCCGTGAAATTAGTAATTCCATGGTTCGTATTGAAGCAGAACGTGACCTAATCAAAGACATCGTCAAGGATGTTTCTGATAATTACCAACTCTCTCGTAAAGTTGTAAATAAGATGGCAAAGGTTTATCATAAACAATCACTATCTCAAACTGTGGCTGAGCATGAAGAGTTTGTAGAAATGTATGACGAAGTAACAAGTGCAAATACACCACAAGCTACCAGCTAATCCAAAACGCAAACTACTTTACTTCATGGGTCAAACATGGAAGTATAAAACTATGTTTGCTGAGTTCAGTGATCTACTAATCGACACAGAAATTATTGCTGTTGATTATGATATCACTGATACTCATGAGTCTATATTTAAAGAATCCAAGCAATTAGTTTCAAAATTTAAACCAGACTATTTGATGGGTTATTGTTATGGTGGATTTGTTTGCATAAATTGTGCTGACCATAATATCAAAGGTATTATTCTTTTGGATCCCTCAGCTAAAGTAAAATCTGTAGATCCCACACATGAAGATGTTATTTCAAAGAATACCAATCTATCCAAACCAATACCAAAAACGCCACTAGATAAAGTTGCTTGTAAAGTTGATATTATTTACACCACTGAAGGTTTAAATGGTAGTGGTATGCAGATACAATATATTAGAAATAAACAAATTCATACTATTGGAGATTCGACTCATATGATTATGATTGAGCCGAATAGATATGAGTTGGCAAATAAGATATTGGAGATTATGAATGCTTGACTACCCAGCTTGGAAAAATGGTAAGTATTGTAAAGTTAAAGATCTGACAGTATCAGTTCTTGATTTTGGTTTGATTCATTGCGATGCCACATATGATGTGCTTGCAGTGAAGAATGGCGAGATACAAAATCTTGACGCACATTTAAGTAGATTCATTAACAGTTCTATGGGGTGGAGAATCCCAATTGAATATTCTGACAATGATATTGAGATTGTTATTCAAACGCTAGTGGCGATGGCACCAACCGATGACTTGCTGGTTTGGGTTGGCGTAACACGTGGAACTCCTACATCTGGCAATCCAAGAGATCTAGAGAGTTGTAAGCCTAATTTGTTTATATACGTTAAACCTTACTATGGGTTTAATAAAGAAAACACGGCAACTGTTTGTCTGGCGAAGCAAAGACGAAACGATTGTATTGATCAGACCATGAAGAACTTTGCTTGGAATGACTTTAACCTTGCGCAGTGGGAAGCAATTGATCGTGGTTATGATACTGCCGTATTACTTGATAGACACCATCACATAACTGAAGGTCCAGGATTCAATGTTGGATTTATCAGTAAAGACGGATTTGTTTACGCACCAAGATCTAATCGCTTGCAAGGAACATCAATGGAGCTGGTCAGAAAACTTTGTGAAGAGAATGGTAAACAATTTTTCTATACAGATATTTCCCCACATACTGTTGGTGAAGAAATGGACGCAATGTTTTTAACATCAACTGCTGGTAATGTTATTGCAGTGAAGTGTTTTGAAAATAAGTATTTTGACAATAATGAGGTTTTATCTTGGTTACAACAGAAGTTAGTCTAGAACAAAACAAACATCTATTATTCCTGCTACCTGGACAAAGTTTATCTCCACGTGTTTTCTGGGATTTTAAACTACCAGATGGTTACACGCATATAGATTATTTTGTAGCAGCAGGGATAGATGTAATCTTATTTGATCCATGTGGTTATGGAGAGAGCACTGACTATTATCAATATGATAGAGTTGGGTATGCAGATCAGATTGAATCTGCAGTCAAAGAACTTAAGAAAGAATATGTTTCCAAAACTATATTTGGTTTCTCCACATCAACTGCTCCTGCATTGATTGCTGGTGAAAGATTATTTGATAAAGTTATTATTCACAGTCCATCTGTTCGTATGGATAAAAGATATTATGTTGAGTTTGACACTGAATACTTTGAGACTGGTATCGAGAAACTTAAAAAAGAAAGACTTGAAAAGATTAGTGACAAGTTGATTGGTTTACCAAATAGAATTGACGGATGGGAACAAAAAATTCTTGATGTTATTGGCAGCAGTACTTGGAAAGTTCCATCTCAACCTGTTTATGACATAAACAATTATTGGGTTGATACTGGACAGCTTGGATTCGATCCTGCAAAGGTTCCACCTATTCTAAGCATTATTGGTGAGTATGACTATGAATCTACCACAGGTGGTTATGATACATTTAAGGGACTGTTTCCAGAGTCCAAGGAAGTTATTATTCCCCAGTCTACCCACTTCTCTATGTGGGAGAACTCATCGGCTCTAACTCGTTTAGAGATGATCCAATGGGTCTTGCAATAACCCTCAAATCCGTAAGGGAATGATCAAAAATACCTTGCCTTTAATTCAAAGGTAGGGTATAATAGTTATATTAAATGGAGGTTATTGACCTATGGCTGTAAATACTGCAAAACGTAAAGCTGCGATTGAGAAAGCAGATCGCATTATGAAGGGTGTTGAGGTTCAACTCAATCCTGAAACATATCAACGTGACTTGATGCGTGGTTTGAATTACTACAACGCAAATCACGATGACAAAGACAAGAAGAAGTGGTTCATCTCTCACTATGCTCAGATTGACAAGAAATTGGCAGTCGAGATGCTAAAGATCGATGACTATCAATTTAGATACGCAGGTATTCTTGCACGTCTTCAAGATGGTGGTTCTGTTCTTCAAGAAAAGGAACTGAACTACTACAATGAACGTGTGGAATTCTTGAAGTCTCAAATTGGTGCTCGTCAAAAATCCCAAGACAAACAAGATAAGAAAGATGCCGATGCTGCCAAAGAAGCACTGCCATCAAATGTAATTTCAATCCAACAACGTATGGAAGATAAAGCCCATGACTTGGCTGGTGAGATTGAAGGTGCAATTGATGACTTTGTTCTTGCTGGTTGCAAGTCAGAATTTTCAACAAAGAATTATCTGTTGGCAAATCAAGTGGCTGGACCGATTGCTAAACGCATTGGAGAGTTGTTTGAAGGTACTGCCGAAGAACTTAGAGAAGCGATTAAAGGCACTGATGAACAATTGGTAGAAGGTTACTCACACTTAAACAAACGAGAGCTAAAACGATTCTTAGAGTTTGTTGAAACTATTATTGCTGATTGTCAGCAGATGGTTCAAACAGCCAAAGTAAATCGTGCTCCACGTAAGCGTAAAGAAATCTCTCCTACCAAGCAAGTTGCTCGTATGAAGTTTATGCGTGAGTTTGCTGAACTTGGTTTGAAGTCAGTACCACCTACCAATATTATTGGTTCTGCAGAAGTCTGGGTATATAATACCAAGTACCGTAAACTGCAAAAGTATGCTGCAGAAAGTGGTACTATTGCAGTTAAGGGAACTACCCTAGTTGGTATTAGTTTGAAAGATTCTGTTTCGTTTACACTACGTAAACCTGAAGAATTCTTTAAGGGATTGTCTATGGGTAAGCGTGCGTTGAGTAATGCAATCAAAGCATTGAAGACAAAGCCAGCTGTACCAAATGGTCGTGTGAATGAAGAATGTATTATCTTGGGAGCATTTTAATGATTTTAGTTGATTATAGCCAAGTCGCCCTCAGCAACATTCTTTCGTTTCAACGTGAGCTAAAGGGTAGTGAATCTGAAGTAAAGAACTTGATCCGTCACGTTACTCTTTCTACTCTTAAATCGTACAAGAAAAAGTACGGCAAAGAATATGGTGAGATGGTTATCTGTTGCGATGGACGCAAGTACTGGCGTAGAGAAATCTTCCCACACTACAAAGCTGGTCGTAAGAAATCTCGTGAAGCCAGTGAACTAAACTGGACACTGATCTTTGATACACTGACTGAGATGCGTGAAGATATTGCCAAGCATTTTCCATATAAAGTTATTCACATCGATCGTGCTGAAGCTGATGACGTTATTGCGGTTCTTGCTAAGTGGACTCAAACCAATGCCCTAGTTCAACAAGGATTGGTTGAAGACCCACAAAAGGTTCTGATTCTTTCTTCTGATGGTGACTTTATCCAACTGCAAAAGTTTGATAACGTGACGCAATACTCACCTATGCAAAAGAAACAGATCAAAGCCAATGCTCGTGAACTGTATGAAAAGAAAATCACGCACATCGTTAAAGCTGGTGATGACGGCATTCCAAATATCTTTAGTAAAGATGATGTGTTTGTTATTGGTGAACGACAGAAAGTTTGCTCGGCAAAACGTCTTGCTGAGTTTATTGAGAATGGGTATGATGCATGTAAGAATGATGATGAGCGTCGCAATTGGCATCGTAACGTACAGTTGATTGACTTTGATTACATTCCAGAAGACGTTTCTACGCAGATCATAGATACATATACAAATTACAAAACAACTGGCGACAAGATGTCAATTATGCAATATCTCATTGACAATAAGTGCCGTTTACTTTTAGATGAGTTGGAGGACTTTTAATGGCTACAAAATATATTACTGAAATCTTAGAAGATATCAATTCGGATCCTACTAAGATTGTTAATTACAAAGACAATGGAGCATTGCGTTTAGTTCTTGAACACGCATTTGATCCCGCAAAGAAATTTATCTTACCTGACGGAGATCCTCCATATAAAGAAGATGCAGCACCTCAAGGTATGAGTCCTTCTAATCTTCATATGGAAGCCAAGAAGCTATACGTGTTCTGTCGTGCAGATCTAAATCCTTTACGTAGGGAAAGTCTTTTTATTCAATTACTTGAGGGTAGTCACCCAAGTGAAGCCAAGTTGTTGCTAGCAATTAAAGATCAAAAGCTAACTAAGATGTATCCCAAAGTTACACATAAGTTAGTCAGTGATACTTGGTCTGTTATTCCTGCTCCAGTTGCAAAGGAGAAAAAGGTAACAAAAAAAGAACAGGCTCCAGTTGGAGCAAGCAGTTAAATAAAACTACTTTATATAATGGAAGGAAATTGAAATGCCAAACTGGTGCGATAACTGTGCAACAATTAGTAATCAAGATAAAACAAAGATTGATGAATTGGAAAAAGTCTTAGCGGATAAAGACAACCAACAAGTATTCCAACACTTACGTCCACGTCCAGAATCTGAAGAAGAAAACTGGTATGATTGGAATATTAATAACTGGGGTACAAAGTGGGATATTAATCCTCATCATTGGGAACGAGAAGATGATAACACTATCATCTTGAACTTTGATTCTGCATGGAGTCCTCCTACTGCTTTGTATGAGTACCTTGACGAAAATGGTTGGGAAGTTAATGCGTATTACCACGAAGGTGGTATGGGGTTTTGTGGTAAGTTTGAAAATGGTCAAGACGACTGCTATGACTATGATATGAGTGATCGCTCTAGTATTGAAGAAATTCCCGAAGACATTGAAAATTATGCTGGGCTTTTAGATTACCACGATGAATGTAAAGCCAATGGGGACTTTGATGAAGCAGAAGTGGGTTGATGCATTTATGGACACAGCTGAGAGATTCGCTCAGTTGTCCAGTGCTAAAAGATTACAAGTTGGTGCGGTTGTTGTAAAAGATAATCGTATTATCTCAATTGGATATAATGGAATGCCAGCTGGGTGGACTAATGAATGTGAAGAAGTTATTGAGGTTCACGAAGATGGTGGGGTTATTACCAAAACAAAAGATGAGGTTATTCATGCTGAAGCAAATGCTATTATCAAACTTGCACGTGATGGCGAATCAGGCAATGGTGCCAGTTTATTTTGTACTCATGCTCCTTGCGTACAATGTGCTAAACTAATTTATGGCGCAGGCATAAGTAAGATGTATTATAGAAATACATATAGAGATACTAGTGGTATTGATTTTTTAATTAAATGTAACATTGAAGTGGAGAAAATATGAAAACAGTTGGAGATAAATTACAACCATTCGTGGTTACTGGGGTTAAGCCAGGACAGCCTAAAGATGCTTTCTTTGAAATTAATGAGAAATCATTTGCAGGTAAGTGGAAAGTTATTGTGTACTATCCAAAGGACTTTACATTCGTGTGTCCTACAGAGATCGTAGCGTATGATAAGTTGTTCCAAGACTTTGAAGATCGTGATGCAGTTCTATTGACAGGTAGCACAGACAATGAGTTCTGTAAAGTGGCTTGGCAAAATGCACATGCTGACCTAAAGAAAATCAAACACATTCAGTTTGCCGATACAGTGCGTCGTGGTTTTCAAACTGGTACACACGCAGATAAACTAGGTGAAGATTGCGACTATCGTTGGAATGAAGGTTTGATTGATCAATTGGGTTGTTTCTATGAACCTGCTGGCGCAGCATTACGTGCCACATTTATTGTTGATCCAGATAACGTAATTCAGCACGTTACAGTAAACAATCTTAATGTTGGTCGTTCACCTGAAGAAACATTACGTGTTCTTGATTCTCTACAAACTGGAGAGTTGTGTGCGTGTAATCGTACTGTTGGTGGGGAGACTCTCTAATGTCATTCAGCGACACTATCAAAAGTGCGTTGCCAGAATACGCAAAGGACACCAAGTTAAATCTTGACGCAGTCCTTTTGCGCAGTACACTAGATGCTGATGTTGCCATGGGTTGTGCCGTGGCTGCATTGGCTGCAACTGGCAATGGTAAAGTATTAAGCATTCTATTGGCAGATGGTCCAGTACACGCAGAGTCAGCAATGACTGCTGCTAGTATTATGGCACAAAACAATGTATGGTATCCATATGTTGAAATGGCTGATGATGCTTCACTAAAAGGTTTACCTGCACAACTACGTATGAATGCTATTGCTAGCCATGGCGGAACTACCAAGTCAAACTTTGAAGCATTCAGTTTAGCCGCAAGTATTGTTGGTAAATGTCACTTCTGTGTCAAGGCACATTATGAAACATTAAAGCAAGAAGGTTACACAGTAGAGAATCTACGTGACATTGGTCGCATTGCCAGTGTTATGAACTCAGTTGCTAAAGTATTAAATAGTTAATGATCAACAAAAACTTAGGTTATTATGTTTGCGCAGGCATTGAATTTTCTTCTAAAGTCGATGCTTGCCTTTATGGTAAAACTGTAAATAAACCAGTTGAGTGGGTTTTCCATAATAACGAGTTTTCTAGATTTCCTTGGAGTATTGAACCCCAAGAAACTCTTGATCAATTGTATGATAAGCGAGCCAGAGAACTCAGAGAGAAGTATGATTATATCATCTTGAGTTTCTCTGGTGGCTCAGACACAAATAATATTCTTGAGAGTTTCATTCGTCAAGGATTGCATATTGATGAAGTAGTAACTAACCATATTACTTCAGCAACAAAATCAACTACAGTCTTAGATCCAACTGTTAAAGATAGTTGGAACTTTGCTGCCGAACACGATCTTCAAGCTGTACCAAGATTAAAATACATTAGAGAAAAATGTCCAAGAACTAAGATAACAGTTCTCGATGTAAGCCAAGTAGTTCTCAATTCAATGAATGTATTTGATGATGTTGATTGGGTTCTTCATCGTAATGATCACCTATCTATTGGTCAATTGTTTAGATACAATTACTTTCACTTTGGAGAAATGAAGAAGCAGTTCGATAAGAACTTAAAGATTGGATTGATAGTTGGTCTTGATAAACCAAAGTTAGTTATCAAAGGCGATAACAACTTCTATATTTACTTTCCAGACTCAGTTGTAAATATTACAACTATCAATGATTTCAATAAAGATTACACAAATCTAACCACTGAGTTATTTTATTGGGGTGTAGAAACTCTACCACTTTTAGCCAAGCAAGCACACACAGTGAAGAATTGGTTAGAAACAAATCCAAAGTTTCAACAGTACTGGAAGTCTAGTACGTTTGCCACAGTAAGAACTCATCAAGAACAGTTGTTACGTTCGCTAATTTATACTACTTGGAATGACGATTGGTTTCAAGTAAACAAGTCTACCAGTTGGTTTAATACTGAATTTGATACTTGGTTTAAAACAAATCCAAATATGCAAAATGAGTTGACCATGTGGAAGCGTGGAATTGATTATTTGTCTGAACAACTACCAGAATATATAAGTTATGATTCACAAGGTAGACCTGATGCGTTGAAACAATTTAAGCATGAGTATCTAATTGGGCGAATGAAACGAAACTTCTTAATATGAATATTGCATTACTTTCCCCATCATCTAGTTATCAACATCTTGCCAAAAAATTTATTGAGCAGGGGAATAGTGTAGAATTCTTTTTAGAACAACCAGTTAAATTAACCAAGATACCGCAATTCTTTATGGCTTCTGGAATGCCACCATGTAGAAGTAGAGATATGCATAACTTGATGGTGAACAATAGAATTCCATATTTCTTTGTTAATAATGAGTGCACTTACTATGAGAATGATAAGTTTCTTACCAAGAAAATGTTTAAGGAACTTGGCATACCAACTGCCGATGGAATATTAGTTTCTGGTGCTGAATTAAAACAAAACTTTAACACATACGTAACACCATTTGTTATAAAGATAAACTATTCTTATCTTTATGGTAGACAGACAGTTGTAGTTACTGAACACAATAAACAAGAAGTTTATACATCGTTGAGTTCTGAGGGGTTATATAATATTAGAGATGATGCCAGTATTGTTATTGAAGAGTACGTGGAACTTCAAAGAGAATATTCATATCACGCATTGTTCAATTCAAACAACTGGCAGTTTTTTGGTGCTGCCAGAGATTACAAAAAACTTGAAGATGGCGATACAGGGTATAACTCTGTTAGTTGTGGTGCATACTCAACGCAGGATGTTGATCCAATAGTTCACGAGTATGCCGATAAAATCTATAATTATTTTAAAGGTATACCAATACGATATCGTGGGTTTATCTTTCTTGGGGTTGGCGTGAGAAAAGATGGTGTGCCAATTATACTTGAAATTAACACTAGGGCTGGCGATCCCGAATTACAAGTTATGATTGAATGTATTGATAATAATTTAGCCAGTTTGTTTGCACAGGCAAGTAGCAACTACCGCATACCAGAAATTAAATTTAATGGTAAGCAAGCTGTTACAGTTTCTCTACTGAATAGTAACTATGATTGGACTGTTCGTGCCTATGAATTACCAAACCTAACTAATGTCCCAGATAATATTACTTACAGCTTAGACTACCCCAGTGACTATCTTAAACATGGAGTGTTGACTTCAGTTGCAGATACTAGACAAAGTGCAAGTAAACAAATCTATAATTATCTCAATACCCAAAGCGTTGGGCAATATCGTTATCGAAGTGACATTGGAATATTAGAATGATTATAAAAACTGATAGTATATTTAAGTTTAGAGGATTTGACATTTTTGTTCGAAACAAAAAGACTGCTTACTCTAAAACTAAAATATTGTATTGTATGGGTTCAACGTATCACACAGACGCATATTTTGATATGCCGATAAATGGGTTTAGTGCCATGGATCATTTAGCAAGATCAGGATTTGATGTGTATTGTTATGATATGTTAGGGTTGGGTCAAAGTGCCAGACCAAAAGAAGAAGATCCTGAAGTTGCAGGATTTGGAACTTTAGATGGAGTTGAACTCATTGAACAAATTTATGATTACATATCACAAGATGGAATTGAACCTCATGTAATTGGATATAGTTGGGGAACTATTGGCACTATGGTGCTGGCAAGTCGTAGGAAGATTCCTTCACTAACTTTACTTGGTGCTAGATATCCAACAGAATCTAGCTTGGCTAGGAAATTGTCAGAAGAACAAATTGCTAGTATTTACCCATATAGTACTTTGCCTGGTTTTTATAGAGTTGCTGATTGTAATGAAATTGAAAATGAATGGCTTGGTTCATACTCTCAAGAGCAGCGTGATAAAATAATAAACTCAAAAGTAGTTGATGAGTTTTTTAAACAAATGCTAAAAACTGAGGTCAATGATGATATACGCAATTCTGGTAAATTTAAAACACCAATTTTTCCAAAAAATGATATAAAGAATTTTATATTTGGTAAACTAAAATTCGTAGATGCCAAAGATATAAAATGTCCGTGTCAAGTTATATGTGCGCCAGATGAAATGAAACAATCACAAGAAATATACTCTAAGTTGGTAACGGATAAAGATTATACGCTTATACCAAACAGTACCCACTGGGGACTCATAGAAAATAATAGATCTATGATGTTAAACAAAATAACCAATTTTATAAAAACCATAAAACATGACAACACTTAAACATGAGTGGTGGGCAACCCCAGTTTGGGAAATTGAAACTGGGTTTGACTCAACCTTTAATAATGAGTTGTTGGTAGAAATTGAGAATTGCAAACCACCAACAAATCCGTATATGTTTAACATATGGGATTATAGTACACCAAAAATAACTACGCTAAAAGAAAAGATACTTTCTGCAGCAAAAGAAAATGTGTCACCTTATTTTGATCAGTTTTATAAGTTCAATCCTGTACTTTCTCGTGGTTGGGTTAATCGTCAGCATCCAGGAAAATCTCTTGCACTACATGATCATGGTGGTGTTTTATTGGCATGCACGTATTACATAAAAACAACAAATGATTGTGGCGATCTGCTGATGGTAGATCCACGTGGTGGTGTTAATTGGGATTTAGCTAGAGAAGGTAATGTGCTGGGAATTAAATACAAACGCATAAAACCAACTGAAGGTAAGCTAGTGATGTTCCCTGCATTTTTACTACATATGGTAGAACTTAACAAAAGCACTAGCACTAGGATTAGTTTGGCTACCAACATTTATTCAAATGGCTCCTAAATAGAGTTATGGCATACTCAGATAAAGTAATAGATCACTACGAAAACCCACGCAATGTGGGTTCTTTCTCTAAAGAAGAGGAAGGTGTAGGAACAGGAATGGTTGGTGCACCAGCTTGTGGTGACGTAATGAAACTACAGATTAAGGTAGATGCAGATGGTATTATTAGAGATGCTCGTTTCAAGACATATGGATGCGGTTCAGCAATCGCCAGTTCGTCTCTGGTTACAGAGTTGGTTAAGGGTATGCACATTGATGCTGCTACTAACATATCTAACTCTGAGATCGCAGAAGAACTAGCCTTACCTCCAGTTAAGATTCACTGCTCAATTTTAGCAGAAGATGCAATCAAGGCAGCAGTTGCAGATTATAAAGCAAAGAATGATAACACTAACTGAGGTTGCTGCATCAAAGATTACATCTCATCTAACCAAACGAAAAACTGGAATTGGTATTAGGTTAGGTGTTAGAACAACAGGTTGTTCTGGCTTGGCTTATATTTTAGAATTTGCAGATAAGTTAGAAGACACAGATGTTGTGTATGAAGATCGTGGTATCAAATTGATTGTCGATCCAAAAAGTTTAGTTTATCTAACTGGAATGATAGTTGATTATACACGAAATGGTCTGAATGAAGGATTTGAATTCAGCAACCCAAATGAACGTGACCGATGTGGTTGCGGAGAAAGTTTCAGGATATGATAACGATCACAGAAAACGCTACAGCTAAAATCGCAGACTTGTTGGCTGAACACCAAGAGTCTCATTTACGCATCTCAGTGAGGGGTGGTGGTTGCTCTGGTTTCTCGTATGCGTTTGAATTTGGCGACAAAGAAGAAGATGACTTTGAACTTGGTACAGTTCTTGTCGATGCCATGAGTATGCAGTACTTGCAAGGTGGTACTGTTGACTACACTGATGAACTTATGGGTGCTTCATTCAAAGTTTCCAATCCAAATGCAACTAGCACTTGTGGGTGTGGCTCTAGCTTTGCAGCATAAAAGTCAAAAATACTTTACTAAAACTACATACTGACGTATAATTAAGCTAAATAGTAAGTGAACCAAATAACCCTGCGTGTTGCAAGGTTATTAAATTTAGTGCTTTACTTTAAATCAAAATAGGCGTATAATTCTTACATGAACTCGAAAATGATATCCTTAGGCAATAAGCATCTACCACTTAATAGTGGTTGGGTATGCTCACGTCCACAGTATACATTTGCGATTGAGTCAGACAGTGAGGGTTTTGTAAAGTAAAGTTATTTACCTTATTTTCCAAAACCCTCTGAGATGAAAGTCCAGAGGGTTTTTTTGTTTTAGGGCATCGTCCCAATTGTTCTTTAAAAATTTGCGTACCAAATGTTCCCGAGTAGTGTAGTGGTAACACACCAGACTTTGACTCTGTTATTGTAAGTTCGATTCTTACCTCGGGTGCCATAGAGAAGCACATCATTAGCGTGTGGGAGGATGACCGATGCCCACTATGCGTGGTCCAGGTGTGCTTCTCTATGGGAGTATAACTTAGTGGTAAAGTAACTGGCTTTTAACCAGTAAACCAGAGTTCAATTCTCTGTGCTCCTACCAGTTTTCTTTGGTGTGACTATAGTGTAATGGTAGCACCCCACACTGTGACTGTGTTAGTATGGGTTCAAATCCCATTAGTCACCCCAAAGAGAATTGCGCAACTTTAGCTGATGTGGTCATAGCGGTGGTCTGAAGAGCCATTGAAATAGGTTCGATTCCTATAGGTTGCACCAAATATACCTAGGTAGCTCAATGGTAGAGCAATCGGCTGATAACCGATAGACAGAAGTTCAATTCTTCTTCTAGGTACCAAGTTTCGCCCTTGTATCCTTAATGGTAGAGGTTCGCTCTTGTAAGGCGAGTGATGCGGTTCGATTCCGTACTGGGGCACCAAGTTTTTCAGGGAATAGGATAGTGGTAGTCGACGAGTCTTGGATACTCGAGGTGGGAGTTCGATTCTCCCTTCCCTGACCACGTTTTGGGGGCAGTAGTGGGCTACGGGTAACCCTTGCAAGGTTTCTGTCTAGAAGGGTTCGATTCCCTCGGCTTCCACCAAATTTTACACTGCGTTCGACTTCAGGTGAGGTCATCACCCTTTCAAGGTGACTAGATGGGATCGTTACCCATACGCAGTACCAGTTATGCAGGATTAATTCAGTGGTAGAATGTTTCGTTGCCAACGAAAATGTCATCGGTTCAAATCCGATATCCTGCTCCAGTTAGTATGCCTCGTTAGTTTAATGGTAGAACTCTGCTTTTACACAGCAGTCACGGCAGTTCGATTCTGTCACGAGGTACCAAGTTATGCCCGATTGGTGAAATGGATGATCATACTGTGCTACGAACGCAGAGGTAGAGGTTCAATTCCTCTATTGGGTACCAAGTTATGGAGAGTAATGCAGCGGGGATGGTCCTGCGACTGGCCTTGAAAACCAGGTTCTGCTTAATCGCGGATGGGGTTCGACTCCTCTGCTCTCCGCCAATAACCCTGTAATTGTAAGGGGATTACAAATATCCCTTTACTTTTATAGATGATTGATGTATAATAGTGTCTTGATGTTATGAAAGGAGTTGTATATGCCAAGTGTATTTTTAGTAAGCGATACGCACTTTGGTCACGCTGGCGTATGCAGGTTCACGCATGGTGACACTGATGTGAAGATTCGCCCATGGACTGATCCAGATGAGATGGATGAAGCAATGGTAAAGATGTGGAACGAAACTGTAAAGCCAACTGATAAAGTTTATCATCTTGGTGACGTAGTTATCAATCGTAAAGCATTGGGAATCATGCGTAGGTTAAATGGTGATAAAGTTTTGATTCGTGGTAACCATGACATCTTTCGAGATGATGAGTACCGTGAACATTTTCGTGAGTTACGTGCATACCACGTAATGAACGGGATGATCTTAAGCCACATACCGATTCATGAAGAAAGTTTAGGTAGGTTTGGTACTAACATTCATGGGCACTTACACACAAATCGTGTAATGAAAAATGGTGTTGTTGATCCACGCTACCACTGCGTCTGCGTTGAACAAACAGACTTCAGACCCATCTTGTTTGAAGACGTGATTCAAAGAATCAAAGACGAAGGTGGTAGCGTGGGTTTCAAGAATGGTAATGGACCTACTATGTAATTCGTTGCAACTGATCTCAGGGAGTCGTCGTTAGCCTGAGTGAGAATGACAAAAATCGTGGCCAAATTTTGGAGAGTGGGCAGGATGGTAATGCAGCAGATTGCTAATCTGTAGACTACAGTAATGTGGTCACAGGGTTCGACTCCCTGACTCTCCGCCAGTGTTAGTTGCGAGTGTGGTGGAATGGTATACACGACGGACTTAAAATCCGTCGCCTTAGGGATTGAGAGTTCGAGTCTCTCCACTCGCACCAGTTTTTGCGGCGATCGTATAACGGATAATACAGTAGGCTTCTACCCTACGAATGAGGGTTCGATTCCTTCTTGCCGCACCAGTTGTTGGGCTGATAGCTTAATGGTAAAGCGTTCGACTCATAATCGATTGAGTGAGAGTTCAATTCTCTCTCAGCCCACCAAGTTTGTGTACGAGTGGCAGAGTGGTCAATTGCAACGGATTGCAAATCCGTAAAGTCGTGAGTTCAAATCTCACCTCGTACTCCAAAATAATGCTTTACTTTAATTCATTTTTAAAGTATAATTGTTTTTATAGTTAGTTATACTCTGTTCGTCTATCGGTTAGGACAGCGGGTTTTCAGTCCGCTAAGAGGGGTTCGACTCCCCTACAGAGTACCATTAGTTTAGTGTTATCGAGGTATCGTTACAGGACGCTGTAACTATGCGGGTCCAACTGTGCGAGGAACGGATCCTAATATAACTGCTAGTCGCTCGCCAGAGGAAGCACCTTTGTTGGCAAATAGGCAAGATAACACTAAACTAATGTAATGGAGGTGATGTTCCAATGGTGGGACAGGAGACTGTAAATCTCTGGCCTTACGGCAGGTAGGTTCGATCCCTACCACCTCCACCAAGTTTTTAGGCTCGTTCGTATAATGGTCATTACGTCGGATTGTCTATCCGATCACGGGAGTTCGATTCTCCCACGAGTCGCCAGATAATGAAAGGTAAGTATGTATTGGGGTTATCACTTAATGCTTGATTGTTCTGAATGTGATGTTGATTCGATCAAAGATAAGCAAAACATTTATAACTTTGTCAAGACATTGGTGAAGGAAATTGATATGGTTGCTCATGGTGAGCCGATTATTGAATTTCTTTGTCCTGGAGATCCTGATAAAGAAGGATATAGTTTGATGCAGTTGATTACTACATCATCTATCACTGGACATTTTATTGACCACGATAGACATATATACCTAGATGTTTTTAGTTGTAAAGAGTTTGATCCGAGTGTGGTCAAACGTGTAGTAGAAAAGTTTTTTGGTTCTCGTAAGATGCGAATGAATTTTATTACGAGAAATGCAGGTTGATGCGGGAAGTTCAAGTTGAACCGAATGGTCTCATAAGCCATGTCGAGGGTGGAGCGTTACCATCTCCCGCTACCAGAAAAAAGTCCCGCAATGGCTATGACAGATAATCCCTATTCTGTTATCCACACTTCTGCGAGGTAGGTGAAAGACCTATCGTAAAAATAGAGTAATGAGTTGCGCCATTACCTACGGATATCAAGCATGAGGATCGTCGTCCAATATCAGCTAAGACACAATGTTATCTGTTTAGGGACAGAGAGCATTGTTGAACGTGAATGCAAAAGAAAAGGCAATCCCAACTGTTAGGGAAGAACATCGCTACGTTTAGCTATCCAAGATCTGGAGATGATTACTGATGCCAAAGGTAATCTTAATGCCCAAATGTAGTGAGCCCATGGTCGGCTCTTAAAATTGTAACAGTACGTTCAACAATGTTTGCTCTATTAGTATATTGGTATTATTCCTGTTTTGTAGTCAGGTGAAGGTAGTTCGATTCTATCATGGAGCACCAAGGTAATGTAGCACAGCGGTAGTGCAACTCCTTCATACGGAGTAGGTCGTTAGTTCGAATCTAACCATTACCACCAAGCATAAGTAGTAGTGAGCGCAAGTGGTGGAATGGTATACACGCTGGTCTTAGAAGCCAGTGCCGAAGGGATTGAGAGTTCGAGTCTCTCCTTGCGCACCAAATAACAATAACTGAAAGAGGTTAATCATGGCAACAAAAGGTGGTAATCAAAAAACTCGTAAAGCAGATCCAATGCGTACCAAAACAGGTAAAGAACGTCTTGGTCCATTAAATGTGGCACAGTTGACTGCGTTGAAAGAAAGAACTTCTCAGAAGAAAACCATTGCCAAGATTCAAAAAGAAATAGATCGTAAGTCAAAGTAAAGAATATTCCAAAGTAGCACAGCGGTAGTGCAGCAGACTGTTAATCTGTTGGTCGATGGTTCGATCCCATCCTTTGGAGCCAGTATTGGGGGATTAGTGATAATGGGAGCACATGTGCTTTGCAAGCATGAAGTGGGAGTTCGATCCTCCCATCCTCCACCAGTTTAGTTTGCCCCAGTAGCTCATTTGGTAGAGCAACTGATTAGTAATCAGTAGGTGGGCGGTTCGAATCCGTCCTGGGGCACCAATATATCTCGATGGTGTAATGGCAGCATAAGTGTCTCCAAAACACTTGGTTGGGGTTCGAGTCCCTATCGGGATGCCAATGCAGGTAAGCTAAAGGTTAGACGCCAGCCTTCCAAGCTGCGCTGAGTGGGGTTCGACTCCCCCTACCTGCTCCAATTTTTTAATGGAGTGTATTATGAAACGTATCGACATCGATGAAGTAAAACAATTCATCGAGGCACAGAGTCCCAGCACTAAGATCTATATCGGTGGTGACTCTGAACGATTCCTTAGCGGAAAAGATTGGTACGCAGATTACACACTCGCCATTGTTGTTCACATCAATGGTAATAATGGATGTAAAATCTTTGGCGAAGTTCAGCGTGAGCGTGACTACGACCAAAGAAGAGATCGTCCACGTATGAGACTGATGAATGAAGTGTATAAGATTGCAGAGTTATACATCAGATTGCAAGATGTTCTTGAAGATAGAGAAGTTGAAGTACACCTAGATATTAACCCAAACGAGATGTACGGTTCATCATGCGTGATCAACGAAGCTGTTGGATATATTCGTGGTATGTGTAACGTCATTCCAATGGTTAAGCCAAATGCGTTTGCTGCTAGCTACTGCGCAGATCGGATGAAGCAGATTATGTCTGACCGTAAGGCAGCATAAATACATTTATCAAACATGTGAGGATATTATGGAAGCACAATTTAAGTACGAGATTCACGATGGTGTCATTGAAAAATCCCATCAAGAAGAAGTTTGGAAATATATCCGTGGACTTGAACATTATGCCATGATGAAAGATGCCAACTATCCAAAAGTTGGCACTGTTGTAACTTATTTCCCAGAAGAAAACAAAAAAGAATACTACAACAAAGAGTTAGGTTCTTGGAATAGCCAGTTTATGCATAGAGTTGCATTTGGCAATTCTGAGAATGAATTGGAATTTAGACACAGACCAATTGCTAAACTTTGGAAAGAAATTAATAAGCATCTTGGTAACAGATTTACCATTGATGGTGATAAAGAAGGATGTTGGTCTAAAAGTAATCCAAACTTTTTACAACGTGTTTATGTCAACGTTCAAGGTAATGAAGAGATAAAAAGATCGCATGGTGTTCATCGTGACACTATCGATATGAACGAAACTAAAAACTACACATTGCTCTATATTGCAAATCCAGTTTGGCACCCAACTTGGTTTGGTGAAAATATATTCTACAGCAATGAAGATCCTACTGGCGATCACCAGCAATTCCAAAAAGGATGGGGACAATCTCGTGGATTCTCAGTTGGTTATCCATACGCAACAATCCCAACAGTTCCAGGTCGCATCATTCTATATGATGGTAGAACACTACACACCACCAGACCAGTGGCTGAGTGGGCAGAAGTTTTTAGATACTCCTTAGCGTTTAGGGTTAGACTAAAGGATTAATATGTTTACTCTTGTAGAAGATTGCAGTCCATATTATATAAAGTTTACTTATCCAGGTTCGGAAAAGGTAATTGATTTATGCAACAAATTACTGGAAACTTATAAATTTGATCATGACAGATTTTTAACATTTGATGAAGAAACTGGTAAAAAAGTATTAGAAGAAACTAAGTTACTTCCATACTTTGATTTAATGTCGCATCGTGTTTCGATATTTTATACTGATAGACCATATAAATCTCCTGTGCATAAAGATGGAACAGATCATAGAATTAGTATTAACTTTGCAGTTAAAGTTCTTGATAATAAATGCACAACAACTTGGTATCCAGATAGTATCGCTGAAGGGTACTCACCAGACTTAGCAGAAAAATATGCAAAAGCCAAACATAAATATCTAGGCATCAATTCTAGAGAGTTTGATGATTTTGATGAAGATAAACACAAACCAATTGCAAGTATGGTTGCTAAGCAAGGTGAGGTTATATTATTCAATACTGATATTTACCATCGCTGGGCGAATTTGTCACCCAATCATCGTGCCATGCTAACATTAAGAGTTAAGAATCCTGGCGATTTTTATTTTGAAGATGCCAAGAAAGTATTATTTGGATAACAATATGAATTTTTGTTATGGTAGTGATGGTTGGATACATTATGATTATAGCATAGTCAATCAACGTGCAACATTCTCAGTTGCACTAAAACCCACATCAACAGCCAAAGACGATATAAGTTTTGCTCAATCAGCAGATGATGTTGCAAAAGAATTGCATCAAACATACGGCAAAATATTCGTAGCAATGAGCGGAGGAATAGACTCTGAGTATGTTGCAAATACATTCCTACGAAACAACATCCCAATCCAACCAATCATATTCAAAGCAGAAGATCTAAATGAGTTAGATGTTTGGTGGGCGATTGAGTGGTGTAAAACAAATAAAATAGAGCCAGTAATAATTAAACAAACAATCAAACAGTTCTGTGATGGATTGATTAAACAGTCACACAAATTTGGAGTCAGATGGTTTCCAGGTGTATATGGCATAAATCAGTGTGCCGAGCACGCAAAGAAAAATGGTGGTGTATTGATCACAGGCTCAGGTAATTATACTCATTACCCAGATCTCGTTTTATCGCAGATGAAGAAAACCAGTGAAGATGTTTATAAGTATGATGACTACCGAATTGTTGAAGACGGATACTATTTTCACTTACCGTTTTTAGTTAGCAATCAACTTAACCCAGAGATGCCATTTAGTTTTTATGATTGGAATCCACAGATAGTTTATAGTTATATAAAAGAATACGATTTAAATTTTAATAGTGCTGAGAACAAAGCCAGAATAATGGGTTGCGATAGAAGACCAAAGAACGTAGGATACCCAGAATACTTTTGGAGAACTGAGCCACTACTTCAAGAAGAAAATCGCAAGAGAAGATTTATTTCCAAACCACAAACTGAAGTTGATTATCTTGGAACTAGAGAACACCTAATGAATTTACTTAGAGGAATATGATGGAATCGATGGAACAAAAACCAATTACCTATGTAAAGCACAATGATGAGGTTGTTGACGAGGTTCATAATCTCTGGCAAACTCCAGTAATTACTGCCAGACCATTCACTGAAGACTTTATCTGTCAACTTGAAAAAGATGTAAAGTATTTGTTAAAACCTGGAGCACCTGCTACACTTAACAAAACTAATATCTGGGAATTGCCAGACCTACCTGATAGTTTTAGAGAAGTAGAGAAAAAGTTTATTGAGCTAACTGACAAGTACTATCGCCCACTAACAGAAATGCCTTTGCCACCATTGTACTGTTCAAAGGGTTATTTCCGTGACATTAAACAAAACAGTGTTTATCGTATTTCACCACACAAGCATGCCCAGACATTGGGTGTTGGTATAATCTATCTTACTGTACCAAAACGTAACGCTGGTAATCTAGTCTTATTGGACCCACGTGGTGGTGTTATGTGGCACAATCAGTTTACGCCATTTAAACGTATTGCTGTTGAACGTGGTTTGATGGTTATTCATCCTGGATACTTAGTGCATTTCGTTGAGCCAACTGACTATGATAATGCTAGATATGATTACAGAAATGCGTTAGTTTCTAACATTCACTGGAAACACGCTGACTTTATCAAAGAACTTGAGAAGAATGAAGAATCCGTATTCAAAATGGGGAGCATAGAGGTATGATGTTTTTTGAAAAATATAATGATTTTATGGATGTTGATCCAAGAAAAGACAGAGCATTGACACAAGTTAATGCAGAGTCTATGACCAAGAGGTGTGAAGTTACTATACCAAAATGGTTAGTAGAAGGTAAAACTATTTTAGATTTAGGATGTTGTTATGGTGCTTACGGACAGTGGGCACTTATGCATGGAGCAAAACATTATACAGGCGTAGAACTACAAAAGAAGTTTGTTAATCCTGGAAGAGATTTGTTAAATAAGTATCACGACGAATCTAAATTCTCAATGATTGAACAAGATGCAGCAGAATTCCTTGAACAAAATAATCAGAAGTATGACATAATTATTGCAGCTGGAGTTATCCATGGATATACTGATGTAATACATTTCTTAAAACTTATTTCCGAACATGCCAATGAGTATGTTCTTATAGAATCAATTGAGTTGCCTGAGCCACACTATCCAAGAATTGAATTTAAACCATATAGAATGGTAATCCCTAAAATTAATGATAGTGGTCTGTATAGATATTCTGAAGGTATGACTCCTATTGCTGGGTTTAAAGCAGTAACACTAATTCTAAATGAATATGGTTTTGAAAACGATGGTGGTAGAATTAAACCAGAAAAGATAAACACGTGTCAAGACATATACAATAGTGCTATTGATGACGCAAAAACAAATTCAGATCCAACTAGAATTACAGCAAATAGATTTATATCTAGATATGTAAAATCTTCTGAAACTAAAAAGGTTTCGTTACAACACAAGACAGAAAAGAATAATGGAAACTTCTTACCGAAGCCTTGGAAGTTTGATGATGATGTAGCTAAAAGATTCCAGCGAGAAGCAAGAACTAATATACCAGATTACGATAGAGTTATTGGTATGTGTTTAGCATTAGCAAACAAAAAATTTGATAAAACCTGTTCAGTAATTGATGTTGGTTCTGCTCTTGGATATACAATTGATGTTTTCACTAAAGACGGATTTAAAACTGTATCTGGAGTAGATAACTCTAAAGAGATGATTAACCACTGTCCTTACAAAAATTTTATTACATTATCAGATAAGTTACCAAAAGGTAACTATGATTTAGTATTGGCTAATTGGACATTGCACTTTGTCAATGAACGTAAGCAATATATCCAAGATGTTTACGATTCTCTATCTGCCAATGGCACGTTTATCCTGTCAGAAAAAACCACACAGAGCGATGATGTTAAAGAACTGTATTATGACTTCAAACGCAACAATGGTATTACTGATGAATACATATATGAAAAGGAAGAGAAGCTAAAGGGATATATGAATCTAATGCCTGTTGAATGGTATTTACAAACCCTTGGTGATATTGGTTTCAAGTCAATACAAATTATTAATAGTAGACTTGGGTTTGTTACGTTTTATTGTAATAAATAATGCAAGATCTTTTTCACTGTTTTGAAAACTATCCCAGCTTGAGTTCATCAATTATTCAAGAAGGTAGTACTTCTACATTCAGTGAACATTATTATCCACACGTATATAAAGCTGACTGCTCATTTGGTAGTTGTAATTTTGTAAATTTACTAAAACAAAACTTAGGTGACGTAACTGCTCTATGGATACAAAACCCACCAAATACATTATACGATTGGCATATTGATAGGGAAATTCGTCAGTGTTCTATTAACTTTGAGATTAAAGAAAACCACAATGCCATGGCACTATTTCGTGAACCAATAGGTAAGGGTAAAGACATAATCTATTACAATATACATAAGGTTAAATACGCAATTGGTAAACCAACAGTATTGAATGTCAAAAGCCCACACTGCGTAATAAACCACTCCAACGAATCCAGAGTTATATTAAGTTTGTGTGTTCACAAATCGTCATATAAAGAAACTGTGGATTATATGAAAACCTTAAACATAAGTGAATACTAAATGTGGTTCAATAATCATCTAAAAGAAGCTGCACTTTACTCCAGAACTAAAACTGGCGTAAAGTTCTATTTCACTCATATGCTCTGGGCAATACACTTGGCTGGTTTACTATTTGTTTGGTCATTACTTATGATAGTGCACGCTATTGTACCGCAGCTGGTAGGATTTACAATACTTGAGAATATAGTTAATTTACTCAAGCAAATGAAACTGCAACATCCCGATGACCCTTTACTAAAAAAGATAAACTTTGATGCATAGATATGAGATAATTCGAGCTGGTTTGCCAATCACTGCGGCAACAACCACAACAGAGTTTATGGATATTGTAGATACTCTAAAGACAAATCCAAAGTGGATTGCCGTGACAACCAGCAATGACGAAAAGAACGCACCAGCAGGATATAAAATCCTACGTGAACATAATATATCCCCAGTAGAATTTTCAGTATGGGAAAGTAATAGAGATCCCGCAACAGCAACTGTATCACTACTAACTCAATTACATAAACTGCACTCAGAAACCTTATTTGAGTGTGCCGTATTATTAACTCCAGGTAGCCCTTACATAGATGATGCAATAAGTAAAGTATTGCTATCAGCGTACAACGACATAAGGGTAATTGATACCAAAGGTGCACCACAAATTGCCAGCGACATTATTACAGAACTAACTGGTCTAGATACTGAAGTCCGCAATTACCACGATGATTTTGTGTTGATGTTAAATCCAACCATAGATAGATCTCGGGTGAACATTTTTAGTTGTTTACAAAGGCTATATAATGTAGATCTACGTAAGGTAGTTACTACCCTTCAACCCACCAGAGTAATAGCAGTAACCATTGGCACAGAAATAATTACAAAGCAGTACACGTATGACGAGATCCTAGAATGTAGTGACGAACTATCCAATAGCGATACTACTTACACATTTGGGTTTATATTTGATTGAGGAGAAATGTATGACAGAACCACTATCGTTTAAAGAACAATGGGAAGCAAAAAAGCTACTCAAGAAGTCAAAGAAGAAAGCACGCAATAATGCCATGAAGGAACACGGCATGACTAAAAGCGAAGCTACCTCGGCAGTTAAAAAAGCTGTAGGTCGCATTGCTTCAAATAAACCAACAACTCGTTCAGCTGGTCGAGGAAGATAATGCGTTTATTTGTTATGATGGCATCACTGATGCTAAGTACGGTAGTTGCAGCCCAAGAAACTGTGCGTATCTATAGTCCATACTCGGCAACGCATTCTGGTACGCCAGCAATGTATCGCATCTTGGAAACTGCCAACAAATCTCAAAACATCTATAACTTTATACTTGAGTTCAAACCAGGTGGTAATCAGATAATTGCGTTAAAAGCAATGGATGAAAACTCTCTGGCCATTATTGCACCAGCATTCGTTGAGAACGTTGCTGCAGGTAAAGTTATTGAGTCAGATTACATTCCAATCCATACTATCGGTGATGCTTGCTGGACTGTAATTACCAATGGACCAATCAATGCCAACAAAGAACTAACAGTTGGTGGTGTAGGTTTTGGTAATGCAGCACATCTAACAGCCCTAGCACTTGGAGAGAAATACAAGTTCTCAGTTCGTTACATTGTGTTTAAGTCCAACAACGACGCACTTGTAAATATGGCTGGTAATAATGGAATCTTTATGGTGATTGATCGTTACGAAGCGTATGAGTCAATGAAAACCAAGAATCCAAATCTACAAGCATTCGCTGCATCTTGTCCAGTTAGACTACCAATGGCACCAAAGGTCAAGACGCTAAAGGAAATTGGTATTGATGCGCCATACGTATTTAATATTACAGTTGCTCACAAGTCAATGAATTCAACAAAGCGTAAAGCCATTGGCATCATTCTAAACGATGCTCAAGAAAAGGTTGGAGCAGATGAAATCTTCAAGATCTCAGGTATGAAGATACCGCAGGAAAGTGCTCAGGAATTCTATACTAAGTCTATTACAAAGGTGCAAACTTTGCAAGCCAAGTATCGTAAAGAAATAGAACAAGCCAGCAAATGAGATGTTGTAATGATAACTGTCGTCAGGGAAGGGATTGTCCCGTGCGACTACATAACGAAAGATTCTTAAACTTATGTTTATGGATCAAATCAAAATTTAATTTTAGGAGAAAAGTATGAGCATAGAAAACCCACAATTTAACGAAGGTGACAAGGTTACCATCAAAGGAATCCCAGCAACGGTAAAAACCCAAGTACTAACGTACAATGATAGTGGTGCTGCTTGGGGACAAGTTTATGCCCTAGATGCCAATGGTGGTCTAATCATCGCCAATCCAGAGGACTGCGTGGCTCAATAATCCTTGTATATCAATGACTTACCCATAACCCTACTCTAAGTAGGGTTTTTTCATAAATCGCTTTACTTTAATTGCGAATAGTGGTATAATAGTCTTATGATGAATAGAAAAGGAAATTGATAATGGCTTATAATCGTGTAAAACATATTAAAGAAATGGCTGCATCTGTTGCTGAAATGAATGGCATTAGTATTGAGGACTTCGATGCCGAGGATATTGCTTATATTGGTGATGAAACTCAATGTTGCTATGCAGACGTTGCTGAGATTCTAAATCTCCCACTACCCAAGTCACTTGGACCTGTATCTGTTTAATAATGTTAGATCTGAATAAATTCTTGGAGTGGGTAGCCACAATCGTTACGTTGGGTGCTGCTGGGGCAACTGCCCTTTCGTACGACCCACTAAATATCTATCTCTTTAATCTTGGTTCCATCCTGTGGTTAGTCTGGGCAGTACGAATCAAGAAACCCTCGCTAATAGTGGTCAACGTTGGATTGCTGTTGGTTTATTTTTACGGAGTACTAGTGAGATTATAATGGAATTAGCAACACTGAAACAATACGCAAAGCACAAGGATGGTACATACGTATCCTTAAATCTATCCCAAGCATCAAAGGAATTGCTGGATAATTTCGTTGAGATGAATCTCGGTCTTACCGAACGAGTTGATTCAAACACTTATCATATTACAGTGATTTACTCTCGTACACCTGTTCCAACAGCTGAAAACTTGTTGCATATGAATAACCCACTGCCAGTTGAAGCTCAAGTAAGTGGTTATGAAGTATTTCCAACCAAGAACGATGGCAAGTGTTTGGTTATGCGATTGGATTGTCCTTACGCAACTAGGTTAAATACCGAGCTAACCAAGCAAGGTGCCACATCCGACTATGATCGATACAAACCACATCTAACCATTGCGTATGACATGGCTCAAGAAGTAGATATCAACGATCTGCCACTGCCACGTTTTACCTTGGAGTTTGACAAGCTAAACGTAGATGCTCTTGATCCTCAATTTACACCCGAGAACAAAACATGAAAACCCTACAAGAACGAGAAACTGCAGCATTCCTGGCCATGGTTGAAGCCATGAAAGCACTGGAATTGCAACTGGCCATTGCTCAACAACGCATCCGTGAATTGGAAGCTAATATCAAGTGATAACTGATCCCCTATTCGAAAGCTACGATTACGCTATCGGTGGTAAGATGGTTGTGGGACGAGCCACACTAACTGAAGACTACCGTATGATGATCGAAGATGGAGATCAAGTAGCCACGCTAAGGTTAAAGACAGAACTGATTCATCAGATGGCAACTTACATGCTGGAGAATAATCTGGTTGAATTTACCCACTATGATAATCCCATAGACTATTCAAAATCCGTGGCAGTGCGGGCATATCTCGCTCCCAATGATCAAGTACGAATACTAAGACTGGCAAAGTTAATATGAACACCTTACACTTACATCGCGAAGATTTAACCGCAATATTGGAATTCTTTAACAAGTATCCCGATCAAGAGTACATTACCATTACCGCTGACTCATCAAGTGGCATTGGCAGTATTATTAAAGCATCAATCAAAGCACCCATCAATGGTGACTTTGTTACTATTACTAAAGATATTGTGGACGAATCATCATGGTAATGGATATCCTACGCAAGGAATGGTACAGGCTCAATGCCATCTCAACTAAAGGAATGAGCCCACGAGATATCGGATACAACGTAGGCATGAAAGCAGGCATTCTTAAGGCAATGAATCTAATTAACGTAATGGCTGGTGCCGAACAGCAAGGCGATGACGACAAGGAATATCAAATCTCCACACAGGAAAAGTACGAGGAATTTGTCTTAAAACGCAACTATCACTACAGCAATACCTCTAGTCCTATTGACTTTCCCAGATGTTGGTGCCATACTTGCAGACCAATAAAACTGGATGATATGCGTATGATTCTATGCCCTGACTGCGGTAATAAACGATGTCCCAGAGCCAATCACCACGATAATGAATGTACCAACTCCAACGATCCAGGACAAAAAGGCAGTGCTTACCAATGAAAATTACCAGACCAATGCCAGTGGCAGGAACAAGACGTACACGTAAGGTATATGCCCTATTACCAAAGTTCTTTGTTCACGGATCCCTCAATGAACCACTAAGAACCCTAGTATGGTTTGACTACTATCTTGTTGATGAAACGTATGAGTATGGCGAGTGGAATTACCGAGGACGCAGACTAGATGAGTAAGAAACTGGTTATAGCTGGAACCACACATCAAGCCAGAGATTGGATTATCCAGGATTTGGAACGTCGTGAGCGTGCAGGAGAAACTACCCTTTCCCTTTCAGAATACACTATCGTTCATAGAGCAGACCAGCTACGAGGTCTACGTAATCCCGATGGTGTGTTCATTGGCACTTGGCGAGAGCGTAGAGATCTGGTAGAGATCGTTGATGGGCTTGCAATAATTATGACCGAACCAACCAAGTACGACATTATTCGACAACTGCAAAGAAATCTATGAAAGTAATTATCGCTGGTGGTCGCACAATAACTGACTACTCTCTGATACTCTCTGCTCTGGCGGAAAGCCAATTTATTCCAACAGAAATCGTCTCTGGTATGGCTCCAGGAGTGGATACTCTGGCAATCCAATACGCCACAGAAAACAATCTTCCACTAAAGGAATTCTGGGCTGACTGGAATCAATACAAACGTGCTGCAGGTCCGATAAGAAACAGACAAATGGCTGAGTATGCCGATGCCCTAATCGCAATCTGGGATGGTGAATCACGTGGAACCAAGAATATGATTGAAGAAGCCACCAAGAGAAACTTACAAGTCTATGTTAAACGAATCTAAAGCCGAAAAAGCTCTATCTATTATTATTCTCCAAGCGAAGCGGAGTTGACTTGATACACCTTTACATTCTATCTGCAATACTTGAAATCGCTGGCTGTTACTATATGGTCAAGCAGAATTACTGGTTATCCATTCCTCTACTCATTGCATTTGGTTATAGTTTAACGCTACAACCCTATGAGCCAGCCAAGTCATACCTAATCTATGGTGGAATCTATATACTAACCTGTCTTGGTTTAGCCATGATTACAGGGCTGGAACTAACAACAAAAGACTGGATTGGAATCGCTCTAATACTCATTGGTGTAGGAATAATGTTATGACTGACGAAGAAGTACTTGAATACTATAAGAAACTGGAAGAATACTACGGAGAAAAGCTGGTCAATCCAGAGCATTATCCCTATCAGTTCCGTAATCAGCTGAGGTTATATAGATACTATAAGAGTCAACAGCATGATTAAACTACTGCAGCATTACCTATCCTTGCAACGCATAGAGCATAGATTCAATGATCACATCTCTGGTAAGGAAGTCTGGTTATATAGAGATAGTGCAGGAGAATATTGGTTAAAGGACAGTCGCTGGTCGTTCTTTCGTGTACCCCATAAATAGGTATCATCGCAGACGCTGAAAAACAAGGTTTGTCTTTATACGCTCATCTTTACTAACATAATGCCGCAAAAACGCCAACGAAAATATCCAGAAAAGCAGTGCCCCACGTGCTCTAAGACATTCGCCAAACAAGGCAAGTACTGTAGTAGAGCATGCGGTAACTCACGTGTATTTACCACTACTGCCAAAGCGCAGATGAGCAATAAGATACGCCAGAAGATTAATGATGATCCTGAGTACAAGGATAAAATCACCTCGCATATACACCCTGATATACCCATTCCTCCCCAGCAGGAATCACCTCTTGGTCTTAACCAATTCATCGCTGGTGGTGACCTATGGACTGAGATAGACTAGATTTGCAAGAAAAATAAACTTGCCTTTTACTTGCCGAACAGGTAAACTAACTGTGTTAGGGTTGATCGGTAGTAATCCCTACTGATTCTGAGGGTAATTAAACCCTTTTAAATCAATGACTTACGTGCTCTCAAGAAATCGCTTTACGTTTATTCAATAAACCCGTATAATTCTCTTATGATGAATAAAAACGTGAAAGAAAACTCTGTGAAATCCAATATCTCTTTTGACTCTGCTTCTGGTAAGTTTGTCGGTACTGTAAACGGTAAAGTTGTGGTTCGTTCTAAGTACGAATCGGCTGTCCAGATGCGTATCTCGGAGTTGTCTGGTTCTATCGCTATCGCTCAAACTGCTCTCGATACCAAGAACGAAAAGTACGGTATTAATGAGCGATTTGGTTTCGTGGAAAAGCTGGTAACTATGGTTGCCACTGGTGTTCAACCCTCTGCCGTGATCACTGGTGAAGGTGGTTTGGGCAAGACTTATACTGTTACCAAGACACTTGAAGCCAATGGTCTCAAGGATATCTCTGATCTTGCAGACTTTCAAGTTGGTTCTGTAATTAACACTCGCAAGTGCTTTACTTTCGTTAAGGGGTATAGCACTGCAAAGGGTCTGTATCGCACACTCTTTGAGAATCAGAAAAGCACCATTGTTTTTGATGACTGTGACGCTGTGTTGAAAGATCCAGTTGCACTTAACATTCTTAAGTCGGCTCTTGACTCATATGGTAAGCGTATTATTAGCTGGAATGCTGATATGCGTGATGATGATCTCCCACGTAGCTTTAACTTTGAAGGACGGGTCATCTTTATTAGCAACATGCCTCAGGACAAGATTGATCAAGCGATTCGTTCACGTTCGATGATGATTGATCTCTCCATGAGTCTGACTCAAAAGATTGATCGTATGGAACACATCGCCTTATCTGAAGAGTTCCTGCCTGAGTATGACAAAGAGATCAAGTCCGATGCTCTTAGCTTGATTCGTGAGATTAAAGATGACTGCAAAGAAATCTCTCTACGCACACTTATCTCTGTAGCCAAGGTTCGTGCCAGCAATAAAGACTGGAAAGATCTGGCTACTTATATGTTGACTGCTTAATGTTCAAGTCTGGATGGAGGGGTATCCTAGGGCAGACTATAATTAACCCTAAACAGCAGCAGTCTATTTTTGCTTGTTACAGACTATAAAGAAAAACAAGCACTAATTTAAAGGATGTATATGACTATCACTGGGTTAACAAAACGACAAGTATTCCTACTAGACAAGATGTGGAGTATTAAGGGTATAGAGGAGTATGAAGAGTGGAAGTCTGGGTTGAACGAACAGACTATGAACACAGTAGATAGCCTAGAGCAATTGGTGATGTGGGCAGAACTAGATGACATTACAGATGTATCAGATGCTGTGCGTGTACTAGGGGGTATCGTATAGGGGGTCAGGTTTAAAACACTGACTTAAATTCACGGGTCCCCTTTCGTGGTTTATTGGGGTATGGTATTATCCCCATCATATAATATCATCCCTAAGAAAACCTTAATGACTCGTATTTCGTTTCTCGGCTAAAAATCGCCCGTATATTTTTTTGTGAAAAAGGTTGCTAAGAATGTCTCTGTTGTTTATTGCAATTGTTATCGGTTTGTTTCTTAGATATGTTAGGATGTAATTATGGCCAATGTAAAACAAGGTAATTTAACCAAGAGTCCTCAGTGGTGGCGACACCTACGAGATTGGAAGCGTATTTTCTGGAAGAGCGAGCGTAAGGCTCAGAAGCGAGAGATTAAAAATGAGTCTTGATGTTTCACTGATAATTACTAAGCCTACTGAGGTTTACTCCGCTAATATTACTCACAATCTTGGCGAGATGGCTGAGGCTGTTAAGCTAAGTGATGGTAATACTCTCTACAATATCCTTTGGAGACCTGATGAGTGTATTCCTCCCTACACTAAGGCTAGTGAGATCTCTGAGTTGCTTGATGAAGGATTGAATATCTTACTCTCAGATCCTGACAAGTACAAGCAATATAATCCCGAGAATGGCTGGGGTTCTTATGATGGTTTGGTTAGTTTTGTTTATCGTTATCGTAACGCTACTTGGGATAATCCTGATAGTACGTTGCAAATTTCACGCTAGGAGTTGTTATGATAGAATCTCCCTTTCACGCCACTGGTGGTTTACGCATACCCTATGAGGTAGCTGATGGTATTACTGTAACAGTATTGCAAGATCAGTTGGCTTATCTGTTACGAGAACAACGTTGGTTTGAAACTCCAGCAGCAGATCGCTTCGCTCTGGAGGAAGAGTATGGATATAAGATGTGGGTGCATCCTGAGGATTATGCCAAGAATCGGGATGAACTAATTCCCGCTCTTAGGTTGATTATAGAATATTTTGGAGGTGTGGTATGATTATTGCTCTTTATCTGTTGGGATTGTTTTTGCTTGCTGCACTTGTTGGAGTACTTCTCAATAAGTTGGTGCGTTCTTTGTTTTGACTTTAATGAGTAGTTGGAGTATAATTAGGGTATGGACAATAGAATTCTTTATTGGATTATGCGTGGGATTGAGATGATAACTTGCATACATATTATTGCAGGAATTTGGAGACACTGGTGAGTACACTTAAAGAACAATTTGAGAAACGAGATGCGCACAAGCCTGCACCAAAGTGGGTATACGGAGATCGTGTAAGTGGTCGGATAGGTAAGATTCCTGTTGTGGGTCAGGTTATCCGTGAAAACTACGTTGAACCAGAAATGGTTCTGTGTCATCTGGATCTACCAATAAAGATAGAAGAAGAGTATCGTTATGTTGTATACGTCCCTGCCAAGGGTATGAAGCGATTGAAGGAAATTGTATGACCGATGAAGAACGTGCGATTCGTCGTGATCTTTGGAAAGCCCAGTACGATGCTGATGTAGCTTCTACTAAATTACAAGTGTGCAAACTTCTTGAGGAAGATTTGTTAGATGACGATGGTTACCCAACAGATGCTGCACTAAAGATTGTTGAGATTTGGCACTGGAGCGATCCCAAGGGTTGGTTTGAGTTCATTAACTCAATCTGGCATCTACGTTCTTGGGGATGGTCTGAGGGTGAAGAACAGCACGACTGGGACAAGGATGAGCAAGTTTATCGTTATAACATCTCCACTGCTGGTTGGAGTGGTAACGAAAGTATTATCAGTGCCATGCAAAGTAATGATGTGATGTGGCACACTACTTGGGTTCAATCTCGTAGAGGTGGACACTATATTTTTGAAGGTAAGGAATTCTAATGAAAATCGCACTATGTTCTGACGTCCATCTTGAGTTTGGAATGACAGATAAAATTAAAAACCCAGGAGGAGTAGATGTTCTCATTCTTAGTGGTGACATTCTTGTTGTTCGCGATCTTATGGATTATGATCCATATGGGATTGTGGACTTTGGCAAGTCTACTCGTTATCATGAGTTTTTTGCTGATTGCGTTCGTGAGTTTCCTCATGTTGTATATGTTGCTGGTAATCATGAGCACTATCATGGTGATTTTAAGTACACTATTTCTGATCTAAAGAAACGTCTTGCGTATCTTAAAAATGTTCACGTCTTGGATAAAGAAACCTTTGAACTAGATGATGTGATGTTTGTTGGTGGAACTCTATGGACTGATATGAACAAAGAAGATCCAATGACTCTTCATGCCATCTCTCGTATGATGAACGACTTCCGCTGCGTGGAAAATAGTAATCGAGTTGTCAACTACAAAACCTTTGATGACAACGAGAATCCTGATAAGCCAACTTTCCGTACTCGCCCTGCAAGATTCTGTCCCGAGGATGCCGTTGAAGACCACAAGAAAATGTTGGACTATATCCGCATCGTTTATGAGGATATGCCACCTTGGAAGCAAATGGTAGTTGTTGGGCATCATACTCCATCACACTTCTCTTGCCATCCCAAGTATAAAGATGATCAATTGATGAATGGTGGGTATCATAGCGATCTATCTGAGTTTATCCTTGATCGTCCAGGAATTAAACTTTGGACTCATGGTCATACTCATGAGGTGTTTGATTACACCATTGGTGATACTCGTGTTGTTTGCAATCCACGTGGTTATATCGGATATGAAACACTTGCGGATAACTTTGAATTGAAAGTAATTGAACTATGAGTAAAACAAATTGGGTAATTGAAGTACAAGAGGATCCCGAAACTGGAGATAAGATTCTGGAATTCCCAGACGATCTTATGAGTAGTGCAGGATGGAAAGAGGGAGATGTCCTTGAGTGGATTGATAATAAAGATGGTAGTTGGTTACTAAGGAAAAAAGATGATAACACAGAACAAGATGCAACAAGCAGTTGAGGACATTCAAAACAAAATCTGTCCGAACGAGATGGAAGAAGCAGTGGTATTTTTGTTCACGGAAATCACTAAACTGAAACACGAGAATGAAAATCTAAAAGAAACTATTAAACAATTGAACTGGTCACTACAGGAGCACGACTAATGCCAAAATTTACTTTTATTTGCGAAGATGATCCAATGCCTTTTAGCGAAAGCATTGTGACAAAACGAACTGTTGAGTTTGATGCCGTACACATCAATGATGTTGTATCAGAATTTGAATTATTTCTACGTGGTGCTGGATTTAATCCTCACGGCACGTTGGATTTTATTCCAGATGATGAATATTACGGTGAAGGTCCAGAGTGGAACACTGAAGAGTTCTATACCCCACAACCAGAAGATGTTCCTTCAACAAAATCTTCATACTATTTTGATACGGAGCGAAACAAATGAGCAAAGTTTTCACTGATGTTGCAGTTTTCCTGAAGGCATGTGGTCAAGATTATCCAGTTACGCCAAGTCCACAGAATGAATTGTCAAAATTGTACTTAAAACTCATCCACGAAGAGTATAATGAGTTCAAAGAAGCACTGGTAGATGACGATGATGCTGAACAACTTGATGCTTGCTTTGATATGATGTGGGTTATCATTGGATATATGAAATCTCGTGGTTGGGATTGTGAAAATTCGTGGGATGAAGGTGCCATGAGCAATCTTGCAAAGATTGATGATGCCACTGGCAAGGTAATTCGTCGTGAAGACGGTAAAATCCTCAAACCAGAGGGTTGGAAGCCACCTAATTTTGCTAAATTCGTGAAATGACTTGACCTTAATTCAATTTTGGGGTATAATTATATTATGATTACACTATACTTAGACATGGATGGCGTGCTTTGCAACTTTGACAAGGCATATCGGGTATATGACCCACAAAAAGAAGACCGAAAGAAATTTCGATCCGCTGTTTTAGAATATTGCATCTTTGAAGACCTTGAATTTATGCCTGATACTCAAGAACTGCTTAATTATGTGAGCAAACTTGATGACATTACCATTCAAATTCTTACTTCAATGGGTACTTTCGATGCTCAGCAAGGTATGGCAGCGAAAATTCAAAAACAAAAGTGGTTAGACAAGTGGAATATTCCTTACAAAGCAAATTTTGTGCGTTGCAAGGAAGAAAAGGCTCAATACGCAACTGAAAATACTATTTTGGTAGATGATTCAATTGGTTGCATCACTCCATTTAATGCTAAAGGTGGTCACGGTATACTTCATACTCGATCTTCTGACTCAATACAACAAATTCACAATGTGATTCGTGGAATTAAAGGGTTGAATGCCCTACGAGGTGCTTATGCTTGATATTTTTGAACCAACTTTAAGATGGATACGTGATGACTGGAATAGTAATAAGTTTCGCTTTATTATTGAGTTGCTGGCTTGGGCTATTAGTATTGGTTGTGCGATCGCCATGGCACTCACTGTTCCAACTCCACCATTACTTATTCTGTATCCTGTCTGGATTACTGGTTGTGCTATGTATGCTTGGGCTGCTTATACTAGGAAATCGGTTGGGATGCTTGCTAACTACCTATTGCTTGTAACTATTGATATTATTGGTTTGGTTCGAATGCTATGAATATATTTTATCTTCACGAAGATACTAAAGAATGCGCAAAGCAACATCTTGATAAGCATGTTGTTAAGATGATTCTAGAATACGCACAACTTTTATCTACTGCTCATCGTCTTCTTGATGGATATGAGTATGTAGGAAAGTCTATTTCTGGTCGCAAAGCCATGCGATGGAAATTAGATGATGCTCGTGAAGATAATTTGTATATGGCTTCACATATGAACCATCCATCTGGTATCTGGTGTCGTCAGTCATTAGATAATTATTGGTGGCTGTATAATCTTTGGCGAGATCTAATGAAAGAGTATACATTTCGTTATGGAAACCATCATGTTGCTGAAAGATTAATTCCATTTCTTTCCAATCCACCAACAAATATTCCAGTTGATATTGCTAAACCAATGCCTCAGTGTATGCCTGAACCATATAAAGTTCCTGGAGATTCCATTCGAGCATATCACAATTATTATATCGGAGATAAACAAAGATTTGCTGTTTGGACGAATCGTGAAATTCCAGAATGGTATGTAAAAGCGTACCTAGAACAAAATTATAAACCTGTTTACGTCGCAGAGCAAAATAAAGTTCGATTCAAGATGATTCCAGCATAAATACTAATGTAAGGAGTTATAATGCCAACATACGAATTTAGAAACAAAGAAACAGGTGATGTGACTGAACATATTATGCGCATTTCTGAAAGGGATCAATTCATTTTAGACAATCCACATTTAGAACAAACTATTACCATAGCTCCAGCTTTTGCAGGAGATCACATTAATCTCAAACGAGACACAGGCTTTAAAGAAGTATTGCAAAAAATCAATGAGCGTAATCCGCACAATGATTTAAGTAAAACTTCTTCACAATTATAATAAAGGTAACCATGGCTCGAGTACCAGCAAAATCCAGACAACCAGATAATGTTCAAAGTGAAACTACCCCAAGAAAATCAGCAGCAACAGGATCCCATCTTAAATTACGTTTAGATGATTTAAAAACTTTTGATCCACTGACAGACAATCAAAGAATATTCTTTGAAGCGTATAAACGTGGTGACTACTTTGTAGCATTGCACGGAGTGGCAGGTACTGGTAAAACATTTATTGCTCTATATAAAGCAATTGAAGAAGTGATGGATAAATCAAATCCATTCAATAAAATTATTGTGGTACGTTCAGCAGTACAATCTCGCGAGATTGGTCATCTTCCAGGTGACGTGAACGAAAAGATGGAAATCTTCCAACAACCTTATCGTCAAATTTGCGAAACTCTTTTTGGTCGCAAAGATGCGTGGGATCGTTTAGAAGAACAGCATCATATTGAGTTTATTTCTACATCATTCATTCGTGGTATGTCATTCGATGACGCAATTATTATTGTTGATGAGATGCAGAACTTAACCTTTGAAGAGATTGACACAGTTATGACTCGTGTTGGTTATCGTTCAAAGATTATCTGGTGTGGCGATTATCGTCAGACCGACTTGAATAAAAAGAAAAACGACATGTCTGGAATCTTGAAATTCTTTGACATTGCTATGCATATGAGTTCATTCACTAAGGTTGAATTCACTCCCGACGATATTGTTCGTTCTTCTCTTGTTAAAGAATATATTTTAGCCAAACTTAAAATAGAAGATCAGGAAACAAAATGATTACAGCAGAACAATTTAAAAAGTTATTCCCAAGAGCACAAGACCATCAGGGATGGGCTGACTCTATGAATGCAGTTTTCCCAACATATGACATTAATACTCCACATCGTGTTGCAGCATTCCTTGCTCAATGTGGTCATGAGTCTGGTGGTTGGACTACCTTTGAAGAAAACCTAAACTACTCTGCAAAGGGTTTAAATGGTATCTTTAAAAAGTATTTCCCTACACTTGAATCAGCTCAACCATATGAACGCAAACCAGAAATGATTGCCAATAAGGTTTATGGTGGTCGTATGGGTAATGGTCCAGAATCATCTGGCGATGGTTGGAAGTATCGTGGACGTGGTCCAATTCAACTTACTGGTAAATCAAACTATATGGCATTTGCCAAAGAAATGTTTGATGACTGGGAAAATCTATTCAACAATCCAGATTGGGTTACTGCAGATCGTGACTTTGCTCTTATGTCTGCAATTTGGTTCTGGAATAAAAATGGTTTGAATCGTTACGCAGATCAGGGCGATATTAAAACTATGACTCGTATTATCAATGGTGGTTACATTGGTCTTGAAGATCGTATTCACCACTACGAGGAAGCAATTCACTTACTTACATAATGAAAACATTTATACATCATGATCTACCCAAACTTGTACGTGACACCAAACCCAATGGTACCAGAGTCTACAAGACACCATCGGGTTCAGCCTATCCAAGCGTCACCACAGTTACAGGCTTACACTCAGCAAAAGGAATCGCAGAGTGGCGGAAGCGAGTTGGCGAAGCAGAAGCCAACCGCATCTCCGCAAAAGCCAGTTCAAGGGGAACACGGATTCACCAGTACTGTGAAGACTACCTACGAGGAAACATATTCGAAGCAGATATGTTTGACCTCCAAATGTTTAACTCAATCAAACCCTTGCTCGACCAAGTTGACAACATTCACTGTTTGGAAGATGCGTTATATTCTGACCACTTACAAGTCGCTGGAACAGTGGACTGCATCGCAGAGTTCCAAGGTAAACTTAGTGTCATAGATTTTAAAACATCTAGCAAGCCAAAAGATCGTGATGATATTCACAATTACTTTATGCAGACTGCAGCTTATGCTGTTGCATTTGAAGAACTGACAGGTATCCCTATTGGCAGACTTGTAATCATTATGGCAGTAGACAATGATGATCCTCGTTGGTTTATTGAAAAGCGAGACAATTGGATTGGTGGATTTAAAAAGCTAAGATTGGATTACAAAAATAAATTTGCTTTATAAACATATATAAAGTATAATTAAGGTTATTGCTGTATGAAGCAAAGAGAAAAGTGTTCTGGACGAGGGTTCGATTCCCTCCACCTCCACCAAAAGTATATTGACAAACCAGATTAAGTTCAGGTAGCAAACACGAAAGTGGCAATATACTTCTGATGGGGGTGACTAGGTTTCGACAGGGCAACAAGTAAACAAGTGGACAGCACGGGAATGTGAAACCCGTAGGATTGGGGAAACTCGGTCGAAGAAGCAAAAAACGTAAATGCAAACGACGCACAGTTCGCTTTAGCAGCCTAAACACTGCTTAGGGTTTCGATAGGTTTCCTCGTAACAGAATAACCTATCACTAATTTAAGGATATTATGCAAATTACACCATTGAAAAATAAAGTTCTTGTTGCTGAAAACAAGACAGAACATAAAAGTGAATCAGGTATTATTTTGGATGGAGTGAATTCAGTTGCCGTGTCAAAGACAGCTACTGTGTTGGCTATTGGTCCAGATGTAGTTGATGTTGTAGTTGGAGATGTTGTTTATCTAGAATGGCCAAAGGGTCAGATTGTTAAGATAGGTGATGCTCAACGTGTTATCATTGAAGATAAATATATTGTAGCAGTTTTAGAAAAGGATACTACTAAATGAAGAAATTTTTAATTGCACTAAACTTAGTCATCTGGTCATTCGTTGGATTTCAAGTTAGTTCATATGCAGCTGAACCAGCAAAGAAAGATGTTCCAGCAGTACAGAATGATAATTGCGTGAAGAAAGACAAGAATGGTAAGTGTCCTGCACTACCAAATTCACCAAAGCCTACTCCTAAGAAAAAAGTAGAAGATAAGAAGTAAGCTAAATAGTATACACGAGGGTTGAGAGAACCCTTTAAAACTCTCATTTTACACACAACACAGAAAGGTATTACAATATGAGTAACATGACTCCGTTCGAGATTCGCCTAGAACTTTTAAAAATGGCGAAAGACATGCTTAACGATGAGTACTACGGTAAGCGTGAACAAATTAGCAACGACTGGCATGTAAAGGTCGATTCTGCTAAACTCAATGGTGGAGTGATTCCTGAACATCCAGGATTCCCTTCTTATCCATCCGAAGCCGATATCATTGCAAAGGCAACTGCCCTAAATGGTTTTGTTTCAAACATCCCTCTAGATACAAAGACTAGCAAAAAGTCCACCTGATAAGGGGTTGGGGTGCATTCGTGCACCCCTCTTACTAACAAGGAGATAACTATGCGAGTATATACAAAAATACTCTTATCGATTGCGTTAATTATATCAATTACTGCGATTGCTGTAAAGCAAAATAATGATGGTGATTTAAAAATCGCTTATACAGAACTAACTAAAGACGCTAAGAAACAAATTGATTGTCTTGCTGAAAACATTTATTATGAAGCAGGATGGGAACCACCTAGTGGTCAACTTGCAGTTGCTCTGGTTACTTTAAACCGAGTCAACGATCCAAGATTTCCCAAAGACATTTGTAATGTTGTAAAACAAAAGACACAAGGTATGTGTCAGTTCTCTTGGTTTTGTGAACCACTTAAACCAAAGAACCAATATGTTTACCGTAAGAATTTAGAAGTAGCGTTATACGCATACGCTAATTATGAACGTATACAGGACTTGACTCAAGGTGCTATATACTATCACGCTGATTACGTGAACCCTCGTTGGAAGTTGGAAAAGACTACTACAATTGGTAGACATATATTTTATAAGGATTACAAATAATGATGCAAAAACTGAATCTGCAGCTAAAGGATGAGCAATCTGCACATTCATTCTTTTTATTGATGGAAGATATTTCATTATCTACCTGCAAACAAGCCATCGAATGGATCCTAGAAGCAAACTTTTCCGAAGAACGACCAGACATGTTAAATCTGTTGGTGTGTTCTCCAGGTGGTGATTTAAATGCTGCGTTTGCGTTAGTTGACACCATGCGTGGTTCAGCTATTCCAGTTCGCACAATCGGCTTGGGTCAAATTGCATCGGCAGGATTGTTAATTTTTATCAGTGGCGAAAAGGGTCAACGTATCCTTACCCCAAATACTTCAATTCTATCACATCAATATTCTTGGGGTGCGTTTGGTAAAGAGCATGAGTTGTTTGCCACTATTAAAGAGTTTGACTTAACCACAAAGCGTATGATTGCTCACTATAAAAAATGCAGTGGTCTTACAGAACAAAAAATTCGTGAAGTGCTACTTCCACCACAAGACGTTTGGTTGTCTGCCATGGAAGCTAAAAAATTAGGATTATGCGACGATGTTAAAGATCTTAAGTAATTATATTCGTTACTCTGGTATTTGGGTTACCTTTGGATTAAACCCACTTCACTGGAGTTTTAAATTTGAATTCATGCATCCTGACGAGTTAAATCCAAAGATGCGTGGAATCTACTTTGTACTGGCATTTGTGTCAGTACGTATTGTTATTGATGATGGTTCTTGGTAAGGAGAATAGTATGGAACGTAAAGATATTATTGCATTTATTTTTGGCGCAGTTTTAGTTGCCATGACTGCTATTATTTGTATGACATATTACAGTCTGCAAAGAGATTCAGCAATGAAGTCAAATATTGAATCAGCAATTGTAAAGGGAATTGACCCTATTGCAGTTCGTTGTGCTTATGGATCAAGCGATACTCTATGCATCGTTTACGCATCTACCCACAACAAAGAGATTCCCAACTCTAAGAAGTAATCCCAATAACCCTCAGTTCTTGAGGGTTATTTTCCCCTTTAAAATCAATGACTTACGTGAGGGGTTTACTTTAATTCAATTTCAGCGTATAATTATATTATGATGATTGAAAAGGAGTTGTTATGAAATATCGTGTTATTGTGAATGGTGTATCTTTTTATACCACTGGTGCTGCAATTAAACGTGGCGTTGGCGATTCTGTTAGCGTCAATACTGTAGTTCGCCAGCTGTTTGAAAACTTGTTTAACGCAGTTGGCATTGCTTCAACAATGACAGTGTATGATAACAAGATGAACCGAGTTAAGTACGACGTTCAAATATCCAAAGTTTAACTTTACTTTAATTCAGTAATCAGGTATAATTATATTATGATGATTTTTACCACACCACATCGTTCCAAAAAACGCAAGCCTACGGCAAAGCAACGGGAGTTGTCTAATTCTTGGAACGATCTGTTAAAGAAGTACCCCACAAAGACTGTTGTGAGACCAAAGCAACAACTCAGTGACGTGTACTCGCTTGGAAAACCTGCTTGTCGTGAGACACCTAAGATTCCAAGTCTTCCCTTCAGTGGTGGTGCATGCACCAAAAAAGATTCACCAGTGTATACAGGTACCAAGATCAAAGGTATCGGTACAATGCACAAGTCGAATGCAGTTCCTATATTTTCTGATGAAGAAGCAGTGGCTATTGCCACTATGCGGAGATAATATGAATAAAAAGGTTTTGATGAAGATTCGCTTGAAGCAAGATGGTACTTGGGAACATGTCTATCAAGATGGTTCTGTAGATGATGAGTTTTATCAATTGAATGTTGTAGAACTTGCCAAGATGCAACGTGCCAAATATTTTGAGCAATCCCAAGATTATGTTGAACAAGCTGTTGAGATTTCTGGTTACAAAGATGCTATTCAAGTTATCGATCATATAAGGAAATTGAAATGAGCGAGTTCTGCGTAAAGTGTGCTGAAAAAGAAGCACAGATGGAAATTGTATTAAAGAAATACTATGATGAAATTGAAATCCTCAAGAAACGTATTGAGAAGTTGGAAAATGAAAATGAAGCACTAATTTTAGATGTGGCATTTTATGGTGGTAATATGATCAACTTGTCTTGTGATAACAAATAGGAATTTATATAATGAACGCAGCATATCAACAACTTGTAACAGCCAGTGCAAATAATGATAGACAAACTCTTAATGATATCTACATTTCTTTGCTAAATCAAAAAATGAAGTTGGATAAATTCTTTAGTATGTTTCTTGATAAACTTGGCGACAAAATGGATCCCGATGAAACTGATACTCCAGTCTGGAAATTATATCGTGAAAAGACTAAAGAGTATTCTGAGTTGGATAAAACAATTAAAATTGCCAACTATTACTTGAAGAAGAGCTAATATGTTTAGAACATCGAATGAATTTTCTTTACACATTGAGCAGATAGTTAAGGAAAAGCGTATGTCTCATATGGACGCTGTGCTTGAATATTGTAAAGAAAACTTTCTTGAACCACAGGATATTGCTAAATTGGTAAACAAATCTTTGAAAGAAAAGATTGCCATTAATATGCAAGATTCAAACCTAATGCCGAAAACAGCAAAACTTGATATTTAACTGAGAGAAACTTGTGGACGGATTTAAAGCCTACAAATATTATATTGCAATTAAGCTGCACTTTACAAAAGATAACTTTGATGTTTTTAAAAATCGTGGTAACGTAAAAGGTACTCGTGATGCTTTCAATGCTCGTAATGATCGTTATATGTTTGAGAAACTTGCACGTAAGTACCCAGTTGATAAAGATTTAATTCAGTACTACGTTGCAAACTTTGCTTATGGTAATGATGCTGCAATCTATTCTTTTGAAGAAGCTGAAACTAATCTATTAGAATGGAATCGAAGAAAGCAAAGTATTACAAAAATCTTTGCAGATGATTGTAATAAGATTCTTATGGATGCTTGCAAAAGTAAATACAAAGAAGAATCAATATTTAACTTGACGAATAAAGGATATTCAAGTATACTTAAATTATTCCTTGGCAATCAGATCTCTTTAGAAAGCCTAAGAATAATTGATGACTTGCATCCAGTGATTGATTCTTGGAAAGAAAATTCATCTATGGTTTTGTTATGGGAAAATGAAATTCGCAGGATTGAAAAGTCCAAGGGTTTTGTTAAGTATGATAGTGAGAAAGTAGCAAAAGTTTTTAATAACTTTATTCAGGAAATTAAAGAGTTATAAGATGGGCAAGACATACCTTAAGAATCAAAAATCTTATGAAGAGCAATCCAGTGGTCGTTCTGGAAAGCATGCTAATCATACCAGTGGTAAAAAAACTGGTGGTATGAAAACGCTAAATAGTTATGTTGAAGAAGATTATGAAGATCCGTTCCAAGATGATTTTGGAATTGAAGATAGTATTTCGATTCAACATACAAAAGACGATACAACAAATACACCGTAATATTAATATAAAGGAAATACGATGGACATTCAAACACTCCGCAAAATGCGCAACTCTGACTTTGGTGCTATCTCTAGCGCATTCGACAAAGTCGCAAACCCATCCTCAGAAAAGAAAAGTTATGCTGATGATCGCTTCTGGAAACTAGAAGGTGACAAAGCAGGTAACGGCACAGCCACAATTCGTTTTCTACCACGTGTAGAAGGTGATGAGTTGCCTTGGGTACGTATCTTTTCTCATGGCTTCCAAGGACCAACTGGTAAGTGGTACATTGAGAACTCACTAACTACTCTTGGTGAGAATGACCCTGTTGGTGAACTCAACACTCAACTGTGGAACTCTGGTTCTGATGCTAACAAGAAAATTGCTCAGGCTCAAAAGCGTAAGCTAAGTTTCATTGCTAACATTATGGTTGTTAGTGATCCAAAGCATCCAGAGAATGAAGGTAAAGTATTCTTGTTTAAGTTCGGCAAGAAAATCTTTGATAAGATTATGGACAAAGCACGTCCAACCTTTGAAGATGAGAAGCCAGTAAATGTGTTTGACTTCTGGGAAGGTGCCAACTTCAAACTGCGTATGCGTAAGAAGGATGGTTACATTAACTATGATGAGTCAGCATTTAGTGACCCAGCTGCTCTAGCCAATGGAGATGAAGAAGATATCCTACGTATTGCAAACCAGCAACACAAGTTGGCTGAGTTTACCGATCGTAAGAACTTTAAATCTTACGATGAACTCAAGAAGAAACTTCAAGAAGTTCTTTCTGGTGATGCATTCGCAAGCAAGTCTGCTGCGGAAATTGCTGAAGAGGAAGATCGCCCAGTTCGTACCGCACCTGAACCACGTTCAGTACCAGCACCTGCTGCAAAGACATCGTCAGTTGATGACGACAATGATGATGACGTAATGTCATACTTTGAGAAGATTGCTAAGGAAGACTAAACAAATCCCATGCATGTACTAAGGGCAGCTTCGGCTGCCCTTTTTTGTTATGCGAATCTGGTACGAACGTATCGGTTCATAGTCTGTTCTTGATTGCGAACAGGCAACTGAATAACTTGTCTAGTGTTAGATATGTTTGTGGTTGGTGCATTAACTGCTGTATTGTTACCACCAGAACCACCACCAGCTGCAGTTCTAGCACTATCGTTTGCTGCAGATTGAGAAGAAACTGCATTGGCTGAACCCATGGCTAATCCCATTGCCGCAATTTTCTCAGTTGGTAAAGCAGCAATTGCTTTTATTTTGTCAGCATCTATTGAAGAGAATGCCTTTAAGCCGTTACCTAATTTCTCTACACCGATACCAGCTTTTTCAATATTAGCTCCACTTTCACCAAGAGCAATAATTTGATCAACTGGAGATTTCTGTCCAGAAACTTTTGACAGTAAGCCACCAACCAAGTTACCTACACCAGCAACGGCATTTGCTGCACCAAACGTAGCCATACCAGCAGATACTGCTATTAAACCAGCACCTACTTGAATTAGATTCATACCATCAACAGCAGCCAATCTTTCAATGGCTTCAGTGATTGAATTAACAATTGCTACAACTCCTTCAGCAATACCAGAGATAATCTTTTCAGCAGCATTACCGAATGCTTCAATTCCAGGTGCAGCCATTTCAAGTGCTTTACCAATACCCATAACTGCTAAAGTAACAGCACCAAGACCAATTAGCGTAGCTGGGTTGGCCATAGCAGCCAGTCCCCTAGCCAGTCCAAACAATAATGATTGAATACCTTTACCAGCACCTTTGCCCAGAGCAGACAAACCACCACCTAGTGAAGCAAGTCCCAATCCAATACCACCCAAGATTCCACCACCTCCACTAGCTTCAGGTGAAGCACCTTTAGCTTTATCACCACCCATTAATGCCGTATTCTTTTCGATCTTTTCAAGAAGTGCACTTTGTGCTTCATCTCTACGAGCAGATTCCATTTCTTCTTCAGAAACATTGACTGCATCGTTTTGTTCTTTATTTGTAAGTGGAGTTCCAGCCGATTCTGCTTTACCAACTAAACTTGCACGGATATCTGTTTTAGCAAATGCGTCAGATAGAGTTTCACGTTTTGATATAAGACGTTTACCTTCTGGAGTTGCAGATAATTGTTTCTCTGTTAAACCAGTTTCAGATTTTAATTTTTCAATCTGGCTTTCATTGGTTTTAATTTCTTTGGCAGTAGTATTTCTTGCAGCAAAATCTTGACGTAAATCTTTATCAGATTTTTCACTTCCAAGTTTACGCTGTTGGTCAACGAACTGTCTTTCAGCAATTTTCTTATTTAAGAAACCACCAACGTTGACTGCCTTAAGTACAGTTGTTCCTGTTGCTCTTAATGAACCAAACTTATCGCCCAACCCTCTACTCATATTACGGAATTTATCACCTAAACTATCAAATGTCTTGACAGTTTTAGCAATATTACCAATAGCCTCAATCATTTCATCACGAGCAACTTGGGCTGCTTTAATATCTTCAAGAGATTCTGCCATACCCTTTGATACTTTTAAAGTTTCTTTTTGAACTTTAAGCATCTCTTCATTTTCTATCGAAGAAGTTTTATCGGAAGGTTTTAATCCTGCGAGTTGTTCTTCTCTATTTTGTTCCATAATAGTTTGCATGGAACGCAATGAAGACAAAGATTCTCGTTGAGCTTCTAGTAGTGATTTAAAATCACTAGACTGAACGTGTACCATTATCGGTGGTTTGGCCATCTTAGTTTACCTTACTTTCTTTGTGCATCTAATCGTTGTTTTTCTTCTTCTAGATATTTAACTAGCATAGCAACGTAAATCTCTCGCTCAAACGGTATCATACTTTCAAGTTCATTCAGCGAGTATTTGTGGTACTGCATCAAAGCAAAATTCATTTTGTAATAATTATACAAAGTGTCATGACAAAGGTTTATTAAAAAAAACTTTGAAGACCCTCCAGGGTCTTCTTATGATGCTTTTTACATACAGGACAATCATACTCAACATCTTGTTTCAATCTTGGCATAGTCTCAAAGAACTTTTGTACTTTGGCAAACTGCTCAGATGTTAAGTTGTTGATAAAATCTAATAGTTCTTGCTGAGTCTGTTCCTTAGCATAAAACAACTCATCACCCTGATAGATGTAATCAATGCACTTGGCAATTATCACAAACAAGTCATCAAGGTTTTCTGTATCTAAAACTTGTAACTGATTCAATACTTGTAGAGTAGGGTACTTCATAACAACACCTACATCTCCGAATAGCGAAATATTAGCTTGGTGATCTGGAGACTTTTCTACAGCAATTTTTGTAATGTCAAAAGAGATTTGAACTCTGGCTTTTTCATCATCACAAGTATCACATGGAAAAATTAAATCAATAGTTTCCCCAACCGATTTAGCACGTAGTTGAGTGAAGATGTATTCTAGATCAAATGTAGCTAGATCATCTGGATTAATGTCCTCAACCACGCAAGACTTAACAACATCTTTAAGAGTGTTGACCATAACAATAGGATCTTCACTCTGTTGAGCAATCATCAATGCCTTTTCTTCACGAACTAGAAATGGTCTATATTTAATTTCTTTTCCACTAGACGGAATGGTCAACGTATACGTTGGGGTATTACTCATTGGTAAAGCCATAGTCAATCTCCTTTAGTCATATTCTTTATAAGTTTATTCAATTCAGCAGTGCTACCTACAAAGATAGCATTATTGGTTACGTTTTTAGATGAATCTTTTGGACCATCTAATTTAGATTTCTGTTGGTGCAAATCTAATAACTGTTGGTTTATATCCGCCAACTGTTTTACTAAATTACCTACAACTTCAAATGCACGTGGGTGCTCAGATTGCTTGGCTACCTCAAGTGCATGCATTAGTGCTTCTTGTCCTTGTGATAGTAGATCGTGTAAATTACCACGTGCTTTGTCAAAGTCATTTTCAATTTTATCTGATGGCTTTTGAATTAGTTCTCCAGTAGCAGCATCAATAATCTCAACTTCAGTTTTAGTTACCGTTGGGGTATCAAAAACTTCAGATAATTTATCATCAAGTTTCATTAGTCATTCCTAGTATTACGAACAGGTGGATCTTCCAAATTAGTATTTATGGGTTTAGTAATAGGTGTTGCAGGAATAACTCCAGCTATCTTTTCTTGACCACGTGACCACGCAGCAATCCCTAAAATAGCACCCATTGCCATATGAAATAAACCAGCACCTTTAAGTGTTAGTGGATCCCATTGACTGGTTACTGTACCGTTAGCCAATGCTTGTAGGATTGACCAAGCCATTGGATAAATGGCAAAGTCTAGAATACAAATGACCATGTACGTCCAACCCATGGCTGGACGCCATTTTTTATTCACCCAAGATTCTTGTTCTGTCATTAATCGTTACGAGTGTTTCTAGCCACTGGATCTCCAGGCTCTAGATAACTGCTAGACATTCCCATTGGCATTTGTGGCATTCCAGGCATAGAGGGCATTGATGGGCGAGGAGGCATTCCACCAGCTGGAGGTGTTGGTGAAGATGGTGGGCGAGTCCAACCAGCATTAGCAGCTTTAAGTGCTTCAGCTTGAGCAGCTTTATCATTACCAGCAAGCATAATACCAGACAGTGTACCTGTTAGGAATGTTGCGATAGGAATAATCAATTCAAAAAACTTTGAATCAATTGGTGAGATGGCATTAAGTGGCTGTGTTACAAAGATGATAGAATATAAAACTACAAACACAATTCCAGTCAACGTTAAGGCTAGACAGATTCCAATAAAGAATCTCAGACGAGCCATCAGCTGATCTTCGGTATACATAAATTGATCGTTCATTTGCAAGATACTCCTGATGTTGGGGTTGATTGTTTAGGTTGTTCTGTGACTGGACCAAGTCTAGGATCACGTTGACCTTTAAAAATATGTTCTGGGCAAGATCTTGTTATATCACACAATGGCAGTTTACAAATATCTTTATCCCAGTTGGCTGGATCTTGGCATGGATATCTGTAACGATCTCCACCAAAGAATGCTAAAACTAATGGCAATACTAATAGTATGGCCAAATACTTAAATAGTTTTTTATCGTTCATTTTTATCTTCCAGAAAATACAGAAGTAACACCAGTAGTTATACCTTGAGTTTCCCCAGTATTAACTTGCTGTTGAAATCCGTTAAAGTCGTTTGTATATTCAGTTGGAACGCTCTGTGCTTGACTCATGCCTGGAATTGGTTGTCCATTAATAGTAGGCATTTGAAAGAATCTTGAGAACTGAGATTCTTTAGCTTCTTTTGGCGTACTGTACGCAGTTGAACGCCAGTACTTGTAATTCATACTAACTTGTAGTTTCATTACTTCTTTTGTTTCATACCCAAGAGATATTGGGCTAATACTTTTCGGATAGCATTCAGACAGTTTAACTGAGTAGCGTTTTCTATCTTTTAAATCTTCAACTTCAATATCCAAGTCTGTAATATAGTTTTCATAATACTCAAATGTTCTTGTGTATGGATTTTGAATAGAATCTATCCAACGATCAAAGAATAGTTTAACTTCCATATTGTTATCAACATAGAAAGTCATACTGATGTTATCAAATGTTTTCTCAGAAGGTACTTCACGTATCTCACCGTATTGTCTAATTTGATTGGTTATTAAGTTTTGTCCAGGAAGTGAAATCTCTGAACAAAACAACAATAACTTTCTCATATTAGCAACAGATCCTACTGATTTTGGTGGGGTCATCATTACTGCGTATCTTGACGAACGCATTAACCCTTCAGTTTTAATCGTTGATATAAAATTTCTTAAGCCAGAATTCTTTTGTGCTGGCGGATTGAAAATAGCCATTTAACCCATCTTCCTTTTTGAATCTGTCCAAACTTGTTGAGTAGTTGCGCCAACAAACCTTTCGACTGGCAATAACATAGCAGTTGCCCAGTCGTATGAAGGAACTTCTCTAAATGCGGATCTAACATGACCATCTAAATAATGTTTGACGCAAGGGATAGCTCCATTAAATCTTGATACTCCATCAATTAGTGCCCAAGAATACTTAATTCTAGTGGCTTCATTTAGCTTATTATTGCTGGCGTACTGCATAAGTTTATCCAACAATCTAATACGTAATTGGTAGGGCAAATAGTGCATATTTAACCCAAGGAATCCGCCTTGCACCTTTCTAAACGGAAATACCAAGGGAAATCTATCGTAGTAAGGTAATTCGTTTTTAAGTTTAGGGTCGTATAAAAACATATACAGCTTACCTGGCATAATGGTCATCTTCAGCTGCTGCGGATTACCCTTTAACACTTTAGGTGGTGTTATTGATTGCTTAGACATAAGCAATGCTTGTTGACTGAACCAAGCACGAGACTTCTTGACTGCGTCGTCAAGGTTATACTTGTTTCGTTCGAATACGTCTTGGAGTGTAGGTGATTGTGTAGCCATACTATTATTTAGGTTACTTTAAGCCAAGTTCATGCTCAGTTATGATCTTAAATTCCCAATTACGATCCTTAGCGTATTCCGTGGCAGCTTTCCACTTAGCTTGATTCTTAATAAAGGTCATAGACTCGGTTAAATACCTTTGAGTTTGACGACCTGGATATACTGGAGGTTGGGTTTGGCTAAAGGGTTTTACTTCTACTAGGTAAGTCTTTAATAAGCCATCTTTTTGTTTGACTTGTATCTGAAAGTCCACAAAATAGCGATGGATTCTGTCGTCAGTTGGGCATCTATACGGAACAACTGTTTCCTCAGATAACCATTTAACCACGGCAGGGTTTTTATCACACCAAGAAGCGAATCTGGTCTCCCAAGACGAACGCATAATTATGTTCGTTGGATCTCCAGTATACTTTTGTGGAAACAGTGGTTTGAATAATCTTTTGTGGTACATCGCCTAAATAATAGTAGTAATTGCTAATATTTAGGGTGCCCAATGCCAAACGCAGATAGAACAGCAGCAGAACAGGCTTTACAAGAAAGACTGAAAACCTCAACAAAATCATTCCAAGGTGGACCTCTGGAAAGAACTACTTTTGCTGATGGTAAATACGACATTAAAAACCACTCATATCCATCCAATTTGATGAGTTATGAATATGGTGGTAACTACGTTATTTTTTATATTAACGTGGCAGTCGAGTCAAAGCTATTCAACGATAAAACCATACAAACCGTAGCTGACGTTCCACCACGTCTACGCAGTAATGGTTTAATTGCTCAGAATGAACGACTATTTGGCAATGGTAGTGCTGGTGTAGATAAAGTAAAATTTGTTGGATTAAATGCAGCTGGACAAGTTATTGAAGGTGCAGTTGGTGGTGGTTTGCTAGCAGGTAAGGGTGGTGCTGTTGCTGGTGCAGCTTTAAATGCCGCACCTGCAGCTATTGGTATTGGTGCTGCAGCAACTCAAGCTGCATCTATTACTCGTGCTCAGAAAAGACTAAAAACTGCAATCGCCTTACATGTACCAAACCAATTAAATATTCGATACGGTGTAAGCTACTCTGAAGAAGATACGTTTGCATATCAAGCAGCTGCTGGTGGTGCTGAGGCTATTTCTAAATTTCTAGGTAAGGGTGGTAAAGCCAGTGAATTGGGCAATGATGCCGCAGCTATGGTTGGTGCCATGGGATTGAAGAGCGATAAGCAAGGTGCTGCTGCTTCAGCAGCCATGGGTCTTGCGGCAAATCCAAAGAAAGAACAACTATTCAAAAGCGTAGACTTTAGAACTTTCCAATTTGATTATCAATTCTTCCCAAGAGATATTGGTGAAGCTGAAAACGTATTGCGTATTATTGAGCAATTCAAGTATCATATGCATCCAGAGTTTAAAGACACAAACCAGTTTTTATACATCTACCCATCTGAGTTTGATATTGCGTATTATCAAGATGGTAAAGAAAACAAAAATCTACATCGTCACACTTCGTGCGTTCTTACAGAGATGAGTATTAATTACACACCTAACGGACAGTTCAATTCTTTCGCCAATGGTATGCCTACTCAAATTAACGTAGTGTTAAACTTTAAAGAACTTTCTACTCTTACCAAAGATCTTATTAAGGAAGGTTTATAATGTACTTTCAAGATTTCCCAAATTTCCTTTATGATTTTGAGTTTACTAAAAATAAACGTGATGCACTTGTAATAACTGACATTACTCGCAACATTCGTTTCCGTAGAGATGTATTGGCAAACATTACAGTATACGATGAGTATGATGTTATGGATGGTGAAACACCAGAGATAGTTGCCGAGAAAATTTACGGTAATGCTGAGTACCACTGGATTGTTATGTTAGTCAATGAACGCTTTGATTATAGAAAAGACTGGGTATTATCAATACCAAGACTAGAAGAATTCATCGCAGCCAAATATGGCGCACAATCAGATGCTATTCATCACTATGAGGATAGTAAAGGTAATATTGTTCATGCAACAGCATCAGGTGCAGTTTCAGTTTCAAATCGCCAGTACGAAGAATATGAAAACGAAAAGAAACGCAGAATTAAAATAGTTTCTCCTGCACTAATTGATACTGTTTTAAATAACTTTAAAGACTTATTATAATGCAACCTTCAAGTGTATTAAGATTTGCTGGTGACGTAACAATAAACAAAGTTCTTGTTATTACACCAAGCGGATTTTATCAAGATATTGCCAACCAAGTTAAAGGTATTCAAATCTTTGAAGATTTGTTATCGCCATTTATCACAGGTTCAATAGTAGTAAAAGATTCCTTAGATTTAATGAACCTATTCCCATTCGTTGGTGAAGAATTCTTAGAGTTAGATGTAACAACACCTACTCTAAAAGAAGGTAATATAAAAGGTAAATTTTATATTTACAAAATGACTGATCGTGAACTAATTGGGGATAAAGCAGTTGCGTACCAATTACACTTTACCTCACAAGAGTCATTATTAGATTTAAACAAATCAATTAGTAAATCATTCTCTGGTAAAGTCTCTGATATTGCCACCAAGTTTTTAATGGATAAAACTATTGGATTGCAATCTACTAAAAATAATATTGTAGAGCAAACTTCCAATGAAACCAAGTATGTATCAAACTTTTGGTCACCTGTTAAAAACTTAGTTTATCTAACAGAACAAGCACTTAATAAAAGTGGTTCGCCAACATACGTATTCTTTGAGAATCGTGACGGATATAATTTCGTTTCACTTGAATCATTATACAAGAAACCTGTTAAACACAGTTTCATTAAAGACAACTACACCAGAGATGCACGTGGAACTACAGGATCTGTTAAGAATGTTCAAGAAGATTATAAACGTATAACTGACTTAAAAATTCCAGTGGGTATCGATTACATTGATAGAATTCAAAGTGGTGTGTATGCTTCCAGAATGTATTCATATGATCTAGCCACAAAGAAAGTTGAAAGTAAAAACTTTAGCGCAGTGGAAAAATTTAATCAAAGAAGCCACTTAAATGAGTTTCCAGCTTATTCTAAAAAAGTTATCTCACGTTATGGTGCTAAACTATTTAATGAGTTAAAGTATTACAATAACTTTAGTAACTTTGGAGATGCTACTCCAACCAAGAGCATTCAAGAACGCATTTCTTTAATGAAGCAATCTGAATCTACTAAAATTGAAATTACAGTTCCAGGTCGTTGTGACTATACTGTTGGACAAAAAGTAGATATTAAACTATACAAAGCACAACCTACTAGTAAGAATGATAATAAAACCTTGGATAATATGTTCTCAGGCAACTATATTATTTCTGCTATAAATCATATGATAACAAGAGAAATGCACGAGTGTTCTATGGAACTAATAAAAGATTCTCTATTAGTAAATCTTGATGGGAAAACCAAATAATGAATTTATTCACAGGCGTAGTTGAAAACAGACAAGACCCATTAAAGTTAGGTCGTTGTCAAGTTAGAATTGTTGGTATTCATACCGATGATAAAACACTTTTACCAACAGCAGACTTACCTTGGGCGTATCCCGTTCAACCAGTAACTTCTGCGGCAATTAGTGGTATTGGTAATTCACCAGTTGGTCCAGTTCCAGGAACTTGGGTTGTTGTTATGTTCCGCGATGAAGATCAACAGATGCCTATTATTATGGGTACTATTGGTGGCATTCCGCAGACTAAGTCTGGTGCAAGAGCACTTGATGACTCAAATGATTCTATTCTACCAACAGATGGTGGATATCTAACTTCCAGCGATGGAACAGTTGTAACAGATGGATCTGGTAATCCAATTACAACTGGTACTAACCAAGCAAATAATTCTGCGCCAACCACACCAACTCCTGCTGCAGTTCCAGTAGCTAAGAGTGGTGACACAATAACTAAATTAACACCACCACCAAAGTCAGGTGCTACGAATAAAGCAACTGATGGTATTAAAGCATTGATTGCAGCTTGCGATAAAGTTGGATTAACTACAAAGTATGCTAAAGCTGCTTTGTTGGGTATTGCTGGTGGAGAATCTAAATGGGTTCCACAATTAGAAGCGTACAACTACAATCCAGTTAGATTAAAACAAATCTTTTCCACAGCAACACCTGAAGTGGTTGAACGATATTCGTTTGCCTCTAAAAAGGGTATGTCCAGAGAAGAATTCTTTCAATTCTTTTATGGACCAGATTTCCGTGGTAAAAACTTCTTGGGGAATAAAACCAACCAAGATGGTGGTAAGTATTTTGGACGTGGCTTTATTCAATTAACTGGTCGTGGCAACTATGAACGCTACAATAAACTGGCCAATCAAAAGTTTGGATTGAATTTAGATATTGCTAATAATCCTGATTCACTGGATCAAGACTTAGAAACTTCTGCCTTAATTGCTGCAATTTATATTACCGACCGAGTTAAAGGTTGGGAAAAGTTAATGTATGAGCCAGGATTCTTTCAAGCTGCTAAGAATGCCGTTGGTGTAAACTCTCCAGATATTGCCCTAGTTAAACAACAGTACTATGAATATTTCTTGGATGGTTCAAACGATCCAGTTTCCACAAATAAAAATGCAACTGCTACTGAGCCAAACTTAACACCTGAAGAAATAGCGAAAGCATCACCAGAAAAACAAGAAGCGTATAAAGAAGATCGTTCAGGAAACTCTGCTCAGTATGGATTTACAGATCCTAGTGGCAAGTATCCACTGCGTGACCATATGAACGAATCAGATACTAATCGTCTGGCACGTGGTATTATTGACGGAACTTGTTTTAAGTTTAAAGATGCTGTTCGCAAACAAGATATTCCAATCACTGGTGGGAAAACTTGGTCACAACCACTATCAGCTTACAACACAGTTTATCCATATAACAAAGTTATGGAAACTGAGTCTGGTCACATTATGGAGTTCGATGATTCTCCTGATGGTGAGCGTATACACTTATATCACCGTAAGGGTACATTCTTAGAGATTGATCCAAATGGTTCACAAACAAACTTTATCGTTGGCGATGGTTATCAAATCGTACTACGCAACAATAACATTTATATTGTTGGTACAGCAAATTTAACTGTTGGTGGAAATATCAATATTCTTTGCCAAGGCGACGCTAAGATTGAAGTTGAAGGTCGCAGTAATATCGCACTAAAAGGTGATGCTGAGTTGGGAGTTGCTGGAAACTTAGATATGACTGTTGGTGGAGATTATAAACTTAAAGTTGATGGTGACTATAATATAGAAACAACCAACCTAACAACAAAGACTTCTGGTTATCAGATTCACGATTCTGCTGCAGACTGGTCAGTTAAATCTGCGGGTAATGTTGCAGTTAATGCTGGTGGAAACTTTAATGCTGACTACGCAGAAATGCAATTTGCCAATGGTCAAGCAGAAGTTGAAGACGCACCTACTACTGGTTTAACTGCTCCAGAATTGATTAATGCTGTTATTGCAGATTTTAAAAATATGGAACCACCAGAAAGATCGTTTGAAGATATTGCTAAGTTTGAAACTCCTGATGAGTGGGTAACTCCAGAAGGACAACTAGAGAAAGAAAAGCAATACGATACTCCTTCATACAAAGCACCAGAAAATAAAAATGGTGATGCTCAAGAAGCAGCAGTACCTCCACCAAATAAAGTTGAGGGTAAGAAAATCGATACTGCACCATTCTACAATACCACTGACTTCCCACCATCATACAAGTTGTCAAAGAACTTTACTGTTGGACATTTAATAGAACCATCTGTTATCCTACGTGATGCAACTATTATGGGTAAACTGTTCAGTAAGCAAGATATTATTGCAAACTTGGCAGCACTTGCAACAAATGTGGGTGAACCAATATATGATTTATATGGTCCAACCAGTGGTAAATTTGCGGCAATGTCTTCAAAGGGATTGTGGTGCATCAATTCTGGATTACGTAATGGTACAAATAATTCTGAGCATAATATGGGTAGAGCCATGGATCTTAGATTTAATCCAAAACGATCTTTTGAAGAAATGTGGAAGTTGGCTGTTGAATTAGAAAAGATTTTACCTTACAATCAATTGATTTTAGAATATAGAAAACCTGGAGCAAATTATAATCCAGGTCCAGGATGGATGAATTGGATTCATATTTCATACTCAACTGAAGGTAATAAGAAACAAGCATTCACTATGATTGATGATAAATCTGTTGACTCAAAGGGTAATGTAGCACCTGGTACTCGTGGATTATTCTTGTTTGGTAATTAATGTTTAACCCAACAGAATCAGTTTTATATGGACCAGATCAGTTAAACGAACTGGTCAACTTTACACAGACGATTACGTATACGAACGATGAAGTTCTTTATCCAGGTGAGACTTGGGAAGTTTCAATAGTATCCAGTGAAGTTAATGCAACTGTTAATATTACGGGTGGAACTATAAGTGGTTACTATTCATCGGCATTTGACGGATATTCAATAACATATTTAAACAGATCTAATGAATATAAAACTGCACCAGCTTGGTCACAGATAGCAAATGCCAGAGAGATTGTTAATTATACCCCAGCTATGATTCAATATAAAATATTTACGTATACTGCCACTGCAACTAGTAGCCCATCTAATATGACTGAAACTAAACAGTATCAGATTACCGTCACTAATAATTGGACAGTTGGGTTAAACTTATTAAAAGCAGCTATTGCTCAAACTATTGCGGAGAGAACATAATGCCAGCCGTAGCCAGAAAAGACGATTTATCTACAGGACACGGATGTTTCCCACCAACAGCCTTAACTGTTACTGTGGCTACAAAGAGTTATTTTAATGGTAAGCTGGTAGCATTAAAGGATAATGGTACTCAGTTTGTGCAGCACGTATGTGGTAGAACTACTCATACTCAAAGTCAGAGATTTATTAGTAGTGGTTCTTCCAAGACTTTTATTGAAGGTAAAGCCGTAGCAAGAATCGGGGATGATATTGCTTGCGGAGATGCAATTGCTCAAGGATCCCCCAACAGTTTCGTAGAATAAGCTAAATAATAAGATGGCACGCAATACTAGAACTTTTTCGGACTTAGACTTAAATTTCACTGCTCACCCAGTGACTAAAGACATTACACGTCGCTTTGACGAGAATGCCATTAAAACTAGCCTAAGAAACCTAATCTTAACATCAAACTATGAAAGACCATTTCATAGTGAAATAGGTTCACCAATTAAACGATTGTTGTTTGAACCAGCAACTCCAATGACTCAAGTTATGATTAAAAAAGCAGTAGAAGATACTGTTATTAACTTTGAGCCTAGAGTACAATTACTTGAAGTTGACGTTAATGTGAGTGGGGATAATAATTCAGTATACGTCAGCATTTATTTTAAAATCGTAAACACCGAAAGACCTTTGAGTCTAGACCTCGTATTAGAGAGAACACGATAATGGCTAATAAAAAAATCAACGTAGCAGAATTAGATTTTGATGGAATTAAACAAAATCTAAAAACCTTTTTAAAGGGTCAAACTGAATTTCAAGATTATGATTTTGAAGGTTCTGGTATGAGCATTCTTATGGACGTGTTGGCATACAACACTCACTACAATGCATTATATAATAACTTGACTATCAATGAGATGTTCTTGGATTCTGCTTCAAAGAGAAATAGTGTTGTATCTCTTGCTAAAATGTTGGGTTACGTTCCAAGATCTTGCTCTTGCTCAAGAGCTAAAGTTAGATTAACTGTAAATAATGGTATTATTGGACCAAGTTCTCTAACTCTACCTGCAAACTCAACTTTTGCCACCCAAGTTGATGGTGTTCAGTATAACTTTTATACCACATCTCAGTATACAATTTCTGGTGCAGGTACTTCTTATACATTCGACAATGTTGAGATTATTGAAGGAACACCACTAACATTCCAGTGGGAATATACTACTGGTGCTAGATTTATTATACCGAATTCAAATATTGATCTTACTACTTTAAAAGTTAAAGTTCAAGAATCTATAAATTCTACAAAGTATGAAACTTATACTAGCTCTTCAGATATTACTACTGCAGATTCAACCACTAAAGTTTATTTTATTAAAGAAATAGATGATGGTTTATACGAACTAACTTTTGGTGATGGTATTATTGGTAAACAACTAACTGTTGGTAATGTTGTTCATGCTGATTATATGGCGTCTTCTTTGAGTGCGCCAAATGGAGCTAGAATATTTAATTATAATGGCGAAACCCTAATCAACAACTCAACGAATCTTGTTAGTACGCTAGCTATTGCAGCAGGTGGTTCTGGTGCTGAGGATATTGAGTCAATTCGTTTCAACGCACCAAGAATGTATGCCACACAAAATCGCGCAGTAACTCCAGAAGATTATAAAGCCATTATCTATTCAGCATTCCCTGACGCACAGTCTGTTTCAGTTTGGGGTGGTGAAGATAATAATCCACCAGTATATGGTAAAATATTTGTTTGCGTTAAACCAAAAGATGCCAATAAATTAACACAATTACAAAAAGCAAGTTTACTCTCAACTGTACTTACAAGCAAAAACGTAGTTTCTGTTACTCCTGAATTAGTAGACCCAGACTTTATCAATATCTCATTGAATGTAAATGTATATTACAATCCAAGAGAAACTACCAAAACTGCTCCAGAAATTGCTTCTCTTGTATCCCAAACTATATTTGCGTACGATGATAGTGACTTACAAAGATTTGATGGAGTATTCCGTTATTCTAAGCTATCTCGTTTAATTGATACAACAGAAGACTCTATTACAAATAACATTATGACTGTGTTGTTACGTAGAAATATATCTCCACGTTACGGTGTTTCTGCTCAGTATATGTTGAACATAATTAACCCAATTGCATATTCTGAAGTTGCTGGTGGTTCTATTGCAACTACTGGGTTTTATATTGAAGGTAGTGATGATATTCACTACATTGACGATCTTAAAACAGAATTACGTTTATTTAAATATGGCACAAACGCAGAAAAGATTATTATCAATGAACGAATTGGTACAATTGATCACGAAAAGGGTGTTCTAGATATTAGAAACTTAAACGTAGTTGCCTTAGCTGATATTGATTGGGAATGGACAGTTAAGCCAAGATCAAACGATGTAGTTTCTGCGCTAACCCAAATTGCTAAAATTGCCAGAGATCATATGTATGTAACAGCAATCCCTGATAACTCTTCATCTGGTGATTTACGTGCTGGCTATAACTATACATTCTCAGACTCATCAGCCACAGTTTTGGGCGATAAAGTTGGTAATAGTTCAGAGTTAATTAACAACCAATAACGGGAGTAAACTGTGTCATTGGTTAAGCCAAAACTATCGTCATTAATACAATCACAACTTCCAGAGTTTGTAAGAGAAGATCATAAGACGTTTGTAGCATTCCTTAAAGCGTACTACGATTATCTTGAAACACAAACTCCAGATGTAAAAAGCCTACGAGATCTAGATACTACTCTTGAGTCGTTTATCGTTCACTTTAAAAATGAACTTGCGCTAAACTTACCAAATAGTATTGAAACTGATCCTAGATTTTTATTACAACATATTAAAGATCAGTACTTATCTAAAGGTTCTGAGGATTCGTACAGATTATTATTTAAATTACTATTCAATAAACCAGTAACTGTTGATTATCCATCGAAACAGATGCTACGTGCTTCTGATGGTAAGTGGAATCAAGACGTTTCATTAATGGTTAAAGTTACCTCAGGGCATCCAGATCAAATCGTTGGTCGCTTAGTTGATGTTGTAACTCCAAGTAAAATCATTCGTATTCAAATCGATCGTCGTCAATATATTGAAGTTGAAATAGAACGTGTAACTAAAATCTCTGAAGATATTTACGAATTCTATATTGATCGTAGATACTTTGGTGATATTAGTGTTGGCGATCGTTTACGTTATAAGACAGACACCATTTATTTCACTGGTGATATTTTAGCCACAACGTCAAATCTTAAAGTATTAGTTCCAGGACAAGGATTTAAGGTTGGGCAACTTTATGGTATTCGTAATGGTCAGGGAACTGGTTCCATTATGAAAGTTACAAAAACTAGTAGTTCTGGTGGTATTATTGCTGCTGAATTTATTAAGTTTGGTACTGGCTATACAACGGATTTCACATCAACAATCTACGCTGACTTGGGTCAGTCTGCAACAGGCACAGGTGGAAGTTCTTTACAAATCATCGGTGGAAATGTTAGTATTGTTGAATCTCTAGATGGGTTTACTGAAGCTGGTACAATTAACATTGCCAACTATTGGTTATCGTACGGTGATGGTACTTATGCTGGTGAACTCTTGCGCGAGTTCGGTGACAGTGGTACTGGTTCTGCTGTATCAAGTCCCTTTGAACCTGCTGTTATTAAAATTAGTCTTGGTCCTCTTGCCAAATATCCTGGATACTACCTAAACAATGATGGTTTCTTGGATGATGCTGTTTTTATTCAAGATAGTAGATTTTATCAAGCGTATTCTTATGTTATTAAAATTGATGAGCGTCTAGAAACTTATAAATCTTACGTTAAAACATTACTACACCCAGCAGGCATGGCTGTGTTTGGTGAGTATGATATTCGTAACGAATTTGATATTGGCATTGAACTACAATCAATGATCAAAATTCTTGCCGTCACTGAGCAAGATGAAGTATCTCTTGCAGATCGAATATCTGAATTGTTCATGACCAAAGGGTTTGAACATAGTGTATCAATGGCCAATGATTTCTTGCCATCTAAAGTATTGGCTAAATTATTAGCTGGTCACTTATTAAACGATAATGTCACGCCAGATGTAAATACAGCTATTTTAACCGATGGGATCACTTCCCGAGATTTCGGTAAGGGATTAAATGGTCATCTACTAAACGATGGCATAACTGTAGATAATAACGCAACAGTTATGCTTTCTGGTATAACTGCCAGAGATTTTGGTAAACGTCTTGATGATTTCCAACCCATGACAGACGCTATTAGTGCAAGAGATTTTGGTAAACGTCTTGATGATTTCTCTACCATTACTGAAATACCTTTGCTCAGTATTACTAAATATATTGATCCCACAATTTCTGGTGTAGATGAAACTATCCCTCAAGATAGTGGTGGATTTATGCTCGTAAACCCTTACGCTGACGCAGGGTGGTTCTTAGAACAATACGTCGGCGAACCAATCAATTTCTAAAGGAGATTCATATGAATTTAATCGAAGGCTTAAAAATGAAAGGCGAACTAACTATCGTAGTTCGTGGCGATGATGGATTAGTTAAGAATTCTATCCATGTTCCAAACTTAGTTGTTACTGCTGGTAAGAACTTTATTGCATCACGTATTGTTGGTACTGCATCTCCAATTATGTCACATATGGCTATTGGTACTGGTACTGCAACTCCAGCTGCTGGTGATACAACTCTAGGTACTGAAGCAGGTCGTGTAGCTACAACTGGTACAGCTTCAACAAATCAAGTTACATTTACGTCAACATTCCCAGCTGGTACAGGTACTGGTGCTATTACTGAAGCAGGTGTATTTAATGCAGCTTCTCTTGGTACTCTATTGTGCCGTACTACTTTCCCAGTTGTAAACAAAGCTGCTGGCGACTCTATCGCTATTACTTGGGTTGTTACTGTAAGCTAACCTTTCTATAAAGAGATAGTATGTCTTCTTCATCACTGTTAAAATCAGGATTACATAATTCCATTGCTGAGGGGTTGTTTAGCGAGATTCAAAATCGTAGTGCTCGCTATTATTATTTTCTAGGCAAAACCTTAGCGTGGAATAATGAATTGCAACCACCATTTCCTATTGACTCATTTGATTACGAATTAAAAACACGTAATGAAATTATTACAATGAAAGAAATTAAGTCTACAGACGTCGCTTTCATTGTTGATCGTAGAGATTGGACTGCTAATGAAATTTATGATATGTATGATGATAAGTACAGCGATGAATTGGACAGTATCGATCTAATCTCTGGTGGGTTTGGTTTTGCTGATCCACCAACAGTTACTATTACTGGTGGTGGAGGCACGGGAGCAACTGCGGCTGCAACTATTGCCAATGGTGTCATTATCGATATATCATTAACAAATCCAGGTCGTGGGTATACTAATACTCCAACAGTTACTATTACTGGTGGTGGTGGCGAAGGTGCTAATGCAGCAGCTATTTTACCCAAAGCATTCTCTGGTGTACAAAGAATGGAAGATGCTAATTTTTATGTGTTGACTGATGAGTTCAACGTATATAAATGTTTGGATAACAATAATAACGCTAGATCTACATATAAACCAGTTGGTACAACAGTTGATCCTGTAACTATGCCTGATGGTTATATTTGGAAATATTTGTACTCAATTCCTATTGCGTTACGTAATAAGTTTTTTACAGATGCATATATGCCAGTTGTTACTGCCTTACGTAGTCAGTTTTATTCAAACGGTAATATACAAAACGTAAGAATCGATAAAGCTGGTAAGGATTATACGTCAGCAAGTATTTCAGTAGTAGGTGATGGTAGTAGAGAAAGTGACCCACTATTAATTACAGGAACTAGTATTGCAAATGGTGGTTCTGGATTTACCACTGCAATAGTTAATATCGAGCCACCATTTGCGGGTAACGTATGGACAGATAATGTCCAAGTTTTACTTGGACAAAAGTTTTATTACGGACTTAACATATATGAAGTAACTCTTCCAGGAACATTAGCATCACCAGCACCTACTCATAAATCAGGTATTGTTTCCAATGGAACTGCTGCACTAAAATATATTGGTACTACAGCAAAAGCAACTGCAACTGTTAGTGGTGGTAGTGTTACCGCAGTTAATCTTATTGGTAGTCTGCTTGAAGTTAATATGACCTCAGGTGGTCTTGGTTATACTTCACCCCCAACTATTACGTATACTGGTGGTGGTGGTTCTGGTATTGTTTCTTCTGCAGTTATGTCTGGAACATCAGTGCAAAAAGTTGTTGTAATGGATTCTGGCGATAACTATACTAGCGTTCCAACAGTACAATTTGGAACTGCTTGGGCAGCAACAACTGCATATACAGTTGGTCAACAAATATTTGCTTCAAACAGACTTTATACTGTAACTGTTGCAGGAACAACAAGCTCAACAGCACCTACTCATACTTCTGGTAGTGCAACAAATGGTACTACGACATTATCATACGTAGGATCTCCAGCTACTGGTACTGCTGTGTTACGTTATGGTGCTGGTTATTCATCTCTACCAGCTATTACGTTCACTGGTGGTATTGGAGCATCGGCATATTTTAATGGTGTTAAATCTGAAGCAAAACTAATTCCATTATTATCTGGTGGACAAGTTGTTGGTGTTCAGATTGACGATGGTGGAGTTGGTTATACTTATGCCAACTTAACAGTTTCTGGAAATGGTACTCAAGCAGAATTAACAGCTGATCTTTCTCCAGGTGACGTTTCTACTCTACAAGCTAATACTGAACTACTAACTATTGATGGTCGTATTATGTCTTGTAAAGTTCAATCTGGTGGTTTTGGTTATGCTGCTGCTGTAGTTACTATTGAAGGTGATGGTACTGGCGCAACAGCAGAAGCAGTACTTTCTCTCGGACGTATAGTTAAAATTAATATAACTAACTACGGACAGAATTATCGTTGGGCACGTGTTACTATTACTGGTAACGGATACGGAGCCAAAGCACGTGCTGTTATCACTCCGTTTGGTGGGCACGGTAAAGATTCAATTAATGGTTTATATACAAGATCATTAATGTTTTACACCAACGTATCTAAAGATAAAAATCAAGGGTTTGACGTAAATAATGACTTCCGTCAAATTGGTATTGTTAAAAACCCAAGAACTTATGGTGGAACAGAAGGTTTAAATTCAGCGTTGGCTTCTACTTGTTTTGTTATCAATGGAAGTATTAATTTGTCACAGTTTAGCCAAGATATGATTATTCGTTTGTCGACAAATAACACTCGTTATAGAATTGTTAATCTAAACGCAAATTCAGCTTTAGTACAATCTCTAGATAATGGTGTTCCAGTCACTGGTGGTGTTATGTCAAATGAAGCATCCCAAACATTCGGTATTAATGGAGTTACTTCTCCAACAGCAGATAAATATTCAGGTGACTTGTTGTTTATTGATAATAAGCAAGCATTTACCCCAACTGCAGATCAAACAGTTACTTTAAGAACTGTTATTAAATTCTAATAAATAGTAGTAGAAACTTAACTAGAATAGAGCAAAAAGAATGATAGATTTTAACACAGAGCCGTATAATGACGATTACAATGAGAATAGTAAATTCTACCGAATCTTATTTCGTCCATCTTTTGCAGTTCAAGCCAGAGAACTAACTCAATTACAAACCATCCTGCAGAATCAGATTGCTCGTCACGGCAATCATATATTCAAGCAAGGTTCGATGGTTGTTCCTGGTCAAATCTCAATTGACACAAAGGCTAATTATGTTAAACTGCAACCACTATACAATGGTGTTGCAGTAGAAACATTTATTGATGCGTTGCAAGGTAAAACTGTTAGGGGTGCAAATCAGCAGCTTACTGCTGAGATTATTAAAGTTGAAAGTCAGCAAGCCACTGAGCCTACTACAATTTACGTTCGTTATACTAGTTCTGGTAATAATAGCACTACTAAAGTTTTTGCCAATGAAGAAGTTATCACTACTACAGACGGATTATATTCGTTTCAAGCACAAGCCGTAGATTCTACTGGAGTAGGAACAATTGTTTCTATTGAACGTGGTATTTACTATGTCAATAATTTCTTTGTATTGGTTGATGCTCATTCTCTAGTTATCGACAAATATGGTATTACTCCTTCTTACAGAGTTGGTCTTGCGATAACAGAATCAACTGTTACACCAGAAGATGATGAAACATTATTAGATAATGCTCAAAATAGTTATAACTTTGCTGCTCCTGGAGCACATCGCTATTATATCGATTTACAATTAGCCAAACTACCACTTAACTCAGTTACTGATAAAGATTTTATTGAATTATTACGCATTGAAGATGGCGTAAACAGAAAAATTGTAAGTCGAACAGAATATTCAATCCTTGAAGAAACTCTTGCTCGTCGTACACATGATGAGTCAGGCGATTATACAATTCGCAATTTTAATATTGATGTTCGTGAACATCGTACAAACGATCGTGGTCAGTGGACTCAAAACACAGCATTCTTAATTGGCGACGTAGTATTAAATGCAGGTAACCTTTACGTAGCAAAAAATAGCGGAACATCAGTAACAACTGCACCAGTTCATACTACTGGCACTGCATATGATGGTCCAGGTTCTACTGGTATTCAGTGGGAATTTACAACAACTCCAGTATATAATCGTGGTATTTTTAAAACTGGTGATGAATCTAAATTAGCAATTGGTTTAGAACCAGGCAAAGCATATGTTCGTGGATATGAGATTGAAAAGATCGCCACTGAATATGTTGCTGTTAACAAAGCACGTGACTTTGTTCAAGCAGATAATGCATTCACATCAGCTGAAATGGGTGCATTCGTAATTGTAACTAATTTAACAAAGTTGCCTCTACTTACAACCAATCAAGTTGTTACTCTACAAGATAGAATAACAGCAACTCGTGGTACCCCAGCTGGAACTGCTATTGGAACTGCTCGTGTTCGTGCCATTGAATATGATAATGGTGTATTAGGAAATACTGCAGCTACTTACAAACTATTCCTTTACGATATTCAAATGACTAATGGTAAGTCCTTTGAGCGTAATGTTAAACAAATTGCTGCAGTTTCTTCTGGATTTAGCGCAGATATTAATCCGATTCTCACACCAAAAATTGGTTCTGTAACTGCTGCAGGAACTGGAGTTACAGGTACTGGAACTTCATTCTTAACTGATTTAGTAGTTGGTGATTATATTAGAGTTGGAACTACCAACCATTTAGTATCAGCTATTGCATCACAAAATGCTTTAACTCTAGATGCTGCAACACCCCTAACTGTCACTGGTTCTGCGTTTTCTTTAATAGAAACTAGCATTATAGATGCTGCAAAAGAATCTACTAACTTTAAATTACCTTACCCAACAGTTAAATCTGTAAGAAGTGCTCTTGGTACAAATGATACTACGTATACTGTTACAGGTTATTTTACTGGTGTAGTAGCATCAGGTACTTTAACTATTAATGCTTCTTCAGGTACGTTTGCTTCTGGCACAGTTAATGGTAACTTTATTGTTGCTAGAAATGACACTGGTGATATTGTACCAGCCACAGTAACTGTTGCAGGATCAAGTGCAACTATCAACGTTGGTGCACCATTAAATGGTGTAACTTGTATCGTTATTGCAGTTATTAATAAGACTGGTGCTGGTTCTACTGAGAAAAGTAAAACCCATGTTATTGGTGCTACTGCTACTTTCTCCACAGCAACTGTTGCCACTGCACCAGTACTTTCTCTTGGTAAAGCAGACTGCTGGAAGATTAATAGTATCTTAATGGACACTGGGTCGTTTGCGTCGCCATCTGGAACATACAGCATTGATATTAGCGATCGTTACGATTTTGATAATGGACAACGTAGTACTCACTACGATCTAGGTAGACTACTACTTAAAGATACTTACGCTCCACCATCAGCTCCTGTTAGGGTTACCTTTGAGCATTTCACTCACACTAGTGGTGACTACTGCACAGTTAATTCATACCCAGCAACTATCCCTTATGATTCTATTCCTACTGAGTTGCGTGATGGATTAGACTTCCGTCCTCGAATTGACGATAATGGTAGCTTCTCTGTGGTAACATTGTTGCCAAAACGTGGTTCTACTATTAGTACAGATTTCACTTACTATCTTGCACGAAATGAAAAAATTGCTATAGATATCAGTGGAGAAATTTTTAGTATCTCTGGAACATCTTCATTAAGCCCAGGAGAGCCAGAAGATCCAGCCACAGGTATGGTTTTATATAAACTACGTCTCGACCCTTATACATTTGATATAAACGATGTTCGTGTTGAGAGTGTTGACAATCGCCGTTATACAATGCGTGATATTGGTAAACTAGAAAAGCGTATTGATAACCTTGAGTACTATACTTCTCTTTCTTTATTAGAACAACAAACAGAATCTTTAACAATTACAGATAGTTCTGGATTAAATAGATTTAAAAATGGTTTCACTGTAGATAACTTTACTGGTCATAGCGTTGGTCAAGTAAGTTCCCCAGATTATCGTTGCGCAATTGATATGGAGAATGGTGAACTACGCCCATTCTATTCTATGCGTAATGTAAACATGGTTGAGAAAGCATCTACTCCAGCTGCCAGAGCAGCTGCTTTCTATCAAGAACATTCTGATGTAATTACTTTACCTATTTTAGAAAACGTTGAGTTAGTGAAACAAAACTTCGCTTCTCGTTTAGAAAATATTAATCCGTTTGCAGTATTTACTTTCTTAGGTGATGTTAAGCTAAACCCACAAACTGATGACTGGTTTGAGGTAGATCGTCGCCCAGATATTATCAATAATATTGACGGAAACTTTAGCACGATGTCAATCCTAGCTGAAAAAGCTGGTGCTCTTGGAACAGTTTGGAATGCTTGGCAAACTCAGTGGACAGGTGCTCCTGTTTCACAAGGTCTTTCTGGAGGGTTTGGAAGAGGATTCTGGCAGATAAGAGAAACTTTTGCAACTGAAGTTGGTCAATCTAGAACTGGTATTAAAACTTCATTGGTTCCTAAAGTAGATCATCAAATTGTTTCAGATCGTGTGTTATCAACTGCAGTAATCCCGTATATTCGTTCTAGAAATATTCTAGTTCAAATCCGTGGATTAAAACCAAAAACACGTTTCTACCCATTCTTTGATAACGTAGATATTTCTGCTTATTGCACACCAGCTACTAAAATCACTTACACTTCAACTGGTGTATTTGATACTGATACCAACGTTGGTGGTGTTGCCACTGAAACTGCTCGTCGCATTAATGGCGATACTCAAGTTTGCTTAAATCGTGGTGATTATATCCGTGGTGTAACTTCTAATGCGACTGCAGTTGTTGTGGGATCAGATCTTAATAAAGTTGATCCATTAAACTCAGCTACTTGGATTAAAACGCTGCACGTTGTAAACATTATTGGCACTTTCCAAAATGGTGAACAATTCACTGGTTCTGTATCGAATACTGTTGGTCAAATCACTAGCGTAGGAACTATTGCTGCTGCTGGAAGTAATATTATAACTAACCATAATGGTGATGTCAATTTAATATTCAATATTCCAAATACAGAGTCTGTTCGTTTCCGTACTGGCAGCAGAGAGTTAAAGTTAGTTGACGTTCCACTCGCTACTGGCGCATTCACTTCCCGTGGTCGTGCTAATTACCGTGCTGAGGGTGTTGTTGAAACTAAACAGTCAACAGTTAATGCTGTTCGTAATGCTGAGTTGGTTCAAGAAGCAGTTCAAGCTACTCAAACTATTGTTGAGAATTCAACTAATATTGTGGCACAAGGATGGTACGATCCTCTAGCACAATCATTCTTGATCGACAATAAAGGTGGTGCGTTCTTAACTAAAGTAGACATATTCTTTGCCAGCAAAGACAACAATATTCCAGTTACAATGGAAATCCGTGAGTGCGTGAATGGTTATCCTGGAAAACGTGTGTTACCGTTCTCTAGAGTTACTCTAAAGCCAGAGCAAGTTACACTATCAACAAACACTGTTGATTTAGATGGCGTAGCTACTCCTTCTTATGACACACCAACTTCTTTCGTATTCCCTGCACCTGTATACGTTCAAGACAAGGGTGAATATGCAATCGTTTTACTTTCTGATTGCAACAATTATAAAGTTTGGATTTCTCAGTTGGGTGATCCTGTTCCAGGAACTTCTAGAACTATTTCTGAGCAACCGTATCTTGGTTCATTGTTTAAGTCTCAGAATGCTTCGACTTGGACAGCTGACCAAACTCAAGATTTGAAGTTTACCATTTACAAAGCCAAGTTTGATACTTCTGCTGTTGGTACAGTTCAGTTTGTGAATGATGTTTTACCATATACTACTCTTGAGCAAGATCCATTCCAGATGACTGCTGGTTCAAATATTGTACGTGTATGGCAAAACAATCATGGATTAACTGACAACTCTAAAGTTACTATAACTGGCGTTTCTGGTACACTAAATGGTATCCCAGCAGCTCAGTTAAATGGAACTTGGTTTGTTACAAATATTGATCTAGACTCGTATACTATTAGCACTACTGCAACAGCTACTGCCACTGGATATTTTGGTGGAAGCACAGTTCGTGCTACTGGTCAAGTTCAGTTCGATGCGTTCCAACCAGCAGCTCAAATTCAAAGTTTCTCTGAGACTTCTGTTTCGTATGGAATTAAAACTACTTCAGGTAAATCTGTAGATGGTTCTGAAGCCCCATACGTTCAAGATGTTGGATTCTTGGATTGCTTGGCTAACTCTAATAACTACGTGTATAGCCCTAGAGTTGTAGCTTCCGAGGTTAATGAAAATAGCTTTACTGGTGGTAATAAATCGCTGACATTTGCGGTTAATATTTCCTCAACTAATGATTCATTATCTCCTGTTCTAGATACTCAGCGTATGTCTTTAACTGCGATCTCGAATAGAATTAACTCGGCTACAAACACAAATACCAATGTAACTCCAGTAGACTTTACAACTGTATTTACTGGCGCAACTGGAGCATTTAGTTTCTCAGGTTCTACCATTACTTCTAGTGTTACTGCAGTTACAGACTTAATGAAGACTATTGGTATCGGTCACTTTATCCGTATTACTTCTGCTACTACAGCTGGAAATAACGGACAGTTCTTGGTGACTAACATAGAAAATACTACTGGAAGCACTTGGGTTATTACCGTTTCTGGTGTGACATTTACCAGTGAAGCAGCTGTTACAGGAACTACTGTAGATTCAATTAACTTATTCACAGATGACATTACTCCAATAGGTTCTTCATCTGCTTCTAAGTATGTTACAAAACCTGTTAAACTTACATTACCTTCTACTTTCTTGAAGGTAAGATTTGCTGCAAATATCCCTAGCCAGTCTGATGTTCTAGTATACTACAAGACTTCTCTTGGTTCTACAGGAACTTTAGATAAGACTAAATATACTCTAGCAAGTCCTGTTTCTGCTCCAACTAAGGTTGAGAATGGAAACGAATCTTTCTACGACGTAGATTATTCATTGACTAACCTAGTACCTTTTGATGCTGTTCAAGTCAAGTTGGTTATGAAGTCAACAAATAGTTCTGCTATCCCAAGAATCAAAGACTTGAGAATTATTGCTTGCGCATAATATGAAAATACTAAAAGTTTCTGGTCACGATGACTTAGTTAGAGATACTTCTTCTAATGCCATCGTGAACACTAATATGTCTGCATACGCTGAGTATGTTAATCGTAGAAACGCTGTTCAAGAAGAAAAAGAAACAATTGCACAGCAGGGCGTAGAAATAAATAATATTAAATCAGAGCTTTCTGATATAAAGCAAATGCTAAAAACATTATTAAACGCTCGCTGAATCAAAAGGAAAAATAATGGCGACATTAGTCTTAAGAACTACCAAAGGTTCTCCCCTTACTAACGTAGAAGTAGATGCTAACTTTACGAACTTAAATGACGAGTTAGCAACTAAACTAAATTCAGCGAGTTACAATGCTGCGGATATCTTAACAAAGATAAAAACTGTTGATGGAACAGGATCTGGTTTAGATGCAGACTTTCTTGATGGATTATCTGCGTTAGCTACACTACCTGTACCAACAGATAAAAGTTCTATCGTTGCACGTGATGCCACTGGTAATGTCGGCTTAAATGCACTTACTTTGGCTGGAGCACTATTAGGTACTTCTGCCACACTAACAGGTAATTTGTCTGTTGGTAGTATTACTATCTCTGGTGGATCTATTCCTGTTACTGTTGGTGGTACTGGTGCCACTAACGCTACTAACGCTAGATTAAATCTAGGTCTGGAAATTGGTGTAAATGTCCAAGCATACGACGTTGAACTGGCTGCCATTGCAGAATTAACTTCTGCAGCAGATACTACTCCATATTACACAGGTTCTGGAACTGCTGCCTTAGCACCTTATACTGCATTTGCAAGATCATTTGATGCTGCAGCCAATGCTACTGCTGCTCGTTCTGTACTTGGTCTTGTTTTGGGTACAGACGTTCAACCTTACGATGCGGACTTAGTAGCACTATCTGGTATCGCTACTAACGGTATTTACGTTAGAACTGGTAACGGAACTTCTGTAACACGTGGCATTACTGGCACTACTGGTCGCATCGTTGTTACTAATGGAGATGGTATTGACGGTAATCCTACACTGAATACTGGTGAAGACGTACCTTCTCTAGCTGGAAATAATACTTTTGCAGGATCGGAGAATACATTTAGTGGTACTGTTTTTGCAAGTTTATTCCAACAATCCTCAGATGCCAGATTGAAAGCAGATGTAAAAACGCTAAATAATGCTGTAGATGTTGTTAGTAACCTGCGTGGCGTTTCTTATCTAAAAGATGGTAAGAAAGAAATCGGTCTAATTGCCCAAGAAGTCGAAGAGTTTTTACCAGAAGTAGTTGGTGAAACTGCCGATGGATTTAAGACTGTTGCGTATGCAAACGTGGTAGGACTTTTAATCGAAGCGATTAAAGAACAACAAAACACTATTAAAGAATTAAATACTCGTTTAGAGAAACTGGAGAAATAATATGCCTGTAGCTGCAACTGGATTTAGAATATCAAACGGCACAGACCTTAATGGTTTATTTTGGACATGGCAGGGAGACACTGGTAATCGTGGCGTAAACGATGCAAACGGTAACTGCGGATGGGCTTGCGCATGTAATGCGTGTAACTCTGCGTGTAACTGTAACTGCGGTAACTGCGATGCGGCAGACTTAGCGTTCAACGTACACGTTACTGACTGGCGTTTAAATGTATTCCGTAACACTACATACGCTGATGGTCTACGTCATGACTCCCAAGAACAAAGTATGGGTCACTTTAAGTACTTGCGTGTAAACTGTAACTGTAACTGCGCATGTAACTGTAACTGTGCTTGTAACTGTAACTGCTAAGGATTAGCCCAAAATGTATAAAATTTTTAAAATCAATATTATCGGACTTGATACTTCAGACGACACTCTTGGCATTAATCCTACAGTAAGAGCAACTATGGGATACAGTGAATCTACCAAACAGATCACTGTTTTAGTAGAAAAGATTATTTTCCCAGAAGTTCCAACAACTGAGTCTGTTGATCTAAGAGGTGAACACACAACAGTTACGTATGAAACTTTGTTAGAGAAAACATTCACTCCAGAAGACTTCCCAAAAACACGTGGATCTATTCGTTGGGTAGTTGACTATGATGTTGCCAATAATAAGATTGTTGGTCCATTTGATGCTCTAGAGTATACAAAAACTAGAGCAACAAGTACCACATCACATCGTTTAATTCCTAGAATCGTTAAAGAACGCTACACTACAGATCTAATTCCATTATTCACTATTGATAATTTTTATAAAGCTGCTGCAGATTTCGACGCATCTATAATGACTGTATATCTTGATAATCAAGGTATAGAATTTAACGATACAGTTTTAACAGGTGACTTAACTACAGCTGAAGAAGTAATTCAAGCTGGTGCAACAACTTGGCAATATAAAAACTTGCATACTAATGTGCATTATGAAATTCTAGATAATGATGGAAAGATTATGTCAACTATTCTTCCATATACAAAGGATAGTGCTAAAGCAGCAATTACATATCCAATGATAGTTCCAGCAGAATTGATACAATCTGCAGAAGAAAACCCTCATACATCACCAATCGGTGGCAATCGATTTAAAGTTCAATTACCAGCAGCTGAATATTATAACGTAAGAGCTTCTTTTGATACTCATTACCCAAATAAAACAATACCTGTTGAATTTGGTGTAACTTGTGTTAATGGCGTACCAAACAAAACCAGATTAGTAGCTGGTGGTTACGATAAAGATCGCTTTGCTGCAGGTGACGAAACTAATCAGAATATTATTAACTACAGAAATCAGCACGATCAAACTGGATCGAATCGTACCTTGAATGGTGTGGATTCATTACGAATTAGCACCAATGGTTTGGTTGCTGGTGATTTTATTAAATTAAAGTTAAATATTGGTGAATTCTATTCTTATTCTGAACTTTGGATCGAAATAGTATAACTAAATACAATTGTTATTAATACATTATAAGGATTAACATGAGTTTGTATAAAATGGTTCTTACTGGAGCCAATGATGTGGAACAGTATTTAATTTATGATCCAATGACTTCTGAGATCTACTGGGAAGAAACTGGTGAGCAGCCTACTCTGGAATACATTTCAAAGGGGTTGACTTACCAGATTGACTCCAAAGTGTGGACTCCAGCTAAAGTTACAAATCCCCACAATCCTGAACTTCACGGTAAGAAATCACGCAAGCCAACTACACTTAAAATCACAATGGGTCTTAAGTGTAATTATGCGTGTTCTTACTGCAATCAAGCCCATCAGCCACATGACCCAGTAGGTGGTCCAGAAGATGCTGAAGAGTTGGTTGAAAAGATGAAAAAGAGTTTTGACTTCAACACTTATGATAAGTTTCGTTTAGAATTCTGGGGCGGTGAGCCTATGGTTTATTGGAAGACACTAAAACCACTTGCAGAAAAACTTAAAAAAGTTTATCCGAATGCTCAATTTATGATGGTTACCAATGGTTCTTTACTAACTAGAGAAAAGATAGATTGGTTTAATCGCATGGGATTCGCTATTGGTATGTCTCACGATGGTCCACTGCATGCGCAGAATCGTGGTCCAGATCCACTAGATGAACCAAAAGCTAAAGATGCTGTAGTTTATGCGTTAAAAACTATGGGTCAAGGTAGATTTACATTCAACTGCGTATTGACACGTGAGAATGTTTCAATACCAGCTGTTCGAGATTTTATTTGCGATAAGTTGAATCGCAAAGATTTTGGTTATGATGATGTGAAAGTTGATCAAATGGAACTTCAGGTAACTACTGAAGAATTGATGTTGCCTTATGATGATGGTGGAATGGCACATTCTTTGCAAACTCCAGATGAAAAGAAAGAAATATTACATGCACTTTTCTGGGAAACTATCCAAGGAAATAATCAGTTTAGTTGGACAGTAAACTCAAAAATTACTGGGTTCTTTGAATCTTTAGTTTATAAGAGACCTGCAGAAGTAGTTGGTCAAAAGTGTGGTATGGATAAAGAAGATAACATTGCTATCGATATGAAGGGTAATGTTACTACTTGCCAGAACACTTCTTCATTAACCAAACACAATTTAGGTAATATTGAAGACTTAGATAATGTTAGATTGACTAACTCATATCACTGGTCTACACGAGCCGAATGCCCTTCTTGTCCTGTAGTTCAGTTGTGTCAAGGAGCTTGTTTGTTCCTAGAAGATAAACACTGGTCTCAAGCATGTGAGAACTTATTCTATTACAATCTTGCAATTTTAGCAGGATCTCTGTTCATAATGACTGACGGATTAATTTTGACTAGAATAGAAGGCGAGAAGATTAGGTTTGATGATGTCAAAGCACTTGATATTATTGACATCAATTTTGTTAAATCTGGTGGAACTAAAAAATCTTGGAAGGTTCGTAAGCCAATTAACATTCCAGTAGTTTCTATTCCAGAGATGCCAGTAGTATAATGGCTTTTTTGGACTGTATGATATGGGAATTGAATAAGTTCCCGAGATATGGTAGATACCGAAACATTTATACCATATCTAATGTTTTCCATTATTGTTCTAGTACACAAGAGTATCAGAACAATAATGTTGCTATTCAGATTCCAGAATTTGAACTTATTGCATCAAAAGCTGATCTAGAGTTTTTTTATGAATATAAGAAGCAAATTATTGAAAAAGGCATTCCTGCAATAATAAATTTAATAAATAATGATGTAGAGACATGGTCTTTAGACCTTTCAAAAGCAAAATTTTTACAACACCTTAAACGGTAGGAGAAACAAATGAGTAAAAAGCACGTAAAATGGGTTATCGCCCACGAGCCAATCGGGTTATTTCTTAAAGTAGCTGAGTCTTTCGCTAAAGAAGTAAACGAAAAAACAAATGGTCAATTTGATATTGAAGTTCTTTCTCTTTCTGCATACGCTGAGAAATACAACGCAGGTAAGAAAGTTACTAAGAACGATCTAATGCAATTGATCAATGATGGCACTATTGAAATGAGCCACATTTATACTACATGGTTGGCAGACTACAACAAAGATTTAAACGCATTAGATTTACCTTTCCTATTCCAAGATCACGCCCACGCTGATCGTGTTTTAGAAGGCGAAATTGGTACTCAATTGTTAGCTGACGTAAGCAAGAATTCTAACATTCACGCTATGTCTTTCACTTACTCTGGTGGCTATCGTGTAGTTCCAGCAAACTTTAAAGCTGACACTGTAGACGCATGGAAATTTAAGAAAGTTCGTACTAGCCGTTCACCAGTTGCTATCGATACATTCAAGTTACTAGGTGCTAACACTTATCCAGGAATTGATCTTGAAGAAATGAACACAGCTGCACAAGCTGGCGTTATCAATGCTGGTGAGTCTACTTATGTACGTATTTTCCCACTACAGCAAAATGAAGCATTCAAGTATGTTAATGACACTGCTCATAGCTTGTTCTTAACTTCAATCATCGTCAACAAAGACTGGATGGCTCAGTTTGACGAACAAACTCGTGAAGTTATGGCAACTGCTGCATTTAATGCTGCACGTAAAGAGCGTCGTGAGTCTGTTGCTGATATTCCAAACATCCTTGCAGAGTGCGAAGCAAAAGGTGTTAAAGTTATCAAGATGTCTGAAAAAGAAGAACAGAAGATGAAAGATGTTACTTCTAAAGTGTACGAAATGTACGCAGACTACTTTACTCCAGGTTTAGTTGCTAAAATTAAGCTACAGTAATACTGTCTAAATACATTATGTTAGGGGATGTTTAGGCATCCCCTTTTTTATTGGGGATATATGAATCAAATTTTATTTTATAACACTGGATTTGTTAGGCAAGTTATAGAACAGCAGCCTAATATTTTAGATGGATACTTGTTAGATAAAGATCTATTTCATTTTTATGATAAACATAAAATGAACTTAAATGTAGCTTATGATAGAACAGGTAATGTCCCGCACTATTTGAATATTAAGTCTGGATTACTTCAGATACCTAAAGTTGATTCAGCTTTTAATAAATCATTCGCTGAGTGCGTTGAGGATAGGTGTAAAGAACTATTATCTCTTGGTAAGCGAATAAATGTAGTGTGGAGTGGCGGAATAGACAGCACATTAGTTTTGTGTGCTTTGTTACACTACGCAAATGATCCCAGTCAAATAGTTGTATACGGAACGTACACATCCGTTTTAGAATCAGGTGATTTCTTAGAGAAACGAATTATCCCCAGAGGTGTTGAGGTAAAACTTAAAGTATCTTCTCGTAGAGATTTTGATGATTGTTCATCAGATGAGATTTTTGTTACTGGGTTTTTTGGCAACCAGCTATTTGGACCAACGGATAACTTTTCAGTAAACTCAACTGTAAAAACTGACATATCATTCTTTCATCATCAGTTCAATGGTGATCCTCTAGAGGATTATACAAAGTATGTTGACCCAGAACTTCACGAGTTTTTGTTGCCGTGCATTAAAGCTAGCCCCAAGAAAATAGAAACGCTAAGAGATTTACGCTGGTGGCTTATATTTAATTTTGATTGGTATACTGCAGAATTTGCAACTAGAGTAAATACTAATCAGCAGAATAATCAATATCACTTTTTTAATACTGATGATTTTCAGCGTTATGTTCTAACTACAAAAGAACCATTTACTAAAGAAGTTGGTAATCCGCTTACACATCGTTGGGTAATGCGACAGTTAATTGAAGAGATGACTGGAGACAGCAATTATGCTTGGACAAAACCAAAAGGGGTTTCCAATTTAGGAAACCCCGATCCAACATGGTTGCTTTTACTAGAAGATTATAGTGTGTTTAAATTACCAACTACATCTTTTATAAATCAAAGCAGGATTACTGCCCAAAACCGACCTTGATATTTAATGTAACATAGGCTTGAGTATCTAGATTTGTTTCAGTATAACGCATTAGATATCCAGGTGTTACGAAGATTTCACCAAATCTACCACGAATTTGAAACGAAGTAGATACTAAGTTTTGTGAACATACTTGTCTAGTAGTGTGAACACCACCACGTGAATCTGCAAAATATGTTGGTGGAGTATATTCTCCAGTATGCAGAACTAATGTAAATACCAACGGGACATGCTCGTAAGCGTGCAAAGGAATGTGTTCTAATTTTTGCTGGAACATAGCATTAGAACCAATAATTAAAGGTGTATACTGCATCTCATTATTAAATTCTGGAAGATCTTGACAAATAGTATAAACAATCTCTTTGATTTTATCTACGTATTTGTTATCTTCCATCTTGAATAGATCGTCAGTTACCGTTGTTGATACTGAATTTACTAAATCGATAAATTCTTGATCTTGAAAAGTCAAGCCATCCATCATTTCAGGATTGATGTCAAAACTCTTAAACTGTGTTGAAAATAGTTCTTTTGCACAGCTTTCTGTTACAAGTTTTGAGACAGGGTTAGTGTTTTCCATGGTATCTCCATAATAGGTTAAATATCGCTTCAAAGAGCTCAATCTATTTATACTATTCGCAACCAGCGTTTCAAAATTCAATAAATAAGTATGTATATTGGGAGAAAATAAACAGTGGCTACAGTAACAAACCTTTACGTTGATCAAGGCGCATTTTACAGAACATACGTGACAGTCGCTAATACTGATGGTACTCCATTAGATTTGACTGGGTTCACTGCAGCTTCTCAAATGAGAAAGTCGTATCAGTCCTCAACTGCTTACAACTTCACTACTTCTATAAGTAATCCGTCTCAGGGTAGAGTTCGAGTAGAACTATCTTCTGAGCAATCTAGGGTAATCCCAGCAGGTAAGTATCTATATGACATAGAAGTTAGATCTCCAACAGGAGAAAGAACTAGAGTTGTAGAAGGTATTGTTTTGATCAACCCAGAAATAACAAAGATTTAATATGGCAGATATTATAGCAACTGTATCCGACCCATATGGTAATACCACTGATGGTGGGGCTACAGTAGTAGCCAGTCAAACATCAGTAGCACCAAACACGATAGAAAACATGTTAGATGTTGACTTACAGTCACTAACTAACGGATCGATTTTAATTTACAAGAATAACACTGCCAAATGGACTGCTTCTATAAACTTAGATGCTCAGAACATGGAAGGCGGAGAATTTTAACGGAGACATAAGATGGCATCTATTATTCGCATAAAGCGTTCATCAGTTAGTGGAAATCCAGCAACGCTGGGTGCTGGTGAATTAGCGTACTCAGCATTAACCGATAACGGCTCAAATGGTGGTGATCGTTTATACATTGGTTTTGGTACAGAAACTGCTGGCAATGCTGCTAACCACATTGTTATTGGTGGTAAATATTTCACCGATATGTTGGATCATACTAAGGGTGCGACGCTTGCAAACTCTGCTCTTATAACTGATGCAAATTCCAAATTAGATCTATTATTAGTTGACAATTTATCGCTAAATGGCAATACTTTAAGTTCAACAAACACCAATGGTAATTTAACTCTTGCTGCAAATGGCACTGGGTTTATTGATATCTCTACTGGTGTCGTTAAAATTGCTTCCACTACTGCAGCCACTGGTTCAAATACTGGTGCGTTACAAGTTGCTGGTGGTGTTTCTATTGAAGGTGCTCTTTATCTTAATGGTACATTAGCAGCTGGAAGCTCATCATTCACTTCTATTAATAATACACCAATTGGTAATACTACACCAAGCACTGGTGCATTTACAACTTTATCTGCAAGCAGCACATTAACTGTTACTGGCGCAGCGACATTTAATGGCGCAGTAAACATTGGTGCTGTAACTCTTGCTGAGTACATCTATGATACAGTTGGTGGTGCTGTAACTGGTGGAACAGGTATTACTATTACAAATAGTGATGCTGGAAATACTTCTACAGTTTCTATCACCAATACTGGTGTAACTTCTGGGTCATATGGTTCTACTACAGCAATTCCAGTTATCACTGTTAATGCTCAAGGTCAATTAACTGGCGTTACAACTGCTCCAATCACTACAACTCTTGGTATTGCAGCTGATACAGGCACAGATTCTATTGCTCTTGCCAGTGATACATTAACTTTTGCTGGTGGTGAAGGTATTGATACTTCTATCAATACAGTTACTAATACACTTACTATTGCAGCAGAAGATGCTTCTACATCTAACAAGGGTGTCGCTTCTTTTGAAACTGCAGATTTCAATGTAACAGCTGGTGCAGTTGAATTAAAAGATACAGTTGTTAAATCTGTTACTACAGATTCTGGTGCTTTAACTCCAGCCACTCATGGATTCTCTATCCTTGGTGGTGAAGGTATTGATGTAACTCACTCTGGTACAACAATCACAGTTACTGGTGAACTGGCTTCTACAACTAATATCGGTGTAGCATCTTTTGACACTAATAACTTTACTGTTACAGCTGGTGTTGTTGCTGCTAAAACTGTTACTCTTGGTTCTTCTACTTTAACACTTGGTTCTACCACAACTGCTATTGCTGGTCTTACTGAACTAACTGTTGATAATTTAAACTTTAATGGCAATACAATCAGTTCTACTGATACTAATGGCGATATTATCATTAGTCCAAATGGTACTGGTAAGGTTGACGTTGCTGGTTCTGTTATTACTGGTCTTAGTGAACCTGTTGGTCCAACTGATGCAGCAACAAAGAACTATGTTGATACTGTTGCTGAAGGATTACACGTTCACGAAGCTGCAAAAGTTGCAACTACTGACACTCTTGCTGTTCTTTCTGGTGGAACTGTAACATATGCCAATGGTACTGCTGGTGTTGGTGCAACACTTACTCTTTCTGCTGGTTTAACAGCACTTGATGGTGTAACACTGGCCAATGGCGATCGTATTCTTGTTAAGAATGAAGCAAACCAAGCACACAACGGTATGTATGTACGTACCAGTGCAACTGTTCTTACTCGTGCTTCTGACTTTGACACTGCTGCTGAAATCGGTGGTGGTGACTTTACTTTCGTTGAAAATGGTAGTACATACGGAAACACTGGTTGGGTACAAACTTTTGAAGTATTGACTGTTGGTACAGATACTGTTATCTGGCAACAGTTCTCTGGTACTGGTACATTTACTGCTGGTGCTGGTTTAACTATTTCTGGTACAGAGTTTAATGTTATCGGTACTGCAAATAGAATTACAGTAAATCCAGATAGCGTTGATATTGCTTCCACTTATGTTGGTCAAACTTCTATCACTACTCTTGGAACAATTAGTTCTGGTACTTGGCAGGGCACTATTGTTGCTGGTCAATACGGTGGTACTGGTGTTAACAATGCTGGTAAGACAATTACTCTCGGTGGTAACCTTACAACTATTGGTGAATTCACTACAGCATTAACTGCAACTGCTAATACATCATTAACATTACCAACAACTGGTACACTAGCAACTCTTGCTGGAACAGAAACATTAACTAATAAGACTATCACTGGTGCAGTTATCAGTGGTGGTTCTATTGATAATACCCCAGTCGGTGCAACTACTAGATCTACTGGTGCCTTTACATCTCTAGCAGCCAATGGTGCCGTAACATTCACTAGCACTACTGACTCTTCTGCTGTTGGTAATGGAGCTTTGGTTCTTTCTGGTGGCTTATCTGTTGCCAAAGCAATGTTTATTGGTACTAATATTACTGGTGCTGGTGCAGCAACTTCTACCCTTGATGGATTTAACATCGATGGCGGCACTTATTAATATTGACTAAATAGAATTAGTCGGCTGGGGTTTTTACCCCAGCTTTAACCTTTTTAGGAAGATGAATGAGTAACAAAATTATACTCAAGAAATCATCGGTCGTAGCGAAAGTTCCGCTTACCAGTGATTTAGAATACGGTGAATTGGCATTAAACTATGCTGACGGCAAACTGTATTTCAAGAATTCTTCCAATGTAGTAAACTCGTTCGCTGCGAACGTTGACCTGTCTTCATATGTCAGCTTGACAGGCACACAAACCCTCACCAACAAAACCCTCAGCAGTCCTGTACTAACAGGAACATTGACTGCTGGTGGCAGCACAGGTATAAATGGACAAGTTTTAGTTTCCACTGGTACTGGCGTACAGTGGCAATCACTAGCTTCAAATACTCTAGATGGACTTACTGATGTTGTTATAAGTTCACCTCAAGCTCAGCAAGTTCTTAAGTTTAACGGAACTCAGTGGATTAACGCAAACAACGATGTTGCGGTAGCTTCTGCAGTTTTTGCACCACAAGCAATGAGTGACTTAGGTTCAGTTACTGATTTAGTTATTAGCATATCTGAAGATCTTGGGCTTATCACTGAACTTGCTTATTTCGTTTATGACATGGGACAATTACGTTTAGATGGTATTGTATCATTGAATAACTTGGATCAATCTGTTAAATCAGATTATATTACTTACGCAATTATTTTTGGATTTTAAAGGTTAAACTATGGCTCGTCAATTAGCAGAAAAATATATTTTCACTCCAGGTGGTACAAATGCAGGCACAATTAAAATTCCAGGTAAGATTGATTTAAACCAATTACTGGTTATCACCAATAAAACTACTCAAGAAAATATCTATGCTCTAGGTGATCCTACCAGAAGTGCATCATGCTCATTTAACGCAGACGATATTGATACTTTTAATACTGCCTTTGATGGCGTAACAACTATCACTTTGACTAAAGACACATCAGAGATGTTGTCTACACATTCTTTGGCAATCTACAGTGATGCTCCAGCTTATCAAGGTACTGTTGTTAAACCATACTTTTTCGGCACAGATGCCATTGAACGTATACGTATTGCAAATCCACAGGCCATGATTGACGCTGACTTTGAGTATGGTCTACAAACTACAAAGTGGCAGAACTATTCTTCTATTAGAAACATTCCAGGTATCTATGAGAAACCAGGTCTTGACTTGTTTATTACCAACGTAACTACTGACGGAGCAACTCCTTCTATTATTACTGTTACTTGTTCAGCACCTCACGGTCTTGCAGTTGCAGATCCAGTAATTTTACATGGTCTTTCTGTAGTATCTAATTTTGGTCGTGCAGAAGGTGCATTTATTATCGCCACTGTTCCAAGTGCCACTACGTTTACTTATTATGCTAAAGGTATTGTTGGACAAAACGGACAAACTATGTACGGTAGTGCAACATATGGTCGTCGTGGAGGTTTTTACGCTGGTGCACAATTACCAGTAGCTTCAATTACATCTAATGGAGCAAACCCATCAAATATTACTGTAACATTATCTGCGAACCATGGTTTAATCCCAGGTTCTCCAATTTCAGTTATTGCCACTTCTAGTGGAACAAACCACAACTTAGCTTCTGGAAACTGGTTTTTAGAAACTATTTCTAGCCCAACAACATTCACTTATACTTCTCGAGTAGGTGGAGCAGTAGCTGCTGCAGGATTAACTGCCAAAGTATTTGTTCGCTCAGATGCTATTTCTATTCACAGACCATTCGATGGTGGTATTATTCTTGGTCCATTCAGTCCATCCAATGGCGCATCTGCTATCCGACAAACTAAAAAATATATTCGTTATCAATCTGGTAAGGGTATTATGTTTACATCGGGTGTTTTATTTTGCCCAGTACATAACTTAGACCAAATTTCAGCCAATGGAACTGCTCCAGGATCTGTTGTTACCGTAGTGTGTGAAAGTAACCATGGTTGTCAAGTTGGAGCAACAGTAACAATTGCTGGTGTTATCACTGAAGGATATAATGGTACGTATGGTGTTACTTCTATTATTAATGAACAGACATTTACATTCTCAGCTTCTAATACACTAGAAGCTGCCAATACAGTATTAACTGATTTACCACGTGTGTCAGTTGTTGGCTGGCATGGCTCTACTGTTCGCTGCGGTCCATTCGATGATCAGAATGGTGTTTACTGGGAATTTGACGGTCAAGAGTTGGCTGTTGGTAAGCGTTCAGGTACTTATCAATTATCTGGATTTGTTTCTTGTACTCCAAATTCTCAAGCAGTGACAGGGACGAATAGTAGATTTACTCAGCAATTGCGTGCTGGTAATAATATTATTATTCGCGGAATGACATACAAAGTTGCATCTATCAGTAGTGATACAGCATTAACAATTAACCCACCATATCGTGGTATCAATCCATCTAAACCAGTTAAGTATACAGTAATTAGAGATACACGTGTTACCCAAGCTCAATTTAATATTGATAAAATAGATGGAACTGGGGAATCTGGTTATAAAATGAATATCGCCAAGATGCAGATGATCGGAATTCAATTCTCATGGTATGGTGCTGGTTTTATTGATTGGATGATTCGTGGATCTGATGGTAATATGATTCCTGTCCATAGAATGAAACAGAACAACGTAAACGATGAAGCGTATATGCGTACTGGTAACTCAACTATTCGTTATCAGGTTATTAATGAAATTGGTGCATCTACATTAACTGAAGATGTAGATGCAACACAAACAACTATTCCAGTTAAAGATGCATCTAGATATCCAGCCACTGGTGGAGTACTTAATCTTGAAGGTGAGTTAATTCCATTCACTGGTAAAACAGGAAATACATTAACTGGATGTACTCGTGGTGGTAGTATTACTCAATTCGTTGGTGGTTTAAATAGAACTTTCACAGGTAGAGCAGCGTTTGCGCATAGCAAAGGTGTTGGACAACAAGGTGTTGGATTAATGAGTGTAACATGTTCACCACTAATTAACCACTGGGGTTCATCATATATTATGGACGGTAACTTTGACCAAGATCGTGGTTACTACTTTAACTATGCTTCTTTGAATAATACAATTGCGGCAGGTGCTTCAAAAACCGTATTCTTTATTAGATTGGCTCCTTCAGTTTCCAACTCTATTGCTGGAGACTTTGGTGATCGAGATCTAATCAATCGTTCACAATTGCTACTTGAAAAACTACAGATTACTTCTGACCAATCGGTTCAGGTTTATGGTATGTTAAATCCAGGTAATATTGACGCATCATCATTAAGTTGGGAAAACGTCAATACAGCAGAGTTAGGTTCTCAGCCATCTTTTGCGCAAATTGCATTTGGTGGTTCTACTGTTGCCAGTCCAGGAGAACAGATTTTCTCAACTCTGGGACAACCAGGAGGTTTCTCTGAGATTGACTTGGTAAAACTAAAAGAGTTATCGAATTCGGCAATTGGTGGTTATAGTAATTATCCAGATGGTCCAGACATGTTGGCCATTGTTGTTAGAAATTTAGGAACAGCTTCATCTAAGGTAAACGTAAACTTATTCTGGACAGAAGCTCAAGCCTAAATATAAAAAAATTAGAGGAAAACCATGGCAACACAAGTACAGTTTAGACGAGGTACAACTACTCAGAATAATGCGTTTACTGGCGCAGTCGGAGAACTAACATACGACACTGAAGTTAAAACTCTTAGAATTCACGATGGCGCAACTGCTGGTGGTGGTTCCATTGCTTTAACAACAAATGCAACGCAAACAGTTCTAAATAAAACTTTTAGTACTGGTTCTGTTTGGAATGGTGGTCCAGTCTCGTTACAATACGGTGGAACTGGAACTCCAATCAATCCAGTGGCTGGTGCTGTTGCGTATGGTACAGCTAATGGTATCCAATTATCTGCAGCTGGTACTTCTGGTCAGGTTTTAATTTCTGGTGGTACTGCTGGTCCTTCATGGATTAACTCTACTGGTCTACAAACTGGTACTGCTGTTAACGCAACATTTGCATCTAACGTTGCAGGTGGATCTGCTGGTCAGTTAGTTATTCAGCAAGATTCTTCTTTAACTACATTTATTACTGCTGGTGCTGTTGGAACATTCTTGAAGTCCAATGGTGCTGGTTATGCTCCAGGTTGGGCAACTGCTGACATTACTATTGGTAGCACTGTTATTGATCTTGGATCTAGCACTACTTCATTAGCTGGTTTAAACATTTTAGCTGCAACTGGAACTAGCCACTGGACATTACCAGTTGGTACTACTGCCCAACGTCCAGCATCTCCAGCAGTTGGTCAAGTTCGTTATAACTCTTCTCAATCTACGTTTGAGGGTTACTCATCTGGTGCATGGTCTTCACTTGGTGGTGTTAAATCTGTTGATGGTTTAACATACATTATTGCTGAAACTTCAGCTGGAGCATCAAATGATGAATTAGAATTTTATGCTGCAACTGGTTCTTCAACTACAACTAAGGTTGGTGGTTGGAATTCCACTCGTTTGCTAGTTTCCAATAGCACTCAGTCTTCAAGCACTAGTACTGGTGCACTACAAGTTGTTGGTGGTGCTGGTATTGGTGGACACTTATATGTTGGTGGTACTGTTAATATTACAGGAAACCTTACTGTTACAGGTACTACAACTACTACAAACAGCCAATCACTAACTGTTACAACTCCTCAGTTGTTCTTGGCTTCTGATAATACTGGTAACACAACTGATATTGGTATTATTGGTGGTTACGTTAGTAGTGGCAATAAGAGAACTGGTCTTGTTAAACAAGCATCTTCTAACGAATGGCGTTTGTTCTCTAATACTACAGCAAACCCAGGAACAGTATATGATTTCACTGACGCAGTTTATGACAACCTACGTCTTGGTGGAATTATCGGTACTGGTAATTCAAGTATCGGTGGCACATTAGCTGTAACTGGTGTAACAACACTAAGTTCTACACTTAGCGTTTCTGGTTTAATTACTTCTACTAGTGGTATTTCTGGTGGTCCAGCGTCTCATACTACTGGAACATTTAGTGGTGATATAACAGCTACTAGTGGTTCATTTAGTGGTGGTGTAACAGCCTCAGGTGGTTTCCAAACTTCTTCAGATGCTAGATTAAAGTCTAACATTCAAGATTCTTTATATGGTCTTGATACAGTTCTTGCTTTGCGCTCAGTTACATATACCAAAGATGGTAAGTCTGATGTAGGTCTTATTGCTCAAGAAGTTGAAGCTATAATTCCAGAATTTGTTGGTGAAAATAATGATGGCATGAAGACTGTTAACTACTCACAAATGGTTTCAGTTCTAATTAAAGCTGTTCAAGAATTAAAAGCAGAGGTAGATACTCTAAAAGCCAGACTAGGAGAATAAGATGGCTGTAACATCAAGAGATGGTTTGAAACAATATGCGCTGCGAGCACTTGGCGCACCTGTGCTTGAAATTAACGTAGATGATGATCAATTAGAAGATCGCATTGATGAAGCACTAGATTACTGGCGTCAGTATCACTGGGATGGTATCGAAAAGGTATACCTAAAACATCGTGTTACTCAGCAAGATATCACTAATAGATATTTGCCACTATCAGATTTAGTTTGGGGTGTTACTCGTGTAATTCCACTAACTATGGCATCATCGTCACAACAAATTTTTGATTTACAATATCAGTTGCGTTTACACGATTTGTATGACCTAACATCGGTATCAATGATTTATTACAACCAAGTAATGAGTCACTTAGCCTTGTTAAACGATCAATTGAATGGACCACAAACATTCCGTTTCAATAAATTGCAGAGCAAATTGTTCATTGAACTTAATTGGGGCACAGAAGCCAAGGTTGATGATTGGATCGTAGTTGAATGTTATCGTGTGCTAGATCCTGAAGAATATACCAAAGTATGGGGTGAGGCTTGGTTAAAGCATTATACCACTGCATTGTTTAAGAAACAGTGGGCGACCAATATTAAGAAATTCTCTGGCATTCAACTTCCAGGTGGCGTTACTCTAGATGGTAATGCACTGTACGATGAAGCTGTTGGAGAAATAAAAGAACTAGAAGATGAGCTAATGAATAAATCAGCTCCATTAGATATGTTCTTAGGATAAGCATGACCACAACTAATGTCTACTTTTCTCACGGTACTAAAAACGAACAATACCTAGTTGAGGATTTGATCATTGAATCGTTACGTATGTACGGTAACGAAGTCTATTACATTCCAAGAACATTAGTTTCAAAAGACGAGATCTTAGGTGAAGATCGTTTGTCTGAATTTAAAACTGCATTTCCCATTGAAATGTACTTTGAAAACATAGACAACTTTGCTGGGCAAGGTGCGTTTATTCAAAAGTTTGGTCTTATGGTAGAACAGTCTGCCACTCTAGTAGTTGCACGTCGTCGCTGGGATCAGTTTGTTGGTAGATATGAAGTTAGTATACTACCACACAGACCAGCTGAAGGTGATCTAATTTATTTCCCACTATCTAAAGGATTGTTTGAAATTAAGTTTGTTCAGCATCAAGACCCTTTCTATCAACTAGGTAAGTTATACGTTTATAAATTACAAGTTGAATTGTTCCAGTATAGTTCTGAGCGTATTGATACTGGTATTGCAGCTGTAGATAACTTTGAATCATTAAAATCATTCACCACAAACTTAACTAGAAGCAACTTTGGTGAAGTTACTGAAATTAATATGGTTAATCGAGGTAGTGGGTACACAGCAGTTCCAGATGTTACCATAACTGGTGGTTCTGGTCGTGGCGCAACAGCAGTGGCTGTTATTGGAAGTGGCTCAGATTTGGGTAAAATTGTTAGAATTGATATTACTAATGGTGGAACTAGCTACAATTCTATTCCAACAGTTACAATATCTCCTCCAACCAGTGGTGTTACTGCAACTGCAACAGCAGTAGTTGAAGTTGACATTGATAAAGTTGAATCGTTTGGTGACAACAATAAATTTAAAGAAGAATCTTCTGGTATTGTTTTCAACGAGAATAATCCGTTTGGAGATGTAATTTAATGTTAAACAATCAAGTGTTTTATCACGGGATTATCCGTAAGACTATTGTTAGTTTTGGTCGTATGTTTAGCAATATTTACATTGATCGTAAGCAAGGTGACTCTGTTACAGGCACAACTATTCAAAGATTACAAGTTCCACTGGCATATGCTCCAAAAGAAAAGTGGTTGGTTAGAATTGATTCTGATCCAAACTTGGATAACAATACTTACATATCGTTGCCACGCATGTCATTTGAAATAACTGGATACTCTTATGATCCAGCAAGAAAATCAAATAGACTACAAAAGATTACTTGTGGTGCTGGAACAAACTCAATGAAAGCTGTATTTGCTCCAGTTCCATACAATATAGATATTACACTTTATATACTAACTAAAACTCAAGAAGATGGCTTGCAAATTCTTGAACAAATTCTTCCTACCTTTACACCAGAATATACTCTTGCAATTAAAGCTGTGGATGAAATGAATATTGTTCAAGATGTGCCTGTTATCTTAAATAGCGTATCAGTTCAAGATGATTACGATGGTGATTTTCAAACTCGTAGATTTGTAACCCACACATTAAACTTTACGCTGAAAACAAACTTATTTGGTTCTACCAATACCCAAGGTGTTATTGATCAAGTTAATGCAAACGTTGGAGAAAATGAAAACTTCTCTAATCCAAATAGAGTTTATGTTGCGCAAGGAAATCCTGCCACAGGAATAGTGACGCAGGAAAATTGGGAAGACAACTTTTAAAATATGGCTCAAGTTTATAATGCTAATGCGAATCTAAAGGCTGCTGGGGTTTCAGTTCAGTTTACTCCTGAACAAGTTCAAGAGATTATTAAATGTACTGCAGACCCAATATACTTTATAGAAACGTATTGTCAAATCGTTTCGCTTGATCGTGGTTTAATTCCATTTAAGCTGTACGATTGTCAAAAAGAAAAAGTTAATATAATCCATAACAATCGCCGTGTGATTCTTATGGAAGGTCGTCAGCAAGGTAAGACAACTACCTCTGCTGCTTATATTCTTTGGTATACTATATTCCAAGAAAATAAAACTGTAGCTATTCTTGCTAACAAAGCTACTGCTGCTCGAGAAGTATTATCTCGTTATCAGTTAATGTTTGAGCACTTACCTGTGTGGTTGCAACAAGGTGTTACTACTTGGAATAAAGGTGACATTGAACTAGAAAATGGCTCAAAAGTTTTTACAGCTGCAACATCAACGTCAGGTATTCGTGGTAAGTCTGTTAACATGCTTTACGTTGACGAAACTGCTATTATTCCAAACACTGTTGCTGAAGAATTCTTTACGTCAGTGTACCCAACTATTTCAGCTGGTGAAACTACAAAGATTTTGTTGTCCTCTACGCCACTAGGTTACAATCACTTTTGGAAGTATTGGAATGATGCTGAAAATGGTCGTAATGGTTTCGTTCCACTATTCATTCCTTACTGGAAAATTCCAGGTCGTGATGAGAAATGGGCAGCTGAACAAAAGGCAATGCTTGGTGAACTAAAATACAACCAAGAAGTATTATGTAAGTTTTTAGGTTCCAGCTTAACATTAGTTGCAGCAGATACTATTGCAAAAATGTCAATTGCTCAAACAGTGTTTAGTAAAGATGGGTTAGATATATATGAACACGTTAAAGAAGGTAATGTATACGTATTAGTGGCCGACACAGCTAAAGGTGTTGGTGGTGACTATTCGGCATTTTCTGTCATTGATATATCCGAAGTACCATATAAACTTGTGGCTAAGTATAGAAAGAATGATATTAGTCCACTTTTATATCCAAACATTATACATCACGTAGCAACACAATTTAATGAAGCATTTGTACTAATTGAGATTAATTCAAGTGAGCAAGTGCCTTATATTATACATAATGAACTAGAGTATGAGAACTTGATGTTTGTTAGTAGATCTGGTGGTATGCAAACTATTACTGGCGGATTTGGTGGCGGTACTACTCAGCTGGGAGTAAATACCGACAAACGAGTAAAACGAACTGGATGTCATAACTTTAAATCATTAGTTGAAGAAAATAAGTTAATCATCCAAGACGCTGATACGATTTCTGAAATTTCCACGTTTATTGAAACACGTGGTTCTTATGCAGCTGACGATGGTTATCACGATGACTTAGTTATGACTTTAGTACTGTTTAGCTGGTTAACAGCAACACCGTATTTTAAAGACCTAAATAATGTAAACCTGAGACAAGTTATGTATGAGAAAAGAATCAAGGCATTGGAGGATGAATTAACTCCATTTGGCTTCTTAGATAATGGCGACACAAGAGAAAAACCACTTTTGAACTTCTGAAAATGGGTTTTAAATAAATAAATTAGTGCTTTCAGTGCTCCTCGAAGCAAAACAGAATAACATGTAATAAGGAGAATTACAATGCCTTTTCAACTTAGTCCTGGCGTTGCAGTTGTAGAAAAAGACTTCACATCAATCGTTCCAGCAGTATCTACTGCAGCTGGAGGTTTTGCTGGTGCGTTCCAATGGGGTCCATGTCTACAACCAGTGACAATTAACTCAGAAAACGATTTAGTACGACGTTTCGGTAAGCCATCCGATGTATTATTTCAATCATTTTTTACAGCTGCCAACTTTTTAAGTTATACAAATAACTTACTAGTAGTTCGTGCTGATACATTATCTCACAGAAATGCTGTTGCTAGCGTATCTGGTACTCTACAAAGCGTAACAATGACCAACGTTGGTTCTGGTTATACCAGTGTCCCAACTGTTGCATTTAGCGCACCTCAAATTCCTGGTGGCGTAACTGCTACTGGTACTGCTGTTTTATCTGGTGGTGGCGTAACTGCTGCTACTATTGCTAACCAAGGTAGTGGTTATATTAGTGCCTTAGTTACTTTTAGTGCACCACAAAATTCAAGTGGCGTACTTGCTACTGGTACTGCTACTATTGTTGGTGGTGCAATTACAGGTATCTCAATCACTAATGCTGGTTCTGGTTATACTATCGCTCCTACTGTAACAATTACATCAGCAAGTGGTGTTGGTGCTACAGTTGGTGTTGTTACTATTCAAGCATCTACTGTTGTTGGTATTACTACTAATAATGGTGGTACTGGTTATACTACTGCTCCTACTGTAACAATTACTGGTGGTGGTGGAACTGCAGCAGCTGCAACAGCTTCTATTCAAGTTGGTGGCGTTAAGATTCTAAACGAAAACGATTACTTAGCTAACTGGGCTGCTGGCTCTGGTGTTAATGGTGAGTGGGCTGCAAAATACCCAGGAACTCTAGGTAACTCTATTAAAGTTTCTATGTGCGGTAATACTGCTGCATTTACAACTTGGGAATATAAAGCAGAATTTGATTCTGCACCTGGAACTTCTGATTACGCTGCTAGCGTATCTGGTTCTAATGACGAATTACACGTTATCGTTATTGATAATGATGGTCGTTGGACAGGTCAGCCTGGAGCAGTTCTAGAAAAGTTTGCTTATGTTTCTAAAGCATCTGATGCTAAAAAATCTGATGGTACAAACAACTACTATAAAGATGTAATCAATGGTCGTTCAGAGTATATCTGGTGGACTGATTTCCCATTAAATACTGGTAACACAGCTCCAGTAACTGATTGGGGTATCATTGCTACTAATAATGCGTTTGATGATTGCGGTAATAAGACTTATATTTTAGCTGGTGGTGTTGATACAACTGTTCCTACAGATGGTCAGTTGATGACAGCATGGGATATCTATCGTGACGACAGTCGTTATGATGTATCTCTAATGCCAATTGGTAAAGCAAGCACTACTGTTGCTAACTTTGTTATTGCAATAGCAGAAGAGCGCAAAGATTGTATGGTCTTTATTTCCCCACAAGACGTTTCTAGTGGTGAGATTATCCAGAACAGTCAGTATCAAACTGGCGCAATTGAAAAGATTATTGCTTACCGTAATGCTCTACCATCAACTTCTTATGCTGCGCTAGACTCTGGTTACAAATATCAGTATGATCGCTATAACGACAAATATCGTTTTATTGCTCTAAATGGTGACGTTGCTGGTCTATGTGCTCGCACTGATTACACTAATGATCCTTGGTTCTCTCCAGGTGGTCTAAATCGTGGTCAAATCAAGAACGTAGTTAAGTTAGCAGTTCATCTACACAAGACTGATCGTGATAACCTTTACAAAGCTGGTATTAACCCTGTTGTTAATTTCCCAGGAGAAGGTACTGTTCTATTCGGTGACAAGACTTTATTATCTAAGCCAAGTGCTTTTGATCGTATTAACGTACGTCGTCTATTCATCGTTATGGAAAAAGCAATTGCTACTGCTGCTAAATTCCAGTTGTTTGAATTCAACGATGGATTTACTCGTGCTCAGTTCCGTAACTTAGTAGAGCCATTCCTACGTGATGTTCAAGGTCGTCGTGGTATTACTGATTTCGTAGTTAAGTGCGATGATTCTAACAACACTGGTGAAGTTATTGATCGTAACGAATTTGTTGCTGACATCTTTATCAAGCCAAATCGTTCTATCAACTTTATCACTCTTAACTTTGTTGCTGCTCGCTCTGGAATTAACTTTTCAGAGATCGGTGCGTAACGACTAAATAAAGAGAACAAGGAGAATTAAATGGCAAATATTAGCGATTTCAAAGCGCAAATGATTGGTGGCGGTGCTCGTCCCAATCAATTCCGTGTTGAATTAGTATTCCCTAGCTACGTACCACTAGGTATCGTAGCTGGTCAGCGTGCTCAGTTCTTGTGTAAAGCTGCACAGTTACCTGCTTCCACTATTGAGAACATTCAAGTTCTTTATAAAGGTCGTCAGATTAACTTTGCAGGTGAACGTAACTTTACACCTTGGACTGTAACAATCTATAACGATACAACTTTTAACATCCGCAACGCCATGGAACAATGGCAAGCTGGTATTCAAAGTTACTCAAGCACAGACGGTAGAACTAATCCACGTGATTATCAAGTAGATTTACAAGTTCATCAATTAGATCGTAGTGGTGCAATCATCAAGAGCTATAAGTTCGTTGATGCTTTCCCTACTAACATTGGTCCGATTGCGTTGGATTTTGACCAACAAAATCAGATCGAACAGTTTGACGTAGAATTCCAGTTTAATTACTTTACTTCTAACGCAACTGAGGGTGGTGGAATCAATGTTAATGTTTCAGTTGATACACCAATCGGTAGCTTCCCACTACCTATCTAACTAGGTTGACAATTTAATTATGCAATTATTTGGATTCGAGATAACACGTAAAACTGAAAAAGAGGTCGGAGCTGTAGTAACTCCGATCTCTGATGACGGCTCAACAGTTGTATCTTCCAATGCCACTTCCTATTATGGAATGGTTATGGATTTGGATACCATTGTTAAGAATGAGAACGATTTAATTAGACGTTATCGTGATACAGCAATGTACGCTGATTGCGATGCAGCCATTGAAGACATTGTAAATGAAGCAATCATTTCAGAGTCTGATGATCAAGCTGTAAAGATTAACTTAGATAAAGTTAAGTTGTCTGAGTCTATTAAAAATAAGATTCGTGCAGAGTTTGACGAAATCTTACGTTTATATAATTTCGATGATAAAGGTCACGAAATTTTCCGTCAGTGGTATATTGATGGGCGTAGTTATTACAATATTCTTTTGGATGTTGAGAATCCAAAAGCTGGAATTCAAGAATTGCGTTATGTGGATCCTAGAAAGATTCGCAAGATTAAAAATGTGGAAAAGAAACGCAACCCACAAGGTATTGATATCGCTGTAAAGACTGAAGAGTATTACATTTACAACGATAAAGGAATCACTGAGGCACAAGTTGGTGGTGTTAAACTGTCTGTTGATTCTATTGTCTACTGTCCTTCTGGATATGTAGACCACAATTCAGGTTTAATGCTTTCGTATTTACACAAAGCTATTAAGCCAACCAATCAATTAAAGATGATTGAAGATGCGGTTGTTATTTACCGTATTAGTCGTGCTCCAGAACGTAGAGTGTTTTATGTTGATGTTGGTAACTTGCCTAAATTAAAGGCTGAGCAATACGTTAATGATATTATGAACAAGTTTAAAAATAAAATTGTTTATGATGCAACTACTGGTGAAACACGTGACGATCGTCGCCATCTATCAATGATGGAAGATTTCTGGATGCCACGTCGTGAAGGTGGTAAGGGTACTGAAATTACCACATTACCAGGTGGACAGAATTTGGGTGACATTCAAGACATTCAATACTTCCAACAGAAGTTATATCAAGCATTGAATGTTCCACTATCAAGATTACAACCATCAACTGGGTTTGCACTTGGTAGATCTACTGAAATTACACGTGATGAAATTAAGTTTAATAAATTTATCCAACGTGTACGTAAAAAGTTTAGTACCCTATTTGGTGCAGCATTACGTGTTCAGTTGATTGCAAAGAATATTATTAAGCCAGAAGAATGGAAAGGCTTAGAGCAGTTAATACAGTATGATTATCAGCAAGACAATAACTTTGCTGAATTAAAAGACAATGAACTTTTAATACAACGTGTAACTGCCCTGACTCAAATGGAACCATTCATTGGTAGATTTTATTCTGCCAAGTGGATTCGTAAAAATGTATTACATCAAACTGACGATGAGATCGAACAGTTGGATAAAGAAATGCAAGAAGATCGTGATACAGCTTTTGATGATGCTGAACACAAAGGTGCACTTGCTGGTACTACTCAAGTAGCACAACAGAAAGAATTATCAGATAATGGATTTGGTGGTGATGAACAATCACCTAATGCACAATAAGGAGATGAAAATGACAGAATCAGTAAAGAACTTAATTAACGCAATATCAGCAGGGGATGCTGTTGAAACTGAAAATGCGTTTCAATTAGCAATCGCAGATAAGATTTCAGCCAGACTTGATGATATGAAGATTGAAGTTGCAAAGGGTATGTTTGCGCAACAAGATTCAGCTGAAGCTGAACAAGAAGTAGAACAAGAAACTCAAACTACAGAAGAATAATGCATTACTCTAAGTTTATCAAAAGTATTAATTCTTCTGCTGCTCCAGTAGTAGCCGAAGAAACTACACTTGATGAAATAATCAAAGAGTCGTACGAAGATATTGAAGATGGTCGAATCGCTACTATCATACGAGAACACCACGATATTAAAGTTACAAATACGTTAATAGAATCATACAGAGAATTAGCTGCTTCTAAAATATTTACCGTTGATCCAATCGTACAAGAAATTAGAAAATTAAACAAATTAGATTCGATCGTTGAAAATAAGATTCACTACACTTTGAATGATAATTCTGTTGTTGCAATAAATGAAGGTACACAAGAAGTCCTAAATAATTTATTGTCAAAAGATAAAGAAGTTATTGAGTACATGCGAGAAAGCAAGAGTAATTTCTTTTATGTGCTTAAGAAAATTAAGGAATAAAGATGGCATTAACTAAAACCATATTAAAGATGACAGAGACAGAAACTGTCGTTAAGGTTGCTGGTGCTGCTGGATCAGCCACTATTGACTTGCAAACAGATTTAGTTGACACAAATCAAGCTACATCAGGTGCAACTCAAACAGTTACTATTACTGGTGTTCGCTGGAATGGTGAACTTAGTAATACCCTTAATATAACAAGAAATAGCATAAGAGTACTTACTCTGCCAACTGAGTTGGGTGATTACATTGCGTTTGATGGTCAAGAAATGCCACCAGAAAATACTGAAGCTACTTCTGATATTGTAATCAGTCAAACTGGCACTGGTCAAGTAGAATTGTATTTAAAACTACGTAAAGTTTCTGGTTATGCACCTAAGGTTGAAACCACACAATTCAGCGTCTATGATGACGTTAATACAGTAGGAAGCTAAAATGAGACTAATCAAAGAAGTTTTCGACACAACAAACGTAATCGTTGAATCGAAGCTAGGTAAACCAAAACAATATTTTATTGAAGGTGTTTTCCTTCAATCTGAATTGCAAAACCGTAACGGACGTATGTATCCAGAGAAAATTATGGATAAAGAAGTTAGCCGTTATATGGAAAGTTATGTTGCCAAGAATCGTGCTTATGGAGAACTAGGTCATCCAGATTCACCTTCTATTAATTTAGATCGTGTTTCTCACTTGATCGTAGATCTACGTAAAGAAGGCACTAACTACATCGGTCGAGCAAAAATTTTAGATACTCCAATGGGTCAAATCGCCAAAGGTCTTTTAGATGGTGGTGCTAACCTTGGTGTTTCTAGTCGAGCACTTGGTTCTTTACAAATGAACAAAGAAGGTGTTCAAGTGGTACAAGACGACTTCATGCTGTCAACAGCAGCAGATATCGTTGCGGACCCATCCGCTCCAGATGCTTTCGTTCAAGGTATTATGGAAAGCAAAGAGTGGGTATTTGTTGATGGAAAGTTTGTGGAGAAGCATATTGAAGAGGCACGTAAGAGTATTATGAAAGCCACTTCCAAGAATCTAGATGAAGCGAAAATACTCGCTTTTCAGAATTTTCTGAGAGAAATCAGATAAATAATAAATAATTACATAGAACTAATCCAGTTAGGAGAAAAACGATGTCAATCGAACAAAAAATCGCTGAGCTTCTTGCAGAATCTAAAGCTGCTCAATTAGAAGAACAAATTACTGAAGAGACTACTGAAGAAGTAGTATCAGAAGAAGTTGTTGAAGAAATTGCACAAGAACTCGATGAAGCAAAAAAGAAAGAAGTTTGCGAAGACGAGGAACTTAAAGAAGAAGAACTTACTGTTGACGTGTCAGCTGATGTTGCTGCACTAATCAATGGCGAAGAACTTACTGAAGAATTTAAAACTAAAGCTGCTACTATTTTTGAAGCAGCAGTAGTTAATCGAGTAAAGCAAGAAGTTGCTAAACTTGAAGAAGAATACGCAGCTCTTTTAATCAAAGAGTCTGAAGAAATTGCAGAGGGTCTTATTGAAAAGGTTGATGGATATCTCGACTACGTTGTCGAGCAGTGGATTGCACAGAATGAACTAGCCCTTGAGCATGGTATGAAGTCCGAAATCCTAGAAGGATTTGTTGCTGGACTAAAAGGTCTTTTCGAAGAACATTATATCGATATTCCTGAAGAGAAATTCGACGTAGTGGGCGTAATGGAAAGTACTATTGAAGAACTAGAAACTAAGTTAAATGAGCAAGTTGCTGCTAATGTTGAGCTAAACAAAACTGTTGGCGAAATGAAGCGTAGCGAGATCGTTGAGACAGCCTGTGAAGGTTTATCTGATACTGAAGTTGAGAAGTTCAAAGGTCTAGCTGAAGAGTTAGCATATGAAGATGTTGAAACTTTTACTACTAAAGTTCAAACTATTCGTGAAAGCTACTTCACTACCAAAGCACAATCAGATGTTGCATCTGTAGTTACTGATTCCCCTGTAGAAATGCTTGCTGAAGAAAAGAAATTAGATCCAGCAATGGCACAATACTTGGCAGCAATTAATCAGTTCAAAAAATAAAATCTTTTTAAAAGGAAACTAAAATGACAACTCGTCAAGAATTAATGGAAAAATGGGCACCAGTATTAAATGCTGAAGCTGCTCCACAAATTAAAGATCAGTACCGTAGAGAAGTTACTGCTGTTCTTTTAGAGAACCAAGAACGCGAAGCTGCTAAGCAGAACCAAGTGTTCACTGAAGCTACTCATGCAAACGCTGGTGGTACTGGTGTTGCTTTAGGTGGTGCAGGTACTAACGCAAACATGGCTGGTTACGATCCAGTTCTTATCAATCTAGTACGTCGTGCTGCTCCACAGATGATCGCTTATGACATCGCTGGTGTTCAGCCAATGACTCAGCCAACTGGCTTGATCTTTGCAATGAAGAGCAAGTATACTAGCCAAGCTGGCGCAGAAGCATTGTTCAATGAAGCTGATACAGACTTTGCTGGTACAGGTACTCACGCTGGTGCAAACCCAGTTGACGGTACTTATACTACTGGTACTGGTATGTCTACTGATACTGCTGAAGGTCTTGGCGATAGCACTGCTTTCGGTCAAATGGCTTTCTCTATCGAGAAGACTACTGTAACTGCTAAGACACGTGCTTTGAAAGCAGAATACACTGTTGAATTGGCTCAAGACTTACAAGCTGTTCACGGTCTAAACGCTGAAGCTGAACTAAGCAACATCCTTTCAACAGAAATCACTGCTGAATTGAACCGTGAAGTTGTACGTACTGTTTACACTGCTGCTAAAGTTGGTGCTGAAATCGGTACTGCTACTGCTGGTACTTTTGACCTTGACGTTGACGCAAATGGTCGTTGGTCTGTTGAGAAGTTCAAAGGTCTATTGTTCCAAATCGAACGTGAAGCAAACGCTATTGCCCAGACTACTCGTCGTGGCCGTGGTAACTTCATCATCTGTTCTTCTGACGTAGCTTCTGCTTTGGCAATGGCTGGCGTACTTGACTATGCTCCTGCATTGTCAACTGGTTTGAACGTAGATGAGGCTTCTACTACTTTCGCTGGTGTTCTAAATGGTAAGTACAAAGTATATGTTGACCCATATTCTGCTAACCAATCTGCTAGCCAGTTCTTTGTAGTTGGTTACAAAGGTACTTCTGCGTTTGACGCTGGTTTGTTCTATTGCCCATACGTTCCACTACAGAAAGTAAACGCAATTGATCCAAACACTTTCCAGCCAAAAATTGGCTTCAAGACTCGCTACGGTATGGTTGCAAACCCATTCACTAGCTTGTCTTCAGGTGCTAACATCTATTACCGTAAAGTTAAAGTTACTAACATTATGTAATTCATAATGTTGGTTTCATAGAAACTGACGATAAGAAGCAGTGTTTAAGGGGAACAGAAATGTTCCCCTTTTTTATTTGTCCTAAATAAAAGAAACGAGAACTGACTATGACCAACAGAACATTAAGTTGCCCGATTCCTGATAACATTTCACCATTGTCACCAAATGGGTTTCAGTTTGGCATTCAAAAATTACCACAACTTAGCTTCTTTTGCCAACAGGTAAATCTTCCAGGAATTACATTGGGATCACCAGAGTTTGGTAACCCATTTAACGTTGCACCAATTCCAGGTGATACGCTAACGTATGATACTTTATCTGTTCAGTTTTTGGTTGATGAAAATATGTCCAATTATAAAGCAATATATAATTGGGTAGTTGCACTGGGTTTCCCAGAAACATATGAGCAATACTTGACTTTAATAAGTGGTGCTGATATTAATAGTTTAAGTGAACTTGCAAAGAATTATTCCGATGCATCTTTAACAATATTGGGTGCGTCAAATAATCCTGTGCAAACAATTGAATTCTACGATTTGTTTCCTGTAACTATTGACTCATTAATGTTTCAGTCAACAAACCAAGACGTGCAATACTTAGTTGGGAATGCAACTTTTAGATACGCTTATTATAAATTTTTGTAAAATACTTGCTTTAAATTGCAAGGTGTAGTATAATGATAGTTATGTCCATGTGAGGAAATTATGACTTTAAATGAATTGCAAGAAATGTGGGAAACTGATGCTGGGATAGATGATAACTATCTTGGTGAAAGTTCTGTCGCCACTCCAAAACTCCACGCCAAATATATCAAACTGCTTGTCGGTGCAAAACTCAAGCACACTAAACTTCAATCAGATTATTTGCTACTGCGCAAAAACAAATTTCGTTTATATCGTGGCGAGTTATCTCGTGATGAATTAACAAATCTTGGTTGGGCTCAGTGGCAAGGTGTTAAGCCATTGAAGAATGAGATGGATGAATTTTTACAAGGTGACTCTGAGTTAGTCACTATTAAAGTAAAGATTGATTATCTTGAAACAATGATTTATTTTTTAGAATCCGTTCTAGGTCAAATCAAAGCCAGAGACTGGCAGATTAAAACTGCCGTGGAATGGAAACGATTCTTAGCTGGTATGTAATGATAAAAATTGAAAAACTAGACGAAGTCTATGTAAGAGTTTTTAGTGAAGGTTCAATTGAACAAGAACTATCAGACTTCTTTACGTATGAATATCCAGGTGCTAAATTTACACCACAGTTCCGTGCTAGATTGTGGGATGGTAAAGTACGTTTATACGATCAAATACGTAAAACCCTTTATGTTGGTCTAGTATCATACGTTGAAGAGTTTGCCACCCGCAATGGGTATGGTATTCAGTACGTTTCCCCAATACACAAAACAAATAATATTACTGCAGATCAAGTGCAAGATTACGCTGCTGCATTAGAACCAATGGGTCACGGTAAACCTATTGAGATACGTGACTACCAAATTGAAGCAGTGCAAACTGCACTAGATCGTGAAAGAGTATTACTACTATCACCAACAGCGTCAGGTAAGTCATTTATTATTTACACAACAATGCGTTGGCATGTTGAGCAAAACCGCAAGTGTATTATTATTGTTCCAACTACTTCTCTTGTTGAGCAGTTGTATACTGATTTTGAAGACTATTCCTCAGCAAATGGTTGGGAACCATCTATTCACTGTCAAAAATTATATTCTGGGTTTACAAAAGACTTTACCAAGGATGTACTAATTACAACTTGGCAATCAGTTTATCTGCAACCAAAATCTTGGTTTAAACAATTTGATGTTATCTTTGGCGATGAAGCACATCAGTTCAAAGCAAAGTCCTTAACCACAGTTATGGAAAAGATGGATAATGTTCGTTATCGTATTGGCACAACAGGTACGCTTGATAATAAAAAGATTCATCGTTTAGTTCTTGAGGGTATGTTTGGTCCAGTGCATCGTGTCACTACAACTAAAGCCCTAATGGAAACCCAGAAGTTAGCCAAGCTAAATATAATGTGCGTGGTTCTTAAGTATAATGAAGAGATTCGTAAGGGACGTAAAAATAACACATACCAAGAAGAAATGGATTGGCTTGTTTCTTGTGAACCAAGAAATAAATTTATCCGAAACTTGGCAGTAAAGTCTAAAGGTAATACGCTGGTACTTTTTCAATACGTTGAAAAACACGGCAAAGTCCTGTACGATCTTATCAAAGAAAAAGTTCATTCTGAAAGAAAAGTATTTTTCGTTTACGGTGGAACTGAGACTTCAGATAGAGAAGCAATAAGACATATTACAGAAGGTGAACCAGATGCTATTATTATTGCATCGTATGGAACATTTTCTACTGGAATTAATATACCTTCGATTGAAAACGTAATCTTTGCTAGCCCTTCAAAAAGCAAAATACGTAATCTCCAATCAATAGGTCGTGGGTTACGTTTAAAAAATGGTAAGACTGAGTGCAACTTATTTGATTTAGCAGATGACTTGCATTGGAAGTCTTGGAAAAACCATACATTAAATCATGCAGCGGAGCGTTACAAAACATACGCTGAAGAACAATTTGATTTAAAACTAGTAGAGGTTAATTTATGTTGATGGGCGATGAGCATTACGTTATTGTTAAGTTTACTTCAGGTGAACAAGTTATGGCTGTCTTGTTAGAAGAAACTATTGAGGATTTAACTATTGTATATCCAATGCAAATTCGTTTGACTCCTATTCTAGATGCTGATGGTGCAAGAGAACACGTTACAGCAACTCCTTGGAATAAATTTGCAGATGATCCACAAGTGACAATTAATAAAAGAAATGTTCTCTTTATTAAAAATCTCCACCACGTACTGATCCCGCATTATACACGTTTAGTTTCTGAGAATGAAGAAACGCAATTAGTGAATAAAAAAGAAAACAGAGCAGAAGATCTTTCTTGGGGAGATGAAGAGACACAGGAAGAAGTCGATGCATTAAGCAATGAAGAACTTCTAAAGAGAATAAGAATGCTAGAATCTATTGCGGAGAAGGAAGAAACAGTATTCGTTGAAGGAAACGATACAATTCACTAACAGTTCCGATCAACCCTAACACAGTGAGTTTACCTGTTTTCAAAATAAAAGTAAACTCTAATTATATTGCAGCAATGCAAAAACTTTTACTTGCCTTTAACTCACTATCAAGGTAAACTTATATTTGTAGCTGGTTCAACCAGATAGGATATATTGTGGCAAATTACATTAACAACGCTGACTTTTTAGCAGCAATTAAATTATACAAACAGTCTGTATTAGATGCAGAAGCAGCTGGGTTACCGAAACCACAGATTCCACGATATTTGGGAGAGTGTATTTTAAAGATTGCAACGCATCTTTCTTATAAACCTAACTTTATCAATTATACCTACAAAGATGATATGATTCTTGATGGTATTGAAAACTGCATTAATTACTTTGACAACTTTGATCCCAATAAGTCCAGCAATCCGTTTGCGTACTTTACACAAATTATATTTTATGCTTTCTTGCGAAGAATCTCCAAAGAAAAGAAACACTCTTACATCAAGAACAAACTAATTCAAGATATGCCGTTTGATGCATTTGAATTACAACAACAAGATGAAGACGGACACTTTCATAATGCGTATATTGATTTTATGCAAAGCAACAATAACTTTGATAACTCGTTTATCGAAAAGAAAAAAGTAAAGAGTAAAAAACAAAAGTCCAATCTAGATGATTTTATAGGTGATAGTGATGCACAAATCGATTCGGGATCTGATACGTAATTTAGGTGATAATGGTGTTGATTTTCAGCCAGCAATAGCAAGATCGACAAGTAGAGCCAGAAAAAGAGCACGTGTTCGCAATGGTAAGTTACTACGTAAGTTTACTTGGGACGCAACAGATGATCAGTTTAATTTGAAAGAAATTATGAATAACAGTGATAACAAAATTTTCTTAGGTGTTTCAGATGTTGAAGACCTAGTTACAGCAGAGATTGTAAAGCGTCGCATTGAAGATGGACATACAACTGTTCAACGTGAGACCACTGTTCTTTGTAATCGTGAACGCTGGGCAACTTGGGCAGAAGCCCATTATAAAACTATGCTTTATGTTCAAAGCAATTCTTCTTCTGGCTTTATCATTGAAGAAGAAACTGAAAACTTTATCAAGTTTGATGTAAACTCCAACTCAACTACTGTGCGTGCATACGGAGATGCTGTATTTGCAGAATGCATCGTTGCTGAAGTTGAAGCTACCTTTGATGTTGTTACATCTTATATTGAGTGGATTTATGGTAGTGATGGTAACTCTGTCAACGTGCCACTAAATCGTGATCGTATGCCTGTTGAAGAAATGTATCCATTCCTTAAAGGCGAATCCCTTGGTGATTACTACGATCGCTACATGGAATCTTCTGCCAACATTCTCCTACTAATTGGACCTCCAGGAACTGGTAAAACTACATTCATTCGTGGTTTACTTGCACACCGTAACGCATCTGCAATCGTAACATACGATGCACAGATTCTTGAGAAAGATGGTTTCTTTGCTCGCTTTATCGAAGATGATACTCAAGTTATGGTGCTTGAAGATTCTGATGCATTCTTGAAATCTCGTAGCGACGGTAACACAATGATGCATCGTTTCCTAAACGTAGGTGATGGTCTTGTGACAACTAAAGGTAAGAAAATGATTTTCTCTACTAACCTTCCATCTATCCGTGACATTGATTCTGCATTGATTCGTCCAGGACGTTGCTTTGACATCGTCACATTCGATGCACTAAATTATGCTGATGCCAAGAAACTTGGTGATAAACTCGGTGTTCCTGTTGATGCTGGAGCTTCTTCTTATTCTATTGCTGAAGTGTTCAACAAACAATCAGAGTTCAGCCAAAAGACACAATCAAATAGAAAGGTAGGTTTCATTTGAAGGTAGCCATTATTACTGACCAACACTTTGGTGCTAGGAATGACAGCATCGCATTCTTAGACTTCTATGAGAAATTCTATGAAAATACTTTCTTTCCTGCTCTTGATTCTGCTGGCATTACTACCGTACTTGTTCTTGGCGACACATTTGATAGACGCAAGTATGTAAATTTCTATGCACTTGACAGAGCCAAAAAAATGTTCTTTAATGAATTAGAAGAACGTGGTATACAAGTACATATGCTGGCAGGTAATCATGACACGTATTTTAAAAATACCAATGACGTGAATTCACCTGACTTATTGCTGCGTGAGTATAGCAACATTAATGTAATTGATCACCCAACTACAATTAATGTAGATGGTACAGACATCTGTATGATGCCTTGGATTTGTCCTGAGAATTATCAATCATCTCTTGACGAAATGAAAACAACAAAAGCTGAAATCTGTATGGGTCACTTTGAGATCGCAGGTTTTGCAATGTATAGAGGAATGGAGTCACATGAAGGACTTTCTAAAGAAGTGTTTGATAAGTTTGATCTTGTCTTTTCTGGTCATTATCATCATAGAAGTGATGATAAGCACATCTACTATCTCGGGAATCCGTACGAACTTACTTGGCAAGACTATAACGATCCCAGAGGGTTTCACTTGTTCGACACAACTACAAGAGGACTCGAGTTCATTTGCAATCCTTATACAATGTTCGCAAGAATCGAGTACGACGATAAGGAAAGCGAGCCCATCGAGATCGATGCCGTTGATTTAAAAGAAAAGTACGTTAAACTAATTGTAACAAATAAAACTGACTTTTATAAATTTGACCGATTTATACAAAAGCTGTATAATAAAGGTTGCCATGAAATTAAGATATTGGAAGATATGTCTGAGTTTGAAGATGGCGAAGTTGGTGAAGAAATTAACTTAGAAGATACAGTTAGTGTTCTCTCGCATTATATTGATAGTATTCAAACTGATGTTGACAAAGAACAAATTAAGAATTATATGAGAACACTTTATACGGAAGCCGTGAACCAAGAGGTAGTATAATGCAACAACTTAACATAGAGTATTTCTTTCCACTTACGGAACAGATTCCACTTGACTTAGATTTTACGCTAACTGAAAAGTATATTTTAGATAAGCGAAATGAGCAGTTAAATAATTGTGTTACCTTGTCTGCAGGGCAGGCATTGTGGGCATTTAATGGTGGAACAGTTACTATGGGCAACAATTTGGGTAATCCATCGTTTACTATCAACGTGGATCAAACACCAATTACTATTGTATCTAAAAAGAAACCCAACTTTATAAAGCAGTTCATTTATAAGTCTTTGGGTATGAAATGGAAAAGTGAATGATTGTATTTAAAAGTGTAGAGTGGTCTAACTTTTTATCGACTGGTAATTCTCCAAATAAAGTTTTACTTGATAAAGCACCAACAACTCTTATCATTGGTAAGAATGGTGAAGGTAAAAGCACAATCTTGGATGCATTGTGCTTTTCATTGTTTGGTAAACCATTCCGTAACATCAATAAGAATCAGTTGATCAATAGCATCAATGGTAAAAAGTGTTTGGTTACTGTTGAGTTTTCTATTAGTGGTCATGACTACAAAGTAGTGCGTGGAATCAAACCAAACTTGTTTGAGATCTATCAAGATGACGAATTACTTAATCAAGATGCGGCATCTCGTGACTACCAAAAGATTCTTGAGCAACAAATCTTAAAATTAAATTACAAGACATTTACTCAAGTAGTTATTCTTGGTTCAGCATCGTTTGTTCCATTTATGCAGTTACCATCAAACCAACGAAGAGAAGTTATTGAAGATATTCTTGATATCCGTATTTTCTCAACAATGAACCAACTGTTGAAAGCCAAGGCACTGGAGACTAAAGATGCAATTACAAGAATCGAAAATGAGATATCAAATGCAAAGACAAAGGTTGAATCTCAAACGCAACTTATTAAAACCATTAACGAAGCCAAAACGCAAAGCATTAACGCAATCCAATCAAAAATTACTGCTAACCTGTCTGAGATTTCTAAGACAGAGGGCGAGATCAGTGGCATCGTGGCGGAGATCGAAAGTCTTAAAGTCAGCATCGCAAATAAGGAAAAGGTATCTGAAGACATCGACAAAGCCAAAACTATCAAGTCCAAGTTACTCCAGAAAATCGAAACTTGTGAGCACAACACAGAGTTTTTTAGCGAACACGATGTATGTCCAAGCTGTAACCAAGATATCGCAGAGGAATACAAAGAGAGTATTGTCAAAGATCTTAATGAGAAAATGTTGGATAACAACAACAAGATTAATGAACTCGAAACCATACTCACTAATCTCAATGCGAATCTATCGAAAATTAACGAAGTGGTTGGGCAAATTACCGATAAGAACATTGAGTTATCTACAAGGAACTCTACTATCACCTTACTCAATAAACAAGTCAAAGAACTTGAAGCTGAGACCAAAAGGGTTGAATCTGACACAACTAACATCGATGAAGAGAAGAGCAAGTTAAAGGAACTTGCCACTGATGCTATCTGTAAACTCAATACGAAAACTTCTCTGCAAGAGCATCGTAATCTAGAAGAAGTTGCATCAATCTTGTTAAAAGATACTGGTATTAAAACAGCCATTATCCGTGAGTACTTGCCCATTATGAACAAGTTGATCAACAAGTACCTTGCTGCAATGGATGCTTATATCCACTTTGAATTGGATGAAGCATTCAATGAGATTGTTAAATCTCGTTATCGTGATGAGTTTACTTATGCAAGTTTTAGTGAAGGTGAAAAGATGCGCATTGACTTGGCTATTCTTTTTACTTGGCGTCAAATTGCAAAGATGAAAAACTCTGTGAACACAAACTTGCTTATCTTGGATGAGATCTTTGACTCATCTCTTGATACAGCTGGCACGGATTACTTCTTAAATTTGATGAATCAACTTGGTGACAAGAGCAACATTTTTGTGATTTCACACAAAGGTGATCAGCTGTTTGATAAGTTTAGATCCGTGATTCGGTTTGAAAAACGTAGTGATTTCTCTGTTATCGTATAACCCTCAGTTCTTGAGGGTTATTTTTCCCCTTTAAAATCAACAACTTACGCAGTCGCTTTACTTTAATTCAGATCTAAGGCATAATTCTACTATTGAATGGAGATTATACTATGGAAATGTGGAAAGACTTTAGCGACTTTGAAATTGCATCTCTTGCTGGAAGTTATGGCTTGGAAGACTTAATTGTTTTCAATAGCGATCTAACTCTTGCAAACCGCACACAGCTTGAAACTTTGATTGCGGAATTTGAAATTGACATGGCATTTGGAGAATAATATGAACTCTAAAATAAATGCAGTTGACTTAACAGCAAAACTTCTTGCCACAGAAAACCTAAGCGTACGTCGTGCTCGATCACGTACTGCATCTTTTGATATTAAATCTCGGGTGCTAACTCTTCCAATGTGGAAAGACATGACACCAGAAGTTGAGGGTATGTTGGTTGGTCACGAAGTTGGTCATGCTCTATGGACTGGCGATGAGTACATGAAACCGATCCAAGAAAACCCAAAGATGCATTCTTACTTGAATGTGTTGGAAGACGTACGTATTGAGAAATTGCTCAAACGTAAATATCCAGGTATTCGTAAGACCATGAATGAGGGTTACAAACAACTCAACGAAAAGGACTTCTTTGGTGTTGGTAAAACTGATCTGACTTTAATCAATCTTATTGACAGAATTAACCTTTATTACAAAGCAGGTTTTACTTGTGGTGTTCAGTTTACACCTGAAGAAAAGTCATTCGTAGTTCGTGCTGAAAAGACAGAAACTATTGATGAGGTAGTTACCCTTGCCAAAGAAATTTATGAATACTCTCTGGAGCAAGCAAAAAAGAATGCTGGTCAACGTATGCTCGAAGAACAACAAGAGCGAGAAGAAGACGATGAGGAATCGGGTGAGTATGATGACCTAGATGAAATTGATGAAGACTTCGATAACATCGATGATTCAGATATGGACAAGACAGGTGAAACTCAAGACGAAGATGCTTTTGAGGGTGAAGAAAAGAAACAATCTTCTTTGGGCAAAACCAAAACTGAAGAAGAAAAGAAACAAGAAATTGTTGACAAAGAAATGGAATCCGTGACGGATAAAACTCTGGAAGAGAAACTTGCTGAATTGGCAGATGAATCAACTGAGTTCCACTACCATCAGCTGGACAGCGATTATGTCGTTGACCACGTTATTGGTTACAAAAAGATTTTGTCTGATGTTGCCGAGTCGTTTGTAAATATGGAACACAATGTTAAATCTATTGATGACTTTAAACCAGAATCTTCACGTATCGTGAATTATCTCATCAAAGAATTTGAGATGAAAAAGTCTGCAACAATGTATAAACGTGCTCAGACTTCAAAGATGGGTTCTTTGGATATGAAGAAAGTTTGGTCTTACAAGTTGAATAGCGATTTGTTCAAACGTGTAACTACTTTCCCGCAAGGTAAAAATCACGGTATGATTTTCTTGCTTGACTGGTCAGGTTCGATGGATATGATGTTGGATGACACTATCAAACAAGTTGTTACCTTGGCAATGTTCTGTCAACGTGCTCAGATCCCGTATCAGGTATTTGCCTTTAGTAGTCAATACGACATCTTTACTCAGCACACTGATGCATATAGTAAAATGCGTGCCAAGCAGACTGCTATCTACGCAACTGAAGATACTAAGATTCTGAATAATGCTGTGAACAACTTTGCTTTACTTGAGTTGTTTAGCAACAAGATGAGTAATGTTGAGTTCAACACAATGTGTAAGTATGTGATGGATCGTTACTTCCGCTACGCCAGAAATGGTGAATACAATACTGGTGGTACTCCACTAAATGAAGCATTGGCATATATGGTTGATTATATTCCAAAATTCATCAAAGCCCACAACGTTGAGAAAATGTCATTCATTACTCTGACGGATGGTGAGGGTGCAGCTTTGTATCCTGTGTATCGTCAATCTCTCGATTCAGTACGCAATGAACGTGTCCTTGACGAAAAGACTGGTGAGTACAGATACAATCGTATTCAGATGAAACACTTCTTACAAGATCCTATGACTAAAAAGTCTTATGAATTGCCTAAGCATGGTAGTGGTCAAAGCGAAGTATTGTTGCGTATGATTAAAGATCGTTACAATGTTAATAGCGTTGGATTTTATATCGTGCCAAATACACGTCGTTACTTGTGTCAAGCAGTTCGTGCAAACTTGCCTGGATTTGCTGGTTCTGAATATAACCTTGTTGACGTATGGCGTAAAGAGTTCCGTGACAATGGATTTGCATCTGTTAAAAACACTGGACGTGATGACTTGTTTATTATCCCTCAGAATAAACTTGCTGTTGAAAATGAACAACTTGAAATTCTTGCAAACCAAACGGCAAAGCAAATTTCAAATAAGTTCAGTAAAATGATGTCCTCCAAGAAGACTAGCCGAGTGCTGCTCAACAAGTTTATTGGTTACGTTGCGTAAGTCATTGATTTATAAGGGGAAAATAATCCCCTTATTTTTGGTAGGGAATGCAAGAAATCGCTTTACTTAAATTCAGATATCAGGCATAATTATACTATTGAATGGAGATTAATTATGAATGAATTTACTACGTTTTCTGCTGGTGTTGCTGACGCTACTCTTGACTTGTTGGCTGGTCCTGTGTTCGCTGGTGGTCCTACTGAAAAACCTGAATTGGCGTCGCTTGACTTTATCGTGAATGAATTTCGTTTACGTTTAGGTTGTTCTGATGCTTATCTTGCTGGTTATTTGTCTGTGCTGTTCTCTGAATGATGTTGAGTTTTAATTTTATTATGAAAGTGAGTGAATGATGTCAAACGAACAAACTGTTTTTGAAACCAAAATGTATGAGATGTTTCCCGATATTCAAACCAAAGGTACTGTTGAAAATTCTCAGCTACTTGCAGTAATGAAAGAATTGGGTACTAAGAAATCACCACGTTGGTTGATGGTGGATAAAGTTGGTCGTGGTCTTTACGCAATTCCAGGTGGAAAGATTGTTGGTAATACTGCTTTGAAAGAAGAGCCTGTTATGGAATCGTTTAATGTCGACTACTCCAATATTGAGTCTTTGATCCCCAAGAAAGATGCAAACTTTGTACCATTTGGTAACTATACTGATCTAGAGAATATTATCAAGTCAGGTATCTTTTATCCTTCTTACATCTCAGGTCCAACTGGGAATGGTAAGTCAACGATGGTCGAGCAGATTTGTGCCAAACATAAAAAGCCACTCATTCGTGTAAACTTAAACATGATGACTGACGAAGAGCAATTGATTGGTTCCAAGACCCTAGAGAATGGTAATGTGGAGATTGTAGAGGGTCCAGTTCTTATTGCAATGCGCAATGGTACTACTATGTTGCTTGACGAGATTGATGCTGGTTCAGCAAATACTCTGTTGTGCTTGCAACCAATTCTTGAGGGTAAGCCATACTACTTTAAACTCAAGAATGAGATGATTGTTCCTGCCAAGGGATTCAACATCATCGCCACTGCAAATACAAAGGGTAAAGGTTCAGACGATGGTCGTTACATTGGTACCAACGTATTGAACGAAGCATTCTTGGAGCGATTCGCTGTTACATTTGAACAGGAATATCCAGCTGCAAAAGTTGAGATCAAGATTATCAAGAATCTTATGGAATCATATGGATGTGTTGATGAAGAATTTGCCGATACATTAGTTAAATGGGCAGAGTCTATCCGTCGCACGTTTGATGATGGTGGAGTAGACGAAACTATTACAACTCGTCGTATGACACATATTGTTCGTGCCTTTGCAATCTTTAAGAATCGTAGCAAAGCAGTTGAACTTTGTTGCAATCGTTTTGACTCTGCAACAAAACTTGCATTTATTGACTTGTACGATAAGGTATCAAACCCTGTTCCTGAAGTCGTTGCTCCAGTAATGCAAGAAACATCTAGTGAAGTGCCGTTTTAACTTTACTTTAATTATGAATCGTAGTAAACTAATGGTTGTGAATTAAATACTTGAAAAGGAAATATATTATGTTGAAATTTAATGATCTGTCTAAGTCTCAGAAGAAATGTATCATTGCTTTGATTGAAGCTAACCCTGCCCTGAAAACCACAGGAAAGATTAGTTTGAAAGAAGTTGTAGCTATTACCCAAGATCTTGCTGCCAAACGTACTGCTGGTGCACCAAAGATTGGTTACCCAAATTGGTTGTTTAAGCACAACAAGATTGAGCGTGGTATGTATGAACTTCCACTTCCAACTGAGCAAGATCTTTCTGATTATGCGCAAGGTTCCGTAAAGCAACCTAAGGTGTCTAAATCTAAAGCTGCTGCTGCAACTCGCCTAGAGAAAATCATTGAGTCATCCCCTGTTCATACTCAGGATGTTGAAGACTTCAATGCGATCTTACGTGAGAATGGTATCACAGTATAATTTAATTTTGTAGTATCGGGTTGGGGACTGCCATCTCCCAACTCGATTTTTTTCGATGGCGTTTTTTAACATGGAGATATTATATGTCTAAGCAAGCAAAGTTGTTGTCTCATCTGCAAGCTGGTAATGAGTTGACTGCAAAACAGATCAAAGGTTCTTTCGGTATTGCTCATCCTGCGTCAGCAGTTCGTAACTTGCGTGAAAAGGGTTACTGTGTTTATTCAAACGCAGCTAAACTTGCAGACGGTACACCTACTGTAAAGTATCGTATCGGCATGCCAAGCAAGCGTATGGTTGCTATTGTAAATGCAGTTGTTGGCGCATCTGCCTTCACAGCACAGCGTACACGCTAAGCAGTAAGTGTATGGGCATTCTCTGAGTGCCTATACGCATTACTGTTGGAGAAAATATGGCAACTAAAGAAGATATTAAAAAGTCGCAGAATGCCACTACTGGTGGACGTAAGTTTGATGGTAACAAAATTCAATATGGATTGTTACCTCCACTTGCACTAAAAGCTACTGCAGAAATTCTAACATTTGGGGCGGAGAAATACGAACCAGATAATTGGAAGTTTGTTCCTGACTCAAAACGTAGATACTTTGACGCAATGCAAAGACATCTCTGGGCATGGAAAGAGGGTGAGCAAAACGATCCCGAGACTGGTAAGAATCACCTAGCACACGCAATGTGTTGTCTAATGTTTCTTTATGAGCATGATGTAAAGTATTCAAAGGATTCAAATGTTTAAAATGTTAATTACATTTATATTTCTTTTCGTTATATTCTATACGGGAATTGAAATCTTCCGTAAGTTTAGTGGCAAAGAGAAATGGGAAGTTGCAAAGACTACCATTTATAGCGTGACGATCGCTCTTCTCGTTATTGTGTTTCTTACTATTGTCGTTGTTTTATTTTAAGGATTGATTATGAAAAAAGTTTTTACCATCGGTGTTTTAGCTGCAGCAATTCTTGCTACAGGTTGTACTCGTATTGAGACTGGCGAGGTAGGTGTTCGTGTTGGTTTTGACAAGCAAGTTCAGCAAGGTGAGTTGCTTCCAGGTTCTTTCAATCAAGTGCTAATTGGTGATGTTCTTACATTCCCCATCAAAGACGTTAATGTTAAACTTGATGATATGACTCCAGTTGCTCGAGATAACTCAACTATGAAAGACTTTGACGCAGTAGTTATCTACAACATCAATCAAGCACAAGTCGCTGAACTGTATAGCCAAAAGAGTCAAGCATTTCATGCTCGTCACAATGGCGATATCTACTTGATGTATAACTACATCGTTCAAGCTACACGAAATGCTATCTACAAAGAAGCACGTAAGTATGAAGCGTTGGATATGGCAGACAATCGTACCTCAATGGAACAAGCAATCAAAGAACAGATTCAAAAATCTTTGGCTGACGAAAAACTGGACGGCAGTCTTGTTGTTGGACAGGTTCTTATTCGTAACATTGTACCAGCGGACTCAGTTGTTGCAAGTGCCAATGAATTGGTTCGTGCCAAGAATGAGTTGAAGCAGAAGGAAGTTGAAGTAAAGACTGCCAAGATGGAAGCTGAACGTATGCAAGCACTTTCCAATCAAGGTGCCCAAAGTATTGCTTATATGCAAGCTCAAGCAATGATCAATATCTCTGAAGGTATTAAACAAGGTAAGGTTCAAACTATTGTTGTTCCTGCCAACTTTAATGCACTGATGATGCCAAAATAAATTTGACATATACCTCATTTTGGGGTATAATGTATTATACATAGTTAATATGAACAGGAGAAGTGAATGAAATTATCTAAAGAAACCGTAGCCGTTATTAAGAACTTTGCTGGTATCAACAGCAATCTTCTTTTGAAATCAGGCAGCAAAGTAGCAACAATCTCGTCACAAAAGAATGTGATGGCAGATACAACTGTAACTGAATCATTCCCAAGTGATTTTGGTATCTATGACCTCAACGAGTTCTTGGGTGCCATGTCTTTGTTTGAAGATCCAGAGTTGGAATTCAGCGAAAAGTTTGTTACTATCAAACAAGGTGGTATGAGCATTAAGTATTATGCTGCTGCCGCAGATGTCTTGGTTGCCCCAACTAAGAGTATCACTTTCCCAGATGCAGAAATCAATTTTAATATCACAGCTTCCCAGCTTGATATGATTCGCAAGACTGCTGGTGTATTGCGTAGTGAAGACGTTTCTATTGTTGGTGATGGTAGCAAAATTGCTGCTGTTGTTGGTGACAAGAAAAACTCTACGTCAAACTCTTTCAATCAAGCAGTTGGTACAACTGACAAGACATTTAAAGTTAATCTAAAGGTAGAAAACCTAAAGATGATTCCAGGTGATTATGCAGTTAGCATTTCGTCAAAGAAAATCTCTCGCTTTAAAGGTTCTGGGGATTTAGTTTATTACGTAGCTGTTGAGGCAGATTCTACATTCGAAGGATAATTCCTTTTTATGAAGCGTACAAATATATTCAGTTGCCCTATATGGGAATGGGATAATCTTCCAATAGATAATTCCAAACTTGAACAACATGTGTATACTTTAATGGAACGTGATCCAGAGTTTAGAAACCCTGAAGGATATAGTGGACTTATATTAAAGTGGAAGAGTTATAACCTAACATCAAAAGACTTTTTGGCTTTTCCTGAAACTGGTAAACTAATCGCTTTAATTAAAGAATTAGTAGTTCCTTGTATCGCTGAATTAAATCCACGGGATTCTGCTACTTTTGTTTTACAAGAAGTGTGGTTCAATGTTTACCCACCACTTGCTTCATTGGAAAGTCACCCACACGTAGGTAATGTTTTGTCTGGAACATACTACATCAAAGCCAAACCAAACTGTGGTGACTTGGCATTTTTAACAGGTGATAATAGCACATACTATAACTTTGCTGCTAAGTACTTTCATAACAGAAATGACATAACTGCAATTAAACATCTAGTGAAACCTGTGGAAAATTCTATGATAGTTGCACCCTCGCATTTAATGCATGCTGTAAAAGAGAATCGCTCAGAAGAGGATAGAATTTCTCTTTCCTTTAATTTTAAAGTTGTTAGTGATAACACATACACACCAAACGACAAGTATTTTAAAATTTAACTATATTATGAAAGTTTATTATGATTGAATCTCGTGACGAGTTGTTTCTGTGGGTTGAGAAGTATCGTCCACAAACTATTGATGAGTGTGTACTTCCAGAGTCATTGAAGAAAACTTTCAAGGACTACGTATCTAAAGGTCAACTACCTACATTCTTGTTATGTGGTACTGCTGGTGTTGGTAAAACTACCATTGCCAAAGCACTGTGTAATGAGGTAGGTGCTGATTACATTATGATTAACGGATCTGACGAAGGTCGTTCCATTGATACCCTGCGCACAACCATCAAGAACTTTGCTTCAACAGTATCTCTAACTGATGCTAAAAAGGTAGTTATCGTTGATGAAGCAGACTATATGAACAGTGACTCTGTTCAACCTGCTCTGCGCAACTTTATCGAACAGTTCTCTGGTAATTGTTCCTTTATCTTTACTTGTAATTTTAAGAATCGTATTATTGAGCCACTTCACTCTCGTTGTGCAGTGATTGAATTTAAGATTGATAGTAAAGACAAGCAAGAGATTGCTGCTACTTTCTTTAAGCGAGCAACCACTATCCTCAAGCAAGAGGGTATTGAATTTGATCCCAAAGTTGTTTCTGAACTTATAATCAAACACTTTCCTGACTATCGTCGTATCTTAAATGAACTTCAACGATATTCTGTATCTGGTAAAATCGATACAGGCATCTTAGTTAATTTGGGTCAAGAATCCTTTAAACAATTAGTCAAGGATATGAAGGAAAAGGATTTCCCAGAAGTTCGTAAATGGGTATCAAAGAATTCTGAACTTGGAACTGCCCAAATCTTCCGTGAATTATATGACAACGCATCTGTTGTAATGCAAGATATTAGTATCCCGCAACTTGTATTAATCTTGGCTGAATATCAGTATAAGTCTGCTTTTGTGGCAGATCAAGAGATAAATATAATGGCAGCATTAACAGAAGTAATGTCTCAATGTAAATTTAAGTAAGAGGTTTGTATGGAAGGTCTCTATATTCTTGTAGGGTTTTTACTTTGGGTTTGGGGTATTATTATTGGATGGCGAGCACGTGAGGTTCACGCAAAGCAACAAGTAGAAAAGTTGCTGGCAGAAAATGTTGATGTCCCAGAAACAGATGAAGAAACACGAATTAAAATTAAAATCGAAAAAGATGAAAACGGATTTTTCGTTTATGATTGCATAACAAATGAGTTTATGGCACAGGGTACAACTCGTAACCAAGTGGAACTGGCTCTAGCGAAAAGATATCCTGGTAAGCAGTTTGCTGCCACCCCAACCAATCTACATGAAACAGGATTTACATTATGATGCCAATACTAAGTAACTATCAAGAAGGTACACGTAACGCCAAGGTATATAAAACTGCCACTGGTGAATATGGTGTTCTTGTATATGATGCTGATGACGACTATAATGGGTTTGATTCTTTTAGTGATATAGACACAGCAGAAGATTTTGCTGAGGATTGGGTATTGAGAGCAGGGCGATGACTCCTTTTGACTTTATCAATGCTATCAATACTAGCAAAGAAAACTTGTTTCGCGACCCACAAGCAAACAAGGATTATAATGCGTGGATTGTAAATAAAGGGTTGTCTTATTTTCCAGACACCGTATTGTACGCCAATGAGATGAATTTTCACCGTAGTATACCCAAAGAATGGCAATTCCAGTTTCTACTAAATAGTATACCCAAGAAAAAGCGATTTAGTAAGTGGTCTAAAAAAGACACTCGTACTGAAACCTTGTCCTTGGTTATGGAGTATTTTGGGTATTCTGAAGAGAAAGCTAAACAAGCATTAAGCATTCTCAGTAGTGACCAATTGACTATGATACAAGAAAAATTATACAAAGGTGGAAAATAATGACTGTGGAAATGATTTACTACGACTGGACGGCAGAGTCCATGCTTGAGGTGACACTCCCAGAACCAGACAATTTTTTAAAGGTTCGTGAGACTCTAACTCGCATTGGTATTGCATCCCGTAAAGAAAATACATTATATCAATCTTGCCATATTTTACATAAGCAAGGTAGATATTTCATTGTCCATTTCAAAGAACTATTTGCTTTGGATGGAAAAGAATCGAATATCACATCAGGTGATATCGAGCGTAGAAATGCCATTGCTAGTTTGTTGCAGGATTGGGAATTGTTAAAGATTCTAGATCCTAAACGTGCCGAGCAAAAAGCATCTCTATCGCAAATTAAGGTGGTCTCTTATAAAGAAAAAGACCAGTGGGAATTAGTTCCAAAATATAACATAGGAAAGAAACTGAAATGATTAAACTTGAATTGACTATCGATGAGTGCAATACTATTCTTCGTGTATTGGGCAAACACCCATTTGAGGAAGTTGTAACAATTATTCAAAAGATTAAATCACAAGGCGAGCCACAAGTGGTCGCACTTGAAGCAGAAGCAGCAAAGCAAGCAGAGTTGCCAGCTGCACCTGCTGCGTAAAGAATTCACCTTAGGACCGCTAAGTTACGAATCGTGGTAAAGCTGACAGTACGTTAAGCTGTCGCTGGAACTAGTAACCAGCATTAATGATATGCCTTCGGGGTATCAATTTTATTTTAACTCGCTTAATAGGAGCACACAATGCTACAACAATTAAACACGTTCATTGACACCGTACAGGATGCCAAGAAACAAATCGTCAAGACATTCGTTCAAGACAAAACCCTAGCAGAAACCATCAACGACTTTGTAGAGTCACAACGCACTTTTAGCAAGCAAATTGCTAAGACTACATTTGAAGTTGCAACTGAGTCTGCTAAACAAGCAGCTAAGTTTGATCTGTCAAAGGTGAAACTATGACATCAAATTTTATCCCCACATTCTGGACTACCAAAGATCTAGATAAATTCTTTGTTGGCTTTGATGATCAGTTTAAAACTCTTCAAAAACTACATGATGATGTCACAAAGAACATCCCTAACTACCCTCCATATAACATCAAGAAAATTGATGATACTCACTATACCATTGAGTTGGCTGTAGCAGGTTTCGGTCAAAACGAAATCGACATTGAGATTGATGGAGCTAAGTTAGTTGTTAAAGGTAATGTAGCTACTCAAGAAGCTGAAGATAATTTCTTGTTTAGAGGAATTGCTGCACGTGCCTTTACTCGTACCTTTGCCCTTAACGATCAAGTAGAAGTTAAGGATGCAGAACTATTCAACGGTATGCTTAAGATTGCTCTGGAGCGTATGATTCCAGAAGAAAAGAAACCAAAGAAAGTTCTAGTAAAAGCAAAAGGCGAGAAGCAATTATTGAATGAGGGTAACTAAATGAAACTCTTAAAAAAAGTTTTTAATTTTATTGTTACCATGTCAGATTCTTTGCATGAAGCAAAAGAAATGCAAAGAAAATCAAAAAGGATCCCATAATGAACTACTGGATCCCAATGACTGAAGATGATGTTGATTGGGTAAACGGTAAAACCGTACCAACCAATAAGTGAAATAAGGGGAGGAAACTCCCCTTGCCAGTTTTATTGATACCTAAATATAGGTATGATGAAAGCAAGAGTTTCCCCAAATTTAATCTCATTCGTTACGATACGTCGTGGGGATTGGATTATGAAAATATCTGTCTACAAGACAAAAGATATTTTACTCGTCGCACAACATTATTTTGAAAATGAAAAATTTCAGGTAGTACATTTTTCAAATCAAGATGATGCTGCGATCTACATTGACAAATTAGCAGAAGAGGTTTAACATGAGCGTGAAAGTTTTTAAATTGATCAATGGTGAAGAATTGATTGCAACAGTATCAGCACAAAGTGATACAGAGTATCATCTCACTGATCCAACAACCATTGTTATGCAGCAAACTGAACGTGGTGTTGGTGTTGCTCTAATGCCATATATGCCATACGCTGGCAAACAAGTTACACTCAATAAGAGTGCCGTTGCTTCTGAGGGTTCTCCTCTAGTAGAAATGCAAAACGAATATAGTCGAGTCACTGGGTCAGGAATCCAGATTGTCTCGTCTTCAGCCCTTGCTGGGCTTAGTTCTTAAGCCAGTAAATCCCCCTAAGACCCTCTCTAGTAGAGGGTCTTTTTCATTGTAGGACTGCCTAAGTCATTGATCTATAAGGGGAAATAATCCCCCCATTTCCTGAGGGTTACTTTGCAAAATACCTTGCCTTTAATTCATATCACTGGTATAATAGTCTTATGATGATTGAAAAGGAAATGAAAATGATTGTAAAAACTGGTGATGTGATTCGTTCTTATGACTTTAAGCCAATGGTTGGTCGTGAAGATTGTTTCGTTGAAGGTGTTGTTGAGCGTGAGACAAATGAGCAAGGTTACGATGCTTACAAAATTACCGTGACCAAAGATTCTTGGTCTGATGCGACTGATAAAGGTCGTCTTGGTAAAATTGTTTATGTACCTAAGCGTGTTTCGTTTATGGAATATTCTGGTCGCATTATCAACTTGTCACGTATCTAATTGAAAAGGAAATATATTATGAAAAACAAACAAATCGTTGCAACAATTTACAATCGCCCAGTTCAAACTAAATCTGAGGCACGTGCTGAATCTGAGAAAGCACTGAAGGCATTCTTGAAGTCTGGTGGAGTAATTCAAGAAAGTAAATCCCGTCGTAATCCAAAGAGCAAGATGTCTGGGAAAAGTTCCCGTGGGTTTATCTGTGGTACTTCTGGTTTCGCTACTGGTTTTCCTAGACGTACGATGGGTGCTTGACTTTAATTCGCAAATAAAGTATAATTGTTTATATAATGGAGAATGTGATGAACTACGAAAAAATGAGTACTGATGAATTGGGTGGGTTGTTTTCTGATTACTACAAAGACACGCACGGCAGTCGTCCTCGTTTCGTAGACTTCAACGATCGCGAAGAACTTATTCGTCAGTTAGATCTCCTGAACAATTACCACGACAAAATGCAGGAAACTTTTGAAAGTCGTGAGCAACTCCGTGAAGATGGTTGGATCATCCACGAAACTGATCCTGAGATGCAGAAGATGGCTTACTTCCTCGCCAAAGAGCGTGACAAGTGGAAGTTGGATAACTGGGGTGAGGAATTCAACGAAGCACGTTACTATGAGCCAAAGGTGGCAGCATGATTCTGGCGAAAGAGGTGACTGTCTGGGATTGTGAAGTTGGACAACCAAACCATACTTACTTAATGTCAGATACTAAAAGTAAGATCTATGGTTACTTTAAGTTTCACAACCCCAAAGAATTTACAATGTTTAAAAAGCCGATTCGTATTGATACACGATATCGCAAGTTTGATGTAATACAAAAGAATATTAAGGATATAGAATGAATAAATTTGTGAGTAATAAAATTAAAAATGAGTCAGATCAAGAAATTCTTTTGATCACTCAAGAAGAATGTGCTGAAGTTACACAAGCAATAAGTAAAGTGTTTAGGTTCGGCATGGATGACGAACACAATGGTGTAACAAATAGAGAGCATCTTGAAGAAGAACTGGGTGACTTACTTTGTATGATTGAGTTGCTAATTGCAAGCGAAATGGTTGACGAGATGACTGTCTATCGTGCCAAGAATGCTAAAATGGCTAAACTTGCTAAGTGGTCAAATATTAAACAGGTAGCTTAAATGAATATACATAAGTTTTTCGAGAGTCTTGCGGCAAACCCTTCACGGAATTTCAAAATCGAGCAACTAACTGCACATAGCGATAACGAAATGTTACGTGAGGTAGTTCGCTTGGCTCTCGACCCATTCACTCAATTCTATCAGAGAAAGATTCCTGAGTATGAATTCGTAGGCGAAGAGTCTGAGCATCAAACATGTCTAGAGATGGCTATACAGAATCTTTCTTATCTGTCAAATAGACAAGTAACTGGTAATGCTGCCATTGCTCATCTGCGTGCTATTCTATCAGGACTATCTCCTGATGATGCTAAAGTGATTGAGCGTATCATTGATAAGAGTCTTGATTGTGGCGTTCAAGTGTCAAGTGCCAATGCAGTTTGGCCAGGATTGATTAAAGAATATCCTGTCATGCTTTGCTCACAATTCGAGCAGAAGCTGGTTGATAAAATTAAATTCCCAGCATATGCTCAGCTAAAGATGGATGGCATGCGATTCAATGCAATCGTTAGGAATGGAGCAGTTGAATATCGTAGTCGTAATGGCAAAGAAATTAACCTGTTAGGAAATCTTGATGACCAATTTTTGGCAATGGCTGCTGGCGATGAGTACGTGTTTGATGGTGAGCTCATGGTTATGTTCGATGGAGACTCTCAGTTCGCAGATCGTCAAACTGGTAATGGGATCTTAAACAAAGCAAACAAAGGTACTATCTCAGAGAAAGAAGCATCACAAGTGCACGCAACTGTCTGGGATGTTATTCCATACGCATTATTTTGTGATGCATATTGTGCAACTCCGTACAGTAGACGATTCAATGATCTGCGTAAGATGGTTGAAAATGTAAAGGTTCGTGGTAAACGTATCTGGTTGGTTACAAGTGATACTGTTGAAACCATGGAAGATGCCAACGCAAAGTTCGAAGAATATCTTGGACTTGGTCTTGAAGGTATTATTCTTAAAGATGGTTCTGGTGTTTGGGAAGATAAACGTGCAAAGCATCAGATCAAGATGAAGGGTGAACTGGAATGCGATCTTAAGATTGTTGCAATCGAAGAAGGTACTGGTAAGTATGCAGGAATGCTTGGTGCAATTCTTTGTGAGTCTGCAGATGGTGTTGTAAAGGTAAGTGTTGGTTCTGGCTTTAAAGATGAGCATCGCAAGAACTATGGTCAAGAATTAGTTGACAAAATTGTGGCAGTAAAGTATAATATGAGAATACGAAATAAATCTGGTGAGGAAAGTTTGTTCCTACCAATCTTTATTGAGATTCGTGATGATAAAAATGTTGCAGATTCTAGTGAGGTTATAAAATGATTTTAGCTCTAAATGTCAAACAGAAACGAATCTTCAGTGTTAAATCTAAAGAAGATATGAGTATTGCCAAGAAATTTTTTCAGTCTTGGTCATGGGGTGGAAATGGTTGCCCATTTATTCTGGAACAACCTTATACGAATATTCCTGATATGATGCGTGAGAAAATTATTTACGGTATGTTTAAAATCACTATTGGAGAATAACGTGAAAGTAGTAATCAATAAATGTTATGGTGGTTTTAGTTTGAGTCACCAAGCAGTAATGCGTTACTTTGAAATCAAAGGTATCACTGTATACCCAGAACAAGGTAAGGACTACTGGCAGTTCTGGACATACTGGACAGTCAAGCCAGAAGATCGTATTGAATCTAAAGAAGGTAAAGACTTCTACAATATGCCGATTGAAGAACGTCGAGTATACAACAAAGCATATTCTGAGCAAACTATCTACGAAAGAGATATTGCACGTGATGACCCAGCTTTGGTCCAAGCAGTTGAAGAACTTGGTGCTGCAGCTTGTGGTGCTCATGCTGAACTGTCAGTTGTAGAAATTCCAGATGGTGTTGAATATACAATCGAAGAATATGACGGAAAAGAACATATCGCAGAAAAACATAGGACTTGGGGTTAATTATGAATGAACTTGACGCACACGATAACTTTGCCAAGAAAATGGCAGAAAAATACCCTCGTTACTTTGGTGAAGATAAACGATATGGTGGGTTTGCCATTGGTGAAGGTTGGTATCCTATTATCGAATCATTGGTTGGACAGATTGATCACTACACCAAATGGCGACGCAATATGCGTGCCAATGACTTGCGCAAACAACGTGCCAAAGATAAAGGTATGGAAGCACTGATCCAGTTTATGGTTGGTAAGAGAGGTAGAGAACCATCTGACTGGGATATTGAACGAGCCGAAGAAGCCATGGAGAATGACATCGCTATTACTCCAAAGGTTAATTGGATTGAGATTCAGCAGATCAAAGAGAAGTTTGGTGGGCTACGATTCTATTACGATGGTGGTGATGAACGCATCTCTGGTATGGAAACTATGGCTGAAATCTGGGCAGGTCGTACTTGTGAGACTTGCGGTAACGTAGGTAAGCAACGAGGTGGTGGTTGGATCCGCACATTGTGTGATGAACACGAAGCTCAATATCAAGCAAGGAAAAATAATGAGTAATTATACACCAGATAAATGGGTAGTAGTAAAGATTACTGGTAATGGGAATCCACCCATCCATAAAGTCTTTGCTTGTTGGTATGGTGGATACGCTGGATCAGATTCTTGGAAGCTAAACAGTGGCATTACCAAAGTTACCTATGAAGGATATGTTTATTCCTTTGAAGGTTCTTCTGGTTCTGTCTATGAATGTCACGCAGATTGTTATGGCACAAACTTTTACGGTATGAGTGTGCTGTCTAATATGATTGACATCGCAAAAGAAAATGGTATCACTATTGAGATACTACCAGAAGAAACTATTTTCACGGAGATTGAATATGAGTAAGTTTGTATTGGTAGAAACTATTCTTCAATATCGTATGCGTTATGTTATTGAAGTTCCAGATACACATAACGATGGTGAGTATCCTTGTACTGCTGAACAGTGGGCAGCAGACACAGTTACTTCTGAAGAGATGGTAGAGTTTTCTCAATTGTATCTTGGAGAAAATATTCTTAGCACTCGTGAGATTGCCAAGGAAGAAATTATTCCAATGTGTGATGCAGACAATGGATACCTGCAAGGTTGGACTGAAGAACAGAAAATGAAATTGGTAACCCCAATTGGTTATAAGAGGGATTGGTAATGTTTGTATTTGACGTAGAAACTCTTGGAGTAGAATCAACTTGTGTTGTTCTTTCTGCAGCTATGGTGCACTTTGATCCAGAGTTGCGACCAACATATCAAGACTTGCTAGATAATGCTTGCTTTGTAAAGTTTGATGTCAAAGAACAGATGAGTGTTGGTCGAAGTGCATCAAAGTCTACTCTGGAGTGGTGGAAATCTCAGCATGAGTACGTTCGCAAAGTATCTCTAGATCCATCTCGTGAAGACATGACTGTGGAAAATGGAATGCAAAAGTTCTATGACTATATGGCTAAGTTTCCAAATGCAAAAAAACAAACAATGTGGGCACGTGGTTCTCTTGATCAAATGGCAATAGATTCTCTGGCAGTTAAATTTGACTTAGAAGAACTTACAGGGTATAATGTATGGAGGGATGTTAGAACAGCAGTCGATATCCTATACGGAACTACTAATGGATACGTTGAAGTAGTGCACCCACTATTTTCTAGACACGAAGTTATTAAGCATCATCCCGTACACGACTGTGCCCTTGACGCAATGCAATTAATGTATGGAAAACAATAATGATTTTTTATTCGCACGTATTCCCATTCGGCAACAAAATGTGTGTCCGTGGGTACGAGAATGGTAAACCCTTTCAACGCAAGATTGACTTTTATCCAACTCTGTATGTAAACGCAAAAACTCCAAACACTGAATGGAGTACTCTCACAGGACAAGCTGTTGAAGAAATCAAACCTGGAACAGTAAAAGAAACACGAGAGTTTGTTAAGAACTATGAAGATGTCAGTGGCTTTGACATCTATGGTAACACCAACTACGTTTGTCAATATCTTAGCGACACTTATGAAAGTGATATTCGTTGGGACATGGAACAGATCAAAGTGTTTACCATCGACATTGAGACGGCAACAGAAAATGGATTCCCAGATATTAAATCTGCCAATGAAGAGATCCTATTAATTACCATCAAAGATCTGCAGTCCAAGCGTATTATTACGTTTGGATCACGTGCATTCGTTCATGGTCGCGATGACGTAATCTACATTCACTGTAAAGATGAACTTCACTTACTCAAAGAGTTTATGATTTGGTGGCAGCAAAACTATCCAGATGTTTTGACTGGTTGGAATATTAACTTCTTTGACGTGCCGTATTTGATCAAGCGTGTTTCTCGTGAACTTGGCGAAACGATCGCCAATAAGTTTTCACCATGGGGTTATATCAATGAGCGTAAGATCTTTGTTAAAGGTAACGAAGAAATCACATACGATATCCATGGTGTATCTCAGCTAGACTATCTTGACTTGTATAAAAAGTTTACGTATCAAAAGCAAGAATCGTATCGTCTAGATTATATTGCAGGTGAAGAACTTGGTGATGCCAAGAAAGAAAATCCAGGTGATACCTTCAAAGACTTTTATACCAATCACTGGCAAGAATTTGTTGAGTATAATATTCACGACGTAGAGTTGGTTGATAAACTTGAAGACAAGATGCGATTGATTGAGTTATGCCTAACTATGGCATACAACGCAAAGATTAACTATGAAGATGTATTTTCTCAAGTGCGTATGTGGGATGCCATTATCTACAATCACTTGCGTAAGAGAAAAATTGCGATTCCAACAAAGACTGGTTCAAGTAAAAATGAACAGTTTGAGGGTGCGTATGTAAAAGATGTTTTGGTTGGTGCTCACAAATGGGTAGCTTCCTTTGACTTGAACTCACTATACCCGCATTTGATTATGCAGTATAATATCTCGCCAGAAACTCTTACATCAGAAAAGATCAGCGTAACTGTTGATAAATTGCTCAACAAAGAAGTTGATACATCATACGCCAAACGTAGAGATCTGGCTCTAACTGCCAATGGTTGGACTTATCGCAGAGACATCAAAGGGTTTATGCCTGAGTTGATGGAAAAGATGTATGCGGATCGTTCAAAGTTTAAAAAGCAGATGTTGAAGATTGAACAAGAATATCAAAACGACAAAACGCAAAAACACTTGTTAAAAGATATTTCTCGTTTGAATAATCTGCAGATGGCTATGAAGATTGCCCTAAACTCTGCTTATGGTGCCATGGGTAATCAGTACTTCCGATACTTTGATATTCGTATGGCTGAGGGTATTACTACCAGTGGTCAACTATCAATTCGTTGGATGGCGAACAAGTTGAATGCATTCTTGAATAAAACTCTCAAGACTGAAGGTAAAGACTTTGTTATTGCAATTGACACTGACTCAATCTATCTTACACTTGAGCACTTGGTCGAGAAAGTCTGCGAAGGTAAAGATACTGCGGCAAAGATAAAGTTTATGGACAAGATCTGTGAAGATGTTTTCCAACCATTCATTGATCAAGGTTATCAAGAACTAGCCGAGTATATGAATGCACATAGTCAAAAGATGATTATGAAGCGTGAGGTTCTGGCTGACAAAGGTATCTGGACTGCCAAGAAACGATATATCCTTAACGTGCATAACTCTGAGGGTGTTCAATACGCAAAGCCCAAGCTAAAGGTAATGGGTCTTGAGATGGTTAAGTCAAGTACTCCTGCAGCAATTCGTGATAAGCTACGAGAATCTATTGATGTAATTCTTAAAGGTAATGAAGCTGACTTGCACGCATACATTGAAACATTCCGTGCTGAGTTTAACCAAATGCCAGTTGAAGCCATTGCATTCCCTCGTGGTGTTAATGGTTTGCGTCAGTATTCTGGTTCTCCGATCTATTCAAAGGGCACACCGATTCACGTGCGTGGTTCTTTGCTGTATAATCACTACGTTAAAAAGTTTGGACTAGATAGAAAGTACCAGCTAATTAAAGAAGGTGACAAGATTAGGTTTATCTACGTCAAGAAACCAAATCCATTTAATGAGGATGTCATTGCATTCCCGCAATCTATTCCTAAAGAGTTTGGACTTGAAGAGTTTATTGATTATGAACTTCAATTTAAAAAGACTTTCCTTGACGCAATGCAAACTGTAATTGAACCACTTGGTTGGAAAGTTGAACATCAATCATCATTGGAAGACTTCTTTGGATAATATTCGTATCATCAAAACAGGAATCAATGTTTCAAAGATTATGAAACAATTGCAAGAGAATCCACAGGATTGGGGTTCTCAGAAAAACATTGAAGGTGTTAAAGACTTAGTCACAGATTATGATGCTTTAAAGTTTTTGCAAATGGATGTTGGTGCTTTGCAATTAGTTATGGGTGTGGTTTCCAGCAAAGAAGAATTTGTTGGAGACAGTGAAATATCCAGACCAACGCCAGCATATGACAGACACACAGAAGTCGTTAGATTCTTAAAACGCAATTTTAAGAAATTTGACAGATGTGGATTTTTATCATTACCGATAGGTGGTATTGTTGGTCAGCATATTGATATGGGTAGTTACTATCAGACCAGAGATAGATACCATCTTGCAATTCAAGGCACATACATATACACAGTTGGTGGTGAATCTGTTACAGTTGAACCTGGAACTCTACTTTGGTTCAACAATAAACTACCTCACGGGACACAAAATATTGGAGATTGCGTTCGCATAACATTTGTGTTTGATGTACCTCACAAGAAATAAAACTTTACTTATATACATATATCACGTATAATAATTATTGAAACTCAACGAAAGGCTAAAATGAGCATTCTAGATAAAATTAAAAAGAACAGTACGATTAAAGAATCTGCTATTCTATCACAATCAAAGTTCTTTCAAAAGAAAGATATGATTCCTACTTCAGTCCCAATGATCAATGTGGCTCTTTCTGGTCGTCTTGATGGTGGTCTAACTCCTGGACTGACAATGTGGGCTGGTCCAAGTAAACACTTTAAGACAGCATTCTCTTTGTTAATGGCAAAAGCATATATGGAAAAGTATGAAGATGCTGTCTTGCTATTTTATGATTCAGAGTTTGGTACTCCTCAGTCTTACTTTGATTCATTTGGTATTGATACTGAGCGTGTTATTCATACTCCAATCACTGACGTTGAGCAATTGAAGTTTGACATTATGAATCAGCTTGGTGGTATTGAACGTGGTGATCACGTAATTATCGTTGTAGATTCTATTGGTAATCTAGCTTCGAAGAAAGAAGTTGATGATGCACTTGATCAAAAGTCTGTTGGTGATATGACTCGTGCAAAACAAATGAAGTCGTTGTGGCGTATGGTTACTCCCCATCTAAACCTTAAAGACATTCCTTGTGTGGTTGTGAACCATACTTATATGGAAATTGGTTTATATCCAAAAGCAATCGTTGGTGGTGGTACTGGTTCTTACTACTCTGCTGACAATATTTTTATTCTTGGTCGTCAGCAAGAAAAAGAAGGAACTGAGATTGTTGGTTACAATTTTATTATTAACGTAGAGAAGTCAAGATATGTGCGAGAAAAATCTAAGATCCCTGTTAGCGTATCTTTCGATGGTGGTATTAGCCGTTGGTCTGGCTTACTCGATGTTGCTCTTGAATCTGGACATGTCATCAAACCTAGCAATGGTTGGTATCAAAAGGTAGATAAAGAAACTGGTGAGATGGATGATAAAAAGTATCGCATCAAAGAAACTGATACTAAAGAGTTTTGGATGCCAGTTCTAAAGCAGAAATCTTTTATTGACTTTGTCAAAGGTAAGTATACCGTTGCATCTACTGATATCTTAAAAGATGAAGACATCGATGCAGAACTTGCATTAATTGATGATGAAGAATAAACCTTACGTTGTCGTTGAAAACAAGCAAGGGTTTGATGCGATAAAGTTGACCGAAAATCCATTTGAGGGTATAATTTATACTTATGGTAGAGTTTCCTTTGATGAAGATGACGCAACTGGGTACATCAAGCTGAAGTTTGATTACGAGATTTTAGATTATGCGGATAAGGTAATTACTAATAAACAACCATTTGAAAAATACATTGGTGATATATTACAAGAACTTATTCACGAAGGTATTGAAAATAACAATTTAACATACGCAGGTGGTATTGATGAGAATAGAACAGGCGATCCTATCGAACCTGATTCACAATGAAGAATATTGCCGTAAGGTAGTTCCTCATTTAAAGAAAGAGTATTTCTCCGATAGAAAAGAAGCAGCAATCGTTATGATTCTGCTTAATTTCTTTGAGCAATACAATAAGCCAGCAAGTCCTGAAGTTGTTCAGATTGAATTGTCTAATCTTAACGGATTCACGGATAAAGAGATTCCTGAGATGCAGGAATACGCCAAGACTTTACAAGCTGATGCTGCTACCAATCAAGATTGGTTGATTGAAAATAGTGAGAAGTTTTGTAAAGATCGTGCTGTGTATAATGCCATTCTGGATTCAATTAAGATTATTGAAGGTAGAGATAAGGTACATACTCAAGATGCCATCCCAACAATTCTTTCTGAAGCACTTGGTGTGTGTTTTGATAATCACGTTGGTCATGATTACCTACAAGATGCGCAATCTCGATTTGACTTTTATCATAGGGTTGAAGAAAAGGTTGCCTTTGACCTAGAGATGTTTAACAAGATTACCAAAGGTGGTTTGTCAAAGAAAACTCTAAACATTGCGTTGGCTGGTACTGGTGTTGGTAAGTCGTTGTTTATGTGTCACGTTGCTGCTGGTGTTCTTATGCAAGGTAAGAATGTTCTATACATTACTATGGAAATGGCTGAAGAACGTATCGCTGAACGTATTGACGCAAACTTGTTGAACCTTACTATGGATGAGTTAAAGGTAGTTGACAAAGATATCTTTGACTCACGTCTAGCAAAGATTGCCAATAAAACCAAAGGTACGTTGATTGTAAAAGAATATCCAACTGCAAGTGCTCACGCTGGTCACTTCCGTGGCTTGCTTGAAGAACTTAAATTAAAGCGTGAGTTTGCCCCAGATATTATTATGATTGACTATCTTAATATTTGCGCATCTTCTAGAATGAAGCAAGGTGCAAATGTAAACTCTTATACATATGTAAAGAGTATTGCTGAAGAGTTACGTGGTCTTGCCGTTGAGTATAATGTACCCATTCTTAGTGCAACTCAAACTACTCGTTCTGGATTTACTAATTCAGATCCAGGACTTGAAGATACGTCAGAGTCGTTTGGTTTGCCAGCCACAGCTGACTTGATGTTTGCTCTAGTGAGTAATGAAGAACTTGAGCAGTTGAATCAGATTATTGTAAAGCAGTTAAAGAATCGTTACAATGATCCAGGTTTTTATAAACGATTTGTTATTGGTATTGATCGTAGTAAAATGAAACTGTATGACGTTGAGATCTCTGCACAAAGCGGATTATCTGATGCAGGTACTAAAGATGATAAGCCTATGTTCGATAAAAGTGAATTTGGTAAACGTATACATAATGAAGATAACTTTAGTGGGTTTAAGTTTTAAGGAGCCGAAATGGTAAAAATTGTTGTAGCAGAAAACAAGTATGATGCCAAACATATGTTGGGACAATTTCCAACTGAAGCAGATTACGATCTTTTAATTGAAGAAGATATGGACGTTTATATGCCTGAAGTTCCAGGACATCCTGAACTGACATATACCGAAGAACGTATTGTTCTGAAGTTTCGCAAGAACTACTTTACAAAAGAACAACAAGAGCAAGCATACGTTGGTTTGAGAGAAGCTGCGGTTGAATCTCAGAATCGTGGTATTGCTGCTGGTCCACGTCAAGGTTCATTGGGTAATCGCCAGTGGGTAACAGATTACGAATACGATATGCTTGACGTATTCCTAAAGCCAACTGAAAACTTGTTTGGTGACGATCCTGTTGAGGTTGTTCGTAACAAACATAAGAACATTACTGCCAGTGCTTCTAATCGTGCACGTGTTTGGTCAGTAGATGGTGTCAAGAAAGAGAACTTTGTATTTGACACTTGGGTTGATACTATTCGTAAGATGACACCTGATGCTGCCAAACAAGAAGCAGAACGTGTAGCTGAAGATCTTATCTGTGCCACAACTTACGCAAACTCAGTTCACTCTGGCATTGCTGGTTGGTTCGATCGTTATCCACGCATTCCGTATGGTCGTGCCACAAGTTATACTCGTGATAATTTTGACAAGTTTAAGATGGCGTTTCCTTTCTTACAAACTCTATCGCAAGGTTTCAAAGAATTGTTACCTTGGAGATACGGCAATCAAATGGCTGCAGCCAATAAACTAGATCCAAACTATTTGGTTCCAGGTACACCATTTACCACAATTACCGTAAACAAAACTTTCCGTACTGCTTGCCATTATGATGCTGGTGATTTAACCACAGGTTTGTCTAATCTACTAACCTTGTCAAATACTGGTAACTATTCTGGTTGTTATCTGGTTGCACCTGAGTATCGTGTGGCAGTTAATGTACGTCCAGGAGATTTGTTGTTGATTAACAATCACGAAGTTATGCACGGCAATACTGAAATTAAAGTGCACGATGAAATCTCAGAACGCATTAGCTTGGTTTGCTACTTCCGTGAAAAGATGCTTGAGCTAGGTTCCAAAGAATACGAAGATACCAGATATCAATTCGTTGAAGATCGTCGCAAGAATAAAGAACATCCTGAACACAGAGCATTGTGGAATGGTGTATCTCCAGGTATGTGGGAGTCTGACGAGTGGTACGATTACCTACGTCATAAACTTGGTGAAGACCAACTGGTGAAGTATCACCCAGAATCACAAAAGGCTAACTCACTAGAAAGTTTCTTTTAATGTGCGCAGTCATTGGAGCCATCCTGCAGAAACCAACTCTGCAGGATTTTACTATGTTGCATCGTGTATTCCTAGAGTCCAAGATTCGAGGTATGCACGCCACTGGAATATCCTATGTCAAGAATGACCGAGTTGTTACTGAGAAGCACCCTGTTCCTGCCAATGAGTTTCCTTTTAATTTTGCAGAGTATGTTAATGAAGATGGGAATCTCTACCTTATTGGTCACTGTCGTTACAGCACTAGCGATCTTGAGTTTAATCAGCCAATTGGTAATGATAAACACTCAATAGTTCACAATGGAGTTATCACTCAAGAACTACCAGAACGCTGGAAAGAATTATATAATTATGAGTGCACGACCAAGAATGATAGTGAGTTAGTCTTACACTCTGATTCGCCACTTGAAGAGTTTCCTGATATGTCTATGGGTGTTTGTGAATTAACCAGTGACAAGAAACTACTTGCTTATCGTAATGGCAAACGTCCATTATACTTGACTAGTATTTCAAATGGGTGTATAATTACTTCTACTGCTGATATTATTAAACGTGCAGAAGTGGAAGGGTTTCCTATTAACCTTTTATCAAATCATTACACTACATTTGATAGTGACCTAACTATGATTGTTGAAAAGGTTAATATTGATGCTGTTGATTACCAACTAATAGGTGACTGATGAATTATCCAAAAGAAAAATTTACATACGGTATGGAAATAGAGTGGGGTGATGTTCCTCGCTCTTTTTCAATTCCAGAACATCTTGGTACTTGGGAATACTCCGAGCGAGATATTATTAACCTACGAGATCCATACAAGAACGTATGTGCAGATCCGTTGGGTGAAGATCCGCCATTTGGTGGAGAGATTAATACCAAGCCAACTCGTACTTGGGCTGGTCAAGTAGAACGATACTTTGAACTACAGAAACTGTTTGAAGATGCTGGTCATCCACCAACAGTAGGTGTTACTGCACATACACACATACACTGTCGCATTCCTGGATTGCGTGATGATATCGATGCACTAAAACGATTGACCAAATACATCAAAGAAAACCAAGCAACAACAGTTGATCGTGTTTATGGTTTCTATGACCACAATCAAATGAAAGGTGCCAAAGGTGCCAAGATGTATCTAAAGTTTGATGGTGGTCGTACAATGCCAGATTATATGAGCGATAATATTATCAATCTAGCCACTGACTTCAACTCTTTCATTAAGATGCACGCTGCAGGTAAAGATGGTGTTTCAATGGGTCGCCCATTCCGATATGCCATTAATATGTACGCACTCAAACACATTGATACTGTGGAGTTTCGTTTATTCCGTGGTACACTGGATAAAGTAGAATTGGAATCTTGCTTCCGTTTCGTTGAAGACTTCCTTGATGCTGCGCTAAATGATGGACCAAGTGTTGACGATCTGATCAATACCAATGGTTATAAGTTTCCACCGATGCAGTGGGATCTTGCTCAATTCATTGGATGGGAAAAGACAAAGCACCCAGAAGATCGTGGTGAGAAAGTGAGAACTCTTGTTGAGGTTGAGTAAATGTTCAAGATGTGATTTTGTAAATAGTATATCTACCGATAAGGGAGATAACTTTGCAAAGACATTTATTGCCAAAGCAGATATGCAAGACCAATGGGAGTATTGCATAGGTGCTTGGGATGGTAGCGAATTAACAGCTGCCATTATAACTACCATATCCAAGAATAAACCCCACGTGGCTAACCTACAACTCTTGCATACCTTTGTAAAACACCGAGGAAAGGGAGCTGCCAGGATCCTCTGCGAGGACTCTTTAAAGCGTGCTAGAGCGTCTGGAGCGACTTACTTTAGGGTATCCTCAGAGAAGTCTGCCGTAGGCTTCTACGAGCGTCTAGGGTTCCGATTCTGGGGTTCCCAAAAGAGTGGTTGCCAGCTATCCATCTTTAGGATAGGGGGAGATACCTTCCTACAGGGCGACTACGACCTTTCTGACACCACCATCAATAAAGCGGTCAACCGAAAGGGTAAGGGAGGTTGTACGACCCTCTACGACCTTGCAAAGAGCCAAAATGGGGTCAAAATAGACGATTTTTGAGTCAAATTTAGCTTTACTTTAATTGCAAAATAAGGTATAATAAAGGTTGGATAATTGAGGAATTTATTATGAGAAATTTAAACCTTGAAGAACTAATAGAATTTAATTTTAATTCTGACTTGGTGAACCAAGAAGAATCAAGACGTGAGTACATATCTGAAAAAAATCAAGAAAATCATAAGACTTGGGGTGATACTAAAGAGCGTTGGATAAAGCGACATCTTTATAAAGGGACACAAAGTAATGCTAGAGAAAAGAAAGTAGCCAATACTTTATCTCCAGTAGCCTTAAGTAAAATGTGGGATTTACAAAAAGGTAAATGTGCTATTAGTGGAGTGGAGTTAGTTTGGGGTGAAACTGATAACATCCGAAGAGCATCAGTTGATCAAATATATCCATCAGGTGGCTATACATTAGAAAATACATGGCTAGTTTGTTCAGGAATAAATTTTTTGAAAAATAAATTTTCACTGACAGATCTTCTTGAGATATACCCACAAGCAATAAAATCTTCTTTATTTAACGAGGTATATGAAGCTACTTTAAATGATAAAGTACCTACACACAATAGTCCTATTATAAACGACCTTCAATTACTCACTTAATGGACTATAGACTATCACAAAATCGTAGAGAAGCATTCATACGCTGGTATGCGTGGTCGTTGAAGTATGACGACTGCGACCCAGCAGTATGGGCGACTAACTATATAAACGATCGTTACGAGCATAATGACGAGCAGAAACTTTGGTTGTGCTGGCTATACGGTAATACATACTATCTTCCAACTGCTTGGGTATTGATGAACGAGTTTCCCGACTATGAACTGGCAACTGTTGATCGTATGACTCAGTGGAATACTACCAACTACAAGCGACTGCGTTATCAAACTGACACAAAGTGGAACAAGGGACATTTGCCAACCATGTTCGAATCTTATCAAAAGTATATTGGCAATCAAACTCAACGAGAAAAGATAGAGTCATTATATGGAAACAATGAGAAGGCAAACTTTGATAACTTGTGGGAGAGCGTTAAGTCTAGCTTGCATAAGTTTGGTCGTTACAGTACTTGGTTTTATCTTCAGCATCTTAAGCATACCGCTGGTGTTCGGATCGATCCTACTTCTCTCATGCTGGACGATTATGATGGCTCTCGCTCTCATCGTAATGGATTACTTTATGCCCTCGGACAAGAAGACAGTGTGGATAGAAAACTCACTGCAATGGAGTATGCAAATCTTGAGTCACAAGCCCAAGAGATTCTTGCAGAGACGAAAGCAAGATTTCCAGAACTCATATCGTCAATAGATTATTTCACTATGGAAACGTGTCTGTGTTCTTATAAGAAAATCTTTAGAGAACACCACGGAAGATACCTTGGGTATTACCTAGATCGTCAAGCTGAAGAGATTATCAAAGTTGAAGGCGATGGATGGTATGGAATTGATTGGGATGTGCTTTGGCAATCCCGAGAAGAAACTATTGATTTACGTCTAGATCACAAACGTGGTATAGACAAAGAAAAGTTTAAGTATTTTATCAATACAGGTAAACTTGATAATCTCGAGTGGATGTTTGATGATGAACAGCGACAACTTATTGGACTAGAGGAATTTTTATGAGAAAATTGATTGCAGTTGGTGGTTCTCCAGGAACAGGTAAAACTACCTTATTCCGTAAGTTTATGGAAGGTAAAACTTGGGAGCGAGTTGAGCCCAAGAAAATGTTACCTGCACTCTACTGTGCAGAATTGGATTTGTATATCCTAGGTAAGTACGAAGATGGCGAAACATTCGCTGGCACAGATCGTTTAAGTATGGCTGTTCAACCAGTGGCTCAGGAATTCGTCAAGGAAACTACTTCAAACATCTTATTTGAAGGCGACCGAATCTTTAACCAGTCTTTCCTAGAGTTTGCCATGGGATTGCCCGATACTGATCTACAAGTGATTTTCCTAAAGGTTCCCAAGGAAATGCTTGAGCAAAGGTATAAGGATCGTGGATCCGACCAATCGGAGATATTCCTAAAGGGTCGCAATACTAAATATAATAACCTATTGTCTAATTTTGAGTTGATGCCATATATTACTGAGTTTGTGAATACTAACTTAGAGGAGCAGGGGAAAGTTCTAACCTTTTTAGAAGGTCAATTAGGATAAGGATGGAACTTTCTAGGGATATGAATTACCTAGAAACCGCAGACTTCAATTGGATGGAAATGCTCAATTTCTATGAGCAGCCATTTAGAGCTAAACTCATTCCATCAAAAGTGTGGCGAGATCTCGACAAGTATAAAAATGATAGCGTAGGTCTAGCCAACTATACTAAAAAGTGGCGTACCAAAATAGAGTTTAGAAAAGCACCATCTAAGGCAAAGATCTGGAAAACCTACACATCAATTGGTGGTGAATATTCCCCAGATGAACGTCAGTGTACCCTACAAATCTACACGCTAGAATTTGATAAATTCCCTTTCACTAAAGTATCTTGGGATAGATTTAAGTATCGCTTTATTCAAACTCTGATGCACGAGTTGATTCACTTTATGCAGTACGATCGTCGTGGTGATGAGTGGAGCAATTACGTACTACCACATAAGAAAGTTGGTCAAGCCAAGAAAGACGCTGAGCGTAAATACCTTTCTGAGTTTGATGAGATACAAGCATACGCTCATTGTGTTTATCTGGACTTTAAAATGTTCCGTCCAAGATTAGAAGTAGAAACACTAATGAACCGAGCAGGACAATATACAGATTCAAAGACTCTACATTACTTTCTAAAGACATTCAACTACGACTACAAGAATAACGCTGCAATTCCAAAGATAATGCAGCAGATTATTAAGTGGGACAACAAGTATCAACGATACGTCAATAAGCCTAAATAGTAGTCTAATGGGATTACTATGGCAACAGATTACTCAAAACTAGCAGCATCCGCCAAAAAGATGGTAGATTATCTTTCCACCAAAGGTGTTAAGGTAACTTTAAAATCTTCAAGGTATCAAGCTCAAATTAAAGCAGTTGAGATTGCATTCTCAGGCACACTTGACGCATTCTTAAAAAGTGTTGGTATAACTGCAACAGTTACTGATCTTAGTGTCACTGAAGAAAAAGCAATTTCTGGTAAGTACAAAGCCAAGCTAATGACTCTTACCAAAGTACTCGGCACTATTGCCAAGGGCGAAACCTTTTACATTGTAAATACCTATACTGAAAAGGGTACGCTAAAAACAAAAGATTTAGCACCAGAAAAGTTTAATCTCACTACTAGCAAATATACAACGCTAGAATCTCTAGACAAAGCTGTGTTGAATGGTATCAAAGAAAACGCTACCCTAGCAGCAGACATTAAAGTTGTTCTAACAGAATTATATAAAACAGTTAGCACAAACAAAAACCCCAAAGATATTATTCCAATGACTGCGCCAGCAAAGAAATCATTTGCTGGAGTTAAGCCACAAGACAAACAAGCTATTGGTAAAGACTTTGGTGAAGTTCTTTCTATGCGTTGGTACTTGACTCAACCATTTGCTTCTACTTGGCAACAAGCATTCTTTTCAGATATTAGTAATGAAGCATTGGTAGACTTTGTTGTTATGAAGAAATCTGGCAAAGAAACTATTCGTACTGATATATCAGCAAAGTTTGAAGAAGGTGCTGCACCATCCATTGGTGCCATTGTTGATAATATTGATAAAGTTTACAAAGCTCCAAATAAAGAAGAAGCTGTTGTAATTAACGTACTAAAAGCATTGGCTGGCAAAAACGATAATACATCAACTAAGATTTTAGCTGCCATGAAATCTCTTAATCTGCCAGCGTATACCACATTAAAGAAAACTATTGGTGCTAAAGGCAACTTTACTATTCAAGATATTTCTGCGCATATTCAACAGATTGCCAAAGTAGGTAAAACTGATAAAGCAAGAATTAAATTATTTAAATCTACATATGAAGAGTTTTATAATGTGCTTGGTAAAAACGCAAGTGATGATTCTGTTAATATTGTAATGACACCAACTACATATAAAAAGTATTATTCATTGGTAATGGCACCTATGGGTTATGCGTTAGTTGATTATATGAATAAACAACCACAATATCAAGAAGTGTTAAATAAGATTAGTCAGCATATGAAAACTGAACAAGTATATCTATACTTCTCTGGTGATAATCTAGAGTTTAAGAAAAAGTTATTTTCAAAAGCTGAGTTTAAATTTGCTTACGGAGCCAACGCCAAAGACTCTGATAATACAGGCATCAAGTTCTTTATGAAATAACCCTCACTATTTGAGGGGAATACATAAATCGCTTGACTTTAATTGCAAGATAGGGTATAATAAAGGTATGAAGTTGAAAAGTTTAAAGGGTTTTATAGTCGAAGAAAAGAATACCCATATGGAACATCTAGAAGATCTAGTGTTCAATGAAGGTACAGTCGGCACTCAAAAAGCCATCAACTTTATCAAAGACCTCCGTGATATGTTGGCAGGTCACAGCAAAACAAAAATCTCAGCCACGGTAAAGTGGGATGGTGCACCAGCTATCTTTGCTGGTATCGATCCAAGAGATGGTAAGTTCTTTATCGCCAAAAAAGGTGTCTTCAATAAAGAACCAAAGATTTATAAAACTGCTGCAGAGATCGATGCTGATACTGATGGCGATCTAGCCGCAAAATTTAAAGTTGCTCTTACCGAGTTCAAGAAACTTGGTATCAAGTCTGGTGTTTACCAAGGCGATCTAATGTTTACCAAAAATGATTTAAAGAAACAAGTCATTGATGGTGAATCATACATTACCTTCCATCCAAACACTATCGTTTATGCTGTTCCAGAAAACAGCGATCTAGCCACAAAAGTCAAGAAAGCAAAGATTGGTGTTGTTTGGCATACGACTTATACTGGAACTTCATTTGAAACAATGAAAGCATCTTTTGGTAAAGGTATCGTTGAGCACTTAGTTGCTTCACCAAGTATCTGGATGGATGACGCCACATACAAAGATTATTCTGGCACTGCTTCTTTTACTGCCGATGAAACAGTGAAACTAAATTCTATTATTACGTCAGCTCAAGCCAAGTTAAATAGTATTACGCCAGCAGCTTTAAATTCTATTAGTCAAAACGAAGAACTATTACTTCAGATTAAAACATACAACAATACAAAGATTCGTTCTGGTGAAGGATTCTCAAATACCCGAGAACATGTTAAAGGATTGTTTGATTATATCCACGCTAAATTAGAACCAAAGCAAAAGACCGAAAAGGGTAAAGCTACTGGTGAAGCCAAGCGTAAAGAAGTATTAAAATACTTTGCTGAAAATAAACCAAGTGACGTTCAAGCAATCTTTGATCTAGTTAATATTCTTACTGATGCCAAAGAAATGGTTGTCAACAAGATGAATCAAGCTGGTCATATTTCTACGTTTCTTAAAACTGCAAGTGGATTTAAAACAACTAGCGTTGAGGGATTTGTTGCTATTGATAGACTAAAGGGTGGTGCTGTTAAGGTTATCAATCGTATGGAATTCAGTCGTTCAAATTTCTCTGCTGATATTATCAAAGGATGGCAACGATGAAATATACTTTATTGGCTGCACTATTTTTAAGTGGGTGTTCAGTAATACTACCAATTAAACACGACCCAGCAATGTTCGATAATCTGGTTCAAGTTAAGGTTGCTGTAGATAAACTAAAATGTGATAACAAAGACTGGACAGATGCACAAAATAAGATTACGCATCTAAAGGTTTATACTGAAATGAGAAAAGACCCACAAGCTAATTCTGTGAGTCAACTTGGTGAAGCAATCGAGAAAGCAAAACAATCTAATAACAAGACGTTTTGCGAGTCACTTCTAAGAATCAACAAGACTCGTATTGACGTTATCACTGACGCATGGAGAGGCAGATGATTCTAGAACAATTAAGAGAAGTGGCTGGAGTAGGTGGACCAGCTGCACAATTAGCCAACGAACTATTAGTATTAACAGATAAAAAAGCCATTGGTGAATTAAACCAAGAAGAGTTTGAATATCTAGTTAGAGAAATCGCTGATGTTCGTGCTCAACAAGATTTATCCAATGATGAGATCGCTTGTCGTTGGATCGTTGCTGCGGCACAGGCTGTTCTTGCAGTAGTGTAGGAGATAAAGAAACGCTAAATAATAGGTTGAAACTACAATTTTATAGATGGATTAAATGAAGAAATACAGACAATTAATAAAAGAACTTCCTACAAAGAAAGTAGTATTTGCCTTTGGTCGATTCAATCCACCAACGACAGGTCACGAATTGCTTGTAAAGACAGTCAAAAAGCTGGCTAGCACTGGTAGTGCTGACCACGCCATCTATGCTTCAAAAACTCAAGATGCTAAAAAGAATCCACTCTCAGTGGATAAAAAAGTTCAATACCTTGGCAAAATGTTCCCAAGCACAAAGTTTGTGGCTGCCAACCAAAACGTAAGAACTTACATCGAAGCAGTTAAAGAACTCAATAAAAAATACAAAAACCTTGTTATGGTCGCAGGTAGTGATCGTGTTCAAGCGTATCAAGAATTACTAAACAAATACAACGGCAAAGAATTTCACTTTGATACTATTGAAGTAGTATCTGCAGGTGAGCGTGATCCAGACGCAGATGATGCTTCTGGTATGTCTGGAACAAAGATGCGTAGTCTAGCTGCAAAAGGTGACTACGCTACATTCAAGAAAGGTCTTCCTTCTACTCTACGTGACATTGACGGTAAGCGTTTGATGAATGACGTGCGTCTAGGTATGGGTATTGAAGCATTGAAAGAACAAGTTCGTTTTGACATTGATGCTCTACGTGACGAATTCTTTAAGGGTAAGATCTACACAGTTGGTCAATTTGTTGAGTCAGACAATCAACGTTACGAAATCATTGATCGTGGTAGTAACTATCTTGTACTAGTTAATAGCACAGGAGAAACTTGTAAGAAGTGGATTCAAGATGTTACATTATCTGAAGACCAATTACAAGAAGATGTTACAGGTGGAACTGCACCAGAACAAATTACATTCAAAGGTTACACAACCAAAAACTTTGCTCGCACTGCTGATGCAGCAAAAGCATTCCAAGATACAATCTCTCGTGCTTCAGAAAAAGATCCAGTGGCAGTTTTGAATGCTCTAAAGGCAACTGATACTTATATGGGTATCAATGATCGTCACATTGCTGGCGAAGAATTAACTGATGCTGAGATTACTCAGTGGAAAGAAGCCAGAGTTAAAGCACAAGAATCATTGGCTCGTGTTGGAGAATTTATGCATCATATGGATTACTTCCATACGCATGAACACGAACTAGAAGGTCTATTAACAAATTTCAAAGATAGTGGTAAAGGCGAATTCATGGAAGCGTTATCAGATAAAACATTACGTCCAACAGACAAGATTAAAGTGGCACGTATTATTGCTACTATGTTGGGAGTTGATAAAGTTGAAGCAACTTCAAATCCAGAGTTGTTGGTTAATACTGCATTGCGTAGAATTAAAACCAAGACGCTAAATCCTGAAGCACTTAACATTGTAAATAAGATGTTGGCTTTGGCTAATGAAATGGGTATTGATTACGATACAAACCTTATCCCACAGAAATTACAAGTTACAGAAGATGCTGTGGTTAAGTTTGATCCAAAGAAAACAAATAATATCGCTCAAGGTATTATGACGTTTGACGATTATCAAAAGTTAAAGAACATGACCAATAAAGCTGGTCATAGTCTTGGGCATACCGATAATGACAACTTGCGTAAGATGAAAGTCAAGCACATGACTGAAGCCAGTGCATTGGAAAGATTCCGTGCCGCAGCTGCTGAGCGTGAAAAGAAACACGATGAGATTGAGCGTAAGCGTAAAGAAGCTGCTGCCCAAGGCAAAGAAAACATGTCTGGTGCCATTGATCGTTTAGAAAAGCATCTAAACAAAGAAGGTCTAGATGAAATTGCAATGTACGATTTGCCAAACAATGATCGTATGGATAAAAAAGGTATTGCGGTAAATCCATTCCGCAAAGAAAAAACTGCTTCAGATTTGGCTAGAATTGCTAAAGCAAAGGCAGCAGAAAAGAATCAAAAGGGCATATACAAACCACAATCTGCAGGGCAAAGAAAAGCTACTGTCAACGACTTAATGAAATTGGTTAAGCACATTGGGGAAAGTGCCCATGTAGAATTTCGCATCGACAATCGTGATAAAGTAAGTGGTGACCATAAGTCTACGTTTGCAGATCACGAAGCAAAAGTATCAGATACAACTGATAAAGCAACTTACGTAAAAGTACCATCTCATAAAGCAGATTCATTTAAATCTGCCATGAAATCTAAGCATGGGGTTCGTGTAGAGTTGGCTGAATCACGTGGACTTGCCGATAAGTATTACAGCATGGCTCAGGATCGTAAAGAAACTGCGCATGAAAACAAAGGCAATCACGAAGTATATCATACACATATGGCAGATCATCATGACGCCATGAGTCGTTACCATGAAGAACTTGGTCAGCATTCTCTTGCTCAAGCCCATGCTGATAAAGCAGAAATTCACCATGAAAAGTCTATGGAGAAACCTAAAAAAGGTTTAGCTGAATCTGCTTGGGGTAAGGATAAAATGACTAACCTACGTCAAGCCCACGATCGTCATATGGAAAAGGCACTGGCTGCAAATAAAGCTGGTGATGATGAAGCAGTTAAAACTCACCAAAGAAAAATGCAGACGATCCAGACTCAGATGCAGAAACTTAAACAGAACGAAGAAGTAGATAATATTCAAGAAGATGAAATAGATACTACGGATTATAAGTTATCCCCAAGTGGTCGTAAAGTTCGTGCTCATCGTATCAAAGTTGGTGACAATAAAAAAGATGACGATGTGGAAGATATGAAAGAAGCTACCATGTCTGATGCAGATATGAAAGAGCGTGAGCGTATCGTTAAGGGTATGAAAAAGAATATCGCTGGTTTTAAAGCACGTTATGGTAAAGATGCTGAATCAGTAATGTACGCCACTGCCACTAAAGCAGCAATGAAAGAAGAAACAGAGCAGTTCGAAGAAGTTGATATGTCTCATATTGAAGACCATAAAGATCAGCAAGAACAAAACATAGAAGACCAGTTAATGGCTGAGTTAGATTTAACTGATGAACAAATCGATCACATTGTTGATTCCGCTCAAGAAGATGACTTTATCGAACAGTATGATGATGAAGAATTGGCAATTGTTGATGAAGAAAGTGGCGAAGAAATTGAAGAAGAACAAGTTAATGAACAAACATTAATGGAAGTTCTATCCAAAGTAGAACGTATCCGTGCTCGTTTACGTTTTGCTAAAACCAAAGGTAAGCGTGAGCGCAAAGCACAAATTGCCCTAAAGACACGTTCAACAAATGCCGTTGCAAATAAACGTGCACGTCGTCTGGCAATTAAGTTAATGAAGAATCGTTTACTGCGTGGTCGTGATGCAAACAAAATCTCTATCGGTGAGAAAGAACGCATTGAACGCATAATCCAAAAACGTAAAGTAATCGTTGGACGTATCGCCATGAAGTTGGTACCACGCATCCGTCAGATTGAGAAGTCACGTTTATCACATACTAAATTTACAAAGGGTGCTCCAAATGTTGCGTTTTAAAGAATACATCCAAGAATCAAAGACATGTAACTGTTGGAATGGTTACAAACGTGTTCCAGGTACTAAGCCATGTGAACCAGGTTCTTGTGTAAAAGAAGAAGTTATGGATGAAGCTGCAGTTGACGCCAAAGGACACAAAAGTTCTACTGGTGGTTTAACTCAAAAGGGTCGTGATGCTTATAATGCCAAAGGTGCCAATCTACAAGCACCAGTTACTACCCCACCATCAAAGTTAAAGGCTGGTAGCAAAGCATATAATCGTCGTAAGTCTTTCTGTGCTCGTATGAGTGGCGTAGATGGTCCAATGAAAGACGAAAAGGGTCGCCCAACTCGCAAAGCGTTGGCACTACGTAAGTGGAATTGCTAATAAATGTCTAAAATTCACATACTTAAAAATACAGAAACTGAAGCAGTTGTAAAAGTTTACACAACTGAACCTTCTGGTGAGTCTATTGATATTGATTTAGAAACATGGTTGACTACATCTAAACAAGTTTATGTTGCTGGTGCAAATGATTCTGCAGAAACAGATGGTCACTTTGCTCAATATACTGGTTCTCATGTATTCATCACTGGTATCTGGTGGGGTCTTAAGAAAGACAAACAGTTAGATATTACACGTATTATCAATCCAGTTGGACCAGTACTTCATAGCCATTATTATCTAATTAATGGCGGACAATATGAGTTTGACCACCATGGTTTTGCCGATAGAATTTATGCGCATATGGATTTGAGATTAACATTTGATGGTCCAGGACATTGCATTTTGAAGTTACGTAAAATAGGTTGGCTACCAAAAGTTGAGACTGCTCAATTTGGTTCTTATGATAACACTACTGTGGTTGGAAGTTAATAATGGAAGAATTAAAATTATCCCTCAAAATAACATTGGCAAATACATTCTTAATGTATTTCAAAACACAATCCTATCACTGGAATGTTGAAGGTATGTTGTTTCCAATGTTCCACGATTTCTTTGGTGAGATCTACCAAGAAGTTTACGGAGCAGTTGATCATCTCGCAGAAGAAATTCGTAAACTTGATGATTACGCTCCGATGTCTCTTGATGAGTTGCACAGTACTGCAACTGTTAAAGAAGATGTAGTAAGACCAGTACTATTGAGAGATATGCTGGAGAACTTGCAACAAGCCAACCAAGAAGTCTTGGATAGCCTAAATAAAGTGTTCGATCTAGCCACAGCAGAAAAAGAGCAAGGACTTGCTGATTTTGCTGGCAGCAGAATAGATGCTCATAAGAAACATGCTTGGATGATTCGTTCAAGTCTTAAAAAGATAGAGGAATAAAATGAAGTTTAAAACATTTTTAGAGATGGTTAATAAGTCTGACATCCCAGCGTACTTACGCAAGAATGACAAGATGACCACTAAGGATCTAGAAAAAGAACGTACAAAGAATCGTTCCCATCCAGAAACTATTAAAAAGATTAACGGCACTGTTCAAGAAGAAGTTCTTGACGAAGCCAACCATCGCGAGTTTGCTTCTCAAGGTAAGATGCACCCAGACATGGCTAAGCACATGAAGACTGGTGAGCATATGGATTACTATGAGCCAAAGACTGGTGACAAAGTACATGGTAAAGTAATGAAGAACGATGGTAAAGAAGTTCACGTTAAACAAACCCATGACTCTTACGATCCAAAAAAAGTTGGAACTGTTCATAAGTTCACTATTGCTTCTAAGTTAGAAGAAGGTTACTACGAAAAGCCAGCTTCTGCTTATCGTCGTAAGGGTGATGAAATCGGTGGTGGTTCTTCTAAGAATGATGTTCCATTCGATGGACCATACACAAAGACTCCAGCAACTACAAAAGACAAGTCTGGTGCAGTTCACACAGCAATGAGTCGTGCAAAGCACCTAGCTAAACAAGCTATGAAGAACGTCAAAGAAGAAGCAGAACAAATTGATGAGATCTCAAAGAAAACAGTTGACGATTATAAAACAATGGTTGCTATCCGCACATTATCTGCAATTCAAAAAGGTGAAACTGAGATTGCAAAATCTAAACAACGTATTGCAGGATTAAAGAGAGCAAATACTAGATTAGCTAAAGAAGAAGTTGAAGAGTTTGAAGAACAAGCTCCAGTTGCTCCAGTTCCAGATAAGAAGTATATCAAAGGTACTCCTGAGCACAAAGCATATAAAGCAACAAAGAAACCAATCAATGGTATGCCAACTAATGTTAAAGAAGCACTTAAAGGCAATCAACATAAGATTGACAAGAACAAGAATGGTAAGATTGATGCCCATGACTTCAAACTACTACGTAAAGAAGAAGTTGAGCAGTTAGACGAATTGTCAAAGGGTACTCTTGGTTCTTACATTAAGAAAGCGTCTAATGATCTAGCAAACAAAGGTGCTGCACTTGGTAAGAAGCAAGCAGATGCTGATGAAGTAGATCGTTATACAAATCGTCATATGCCTAATCAGTCAGATGAGCGTGAGCGTATGAGAAAAGCTGTTGGTGCATCGCACGATGACATCAATAAAGTTCGTTCTGGTGCAATCAAGCGTAACAAGAACATTGGCAAGGCAGTTGACAGACTGTCTAAAGAAGAATTTGAAAACGGAGAATTGGAAACAATGTCAAAATCATATAAACAATTCGTTGAATCATTAAACGAAATTAAAATGTCAGATTTACCATCACGCAAAGTAAGTGGTTCAAGCTACGGTGCTCAGTACCACGATGATGAGGGTGATGATGAAGAAGAAAAACCAAAAGCTAAACCAGCAGCAGATGCTGTAAAGCGTGGTCGTGGTCGTCCAGCAGGTTCTAAATCTGGTGCACGTCAAGGTGGTTCTGCCCCAAAAACTAAAAATGGCGCAGACTACACAGGTTATAAATTACATTTACCAAATAAGAACTAAGGGGAATTAAAATGGCACTATGGTCAAATACAGACGCAGAAGGTAGCAAACCAAAATATCTAAACACTGCTGGTAAAGCAGCTGTTGAAGGTATCTCTGCAGCAGAAGCAGCAGTAGCTGCAAACAAAGCAAAGGGTGTTGCTCATGCTGGTTGGGTTACTACTCGCACTTACACTGATGCACAAGGTAGCACTCGCAACAAGACTGAAGTTCTAGTTGCTATGGGTTCAATTACTGGCGATGATAATACTGATGATACAACTATTGGTATTGATGCCTAAATAGTTGTAATGAGGGGAGATGGCTCCCCTCTCGTTTTACGATTGATTGGAAATGAGAGAACCTTTGACTGAAAATAATTTTCTTCTACATGCGATGCATCACTATGATAATCCACAGTGTTCTAATATAGAAGAGTTTGAAGATGATTTAAAGAAATTTGTTTATCTTAAGAAACTAATATATCGTTATAAGAATGTTGGTGAATTAAGAGAAAGATTAATCTTAAATCATATAATTGTTCTCTACAATATTTTTGGCGATGAGACAACCCGTATGTTGTTTCATAAGATTGAAGAGCCATTGTGGCCACAGTTAGTTACGTTTTTGGTTTATCTAAACAGAATGCCAGAAAGCGTACCTGAGTTTGGAATTACCTTGGCAGATATTAAACTAGACGAAACTATTATTGCTGTATTAAGGAAGATATGAGTAGGTTAGTAGACAATCTTATTGCATACCGAATTCTGTCAATGCTTATCAAGCCATTTTCAGAAACAGCTGCATATCAATTAGGCATTATCGATGATAAAGGTAAGAACCTAAAGAAGAGCAGCACACTCACAACTGCCAAAGAAAAAGACGCATACACATATTTACATCGTTTGGTGTTTAATATGAAAAAGATTATTAATCGTCTTCCAGGTGGTGAGTCAAAGTTAAAGAATTTAGTCAGTGCATTCTTTTTAGTAAAAGAATACTACGAAGCAAATGATCGTTCACTATCACTGATGGAAGAACGATATGATATACTGCTTGAAAAAGTTAGCAAGTATAATCTAACACTGGTTGAAGAAGAAATGCTTATTGTAGAATTTCTTGAGCGTGGTGTGTTAGTTGAAGATGGTATTGCCAACGTTACTGGTGGAGCAGTTTCAACTGATATTCCTGCACCAAAAGCAAAAGACATTAAAAAATACAAACAGATCGCTAGAAGAAAAATTCCAGTAGAGGTTTCGTAATGTGGATGTTGAGTTTTATTCCAGACGCAATATTACTCTGGGCAATTCATATTATATTATTGATTGGTGTAGTTGGTGTTGTTGCATCATACACTGTATTTAAATTTCCGTTTATAAATCGTTATCGTTTACCAATTCAGATAATTTCATATTTGTTGGTAGTTGTTGGCATTTTCTTTGAGGGTAGTTATGCCACAGAGAAAAGCTGGCGTGATCGTGTTGCGGAGTTACAAGAAAAAGTAGCAAAAGCTGAAGCTGAGTCTAAAGTAGCAAATGAGAATATAAAAACTATTTACGTAGACAAAGTAAGAGTTATCAAAGAACAACAAGTAGTTGTTCAAGAAAAAATTAAAAATGTTGAATTGAAGATTGATTCACAATGTAAAATAACTGCGGATACTGTTGATATTTTAAACGAAGCAGCAAAGGGTGGTAAGAAATGAAACTCTTGTTGCTTATCCCAGCAGTTCTTTTAACTGGATGTTTGGTCACTCCAGTTAAACAAAAATTTCCTGAAGTACCACCTGAAATTATGCTAGCGTGTCCTGACCTAAAAACTGTGGAGCCAACTGAAAAACTGTCTGAAGTTTTGAAAGTTGTTGTCGATAACTATGGGCAATACCACGAGTGTCGTGCTAAAGTAGATGCATGGCTTGAATGGTATAAAACTCAAAAACAAATTTTTAAGACGGTAAACTAAGATGGAAATGCCAGAAAGAATCGCTAAAATGGAAGCTCAAGTAGAAGCTATCAAAGAAGATGTTAAAGAAGTGAAGCACGATATTAAAGAAGTGCACTCACGTTTGACTACTTCCAACAGAGAAATCGTTGACAAGATTGACGATATGCAAACACGCATTGAGCACAAGATGAATGCAAATGCGCAGATCTCTCAAGACCAGCATGAAGTCATTCGCAAAGATGTTGTTGAAGATCTAGATAGAATGAATACTCGTGTTAGTGCATTGGAACAATGGAAGTGGTATGTAATTGGTGGCGCAGGTGTTGCAGGTTATATCTTTGCACACATTGGCGACTTCATCAAATTTTTAAAATAACATTTGCTTTTTATTATGAAACAGAGTAAAATTATTACTCTTGTGGGGTTATTATGCTATACATTGACAACAAATTTGCAAGTATTCTTGGATCACGTCTAAGAAACTTTAAACAAAAAAACGATTATCTCTGGAACTATTCTTGCCCTGTATGCGGTGATAGTTCTAAGAATAAATTAAAGGCACGTGGGTATATCTACCGTAAAGGTTCTGATTTATTTGTAAGGTGCCATAACTGCAACTACGGTTCAAATCTTGGTAGCTTAATCAAGTATGTAGATGCTAAACTTTATGATGAGTACGTTCTTGAACGCTACAAAGGTGGTGCTAGTAAACACAATGCACACAAAGACGTAGCTGCAATCCTCCCAGAAGAAACCCAAGAAGTATTTCTAGAAGATGCTATTCTAGAGGGTTTGGCTCGCCTAGATACTTTAGACATCACTCATCCTGCCGTAAAATATTTAATTAAACGAAAGATTCCAAAACAATATTGGAATCTACTTTACTTTGCACCTAGATTTAAAAAGTTTACCAACTCGGTAACACCTAAGTTTCAGGAACCACTTGAAGGTGATCATCCACGAATGATCATTCCGTTTTTTAACCCAGCAGGTAAATGTTTTGCTTATCAAGGTAGAGCATATGGTGATGAGCAACCCAAGTATTATACCATCAAAGTAGATGAAACACAGGAGAAAATATATGGACTTGATAGAGTCGACTATTCAAAACGAATATATGTGGTGGAAGGACCAATTGACTCTTTGTTTCTTCCAAACGCAATTGCTGTTTCAGGAGCAAGTTTTGATACCCCTACTATTCGTCAGTTGCTTACTAATGCAACGATTGTAATGGACAATGAACCCCGCAACAAAGATATAGCAAGGCAACTTGAAAAATATATCGATTTGGGGTATAATGTAGTTATGTATCCTGATTCAGTTCAGGAAAAAGACATTAACGATATGATTTTATCGGGTAGATCGCCTGATGAAATTCTAGAACTCATAAATACCAATACCTTCACTGGTATGGAAGCGAAATTAAAGTATGCGAATTGGAGAAAGAATTGAAAGTTAATTTAATTAGTTATAGCAAGCCCTCCACTACTATGTATGAAGAAGGTCTCAAAGATGCTCAAGAACTCATAGCTTACTGCGCACGAGTTTCTAATCCAAGCAATCAATTTAATGTTGAAACAGCTGACAAGCTAATTCGTTATTTAATCAAACACAAACACTGGTCACCACTAGAAATGGTTAGTGCTTGTCTCGAAATTGAAACTACTCGAGATATTGCTCGCCAAATTTTACGCCATCGCTCTTTTAGTTTTCAAGAATTCAGTCAGCGATATGCTGATCCAACAAAAGACTTATCTTTCGTTCTTAGGGAAGCTCGACTTCAAGATACGAAGAATCGTCAAAATAGTATTGACATTGATGATAGCATTGGCAATATTATATTAAAAGATGAATGGGAACGCAGGCAGAAAGAAATTATTGATTCTGTAACTGATACGTATAATTGGGCAGTTAGAAATGGCATTGCCAAAGAACAAGCAAGAGCAGTACTACCTGAAGGCTTGACTGTTTCTCGTTTGTATATGAATGGTACACTGCGTAGTTGGATTCACTATATCGAGTTGCGTAGTAGTAATGGTACACAAAAAGAACATATGGAAGTAGCAATGGAATGTGCTAAAGTTATTGCTGAAGCATTTCCAATGTCTACGGATTTTATTAATCAATAATAAGTATAACAGGAAGTTTATGGAAAATATTGTGCATGGCATACAGGTTGATTATTCTCGTGATGCGTTATTTGACGAACTAGGAAGAATAAGATTAAAAGAAAGTTACATGAAAGATGACGAAACATCTCCTCAAGAAAGATTTGCTTTTGTTAGTAGTAAGTTTGGTAGTGATCCTGCCCATGCTCAAAGGTTGTATGACTACTCCAGTAGACACTGGTTGTCTTATTCTACCCCGATCCTCAGTTTCGGGAGGAGTAAACGTGGTTTGCCGATCTCATGTTTTTTAAATTATATCGAAGACACAGCGGAGGGTTTAGTTGATAATCTTAGTGAAACTAATTGGCTTAGTATGCTTGGTGGTGGCGTTGGTATCGGTTTTGGTATTCGTTCGGCGGACGATAAGAGCACTGGCGTTATGCCGCACCTCAAGATGTACGATGCATCAAGTTTGGCTTATCGCCAAGGTCGTACTCGTCGTGGATCTTATGCTGCTTACCTTGATATTAGTCATCCAGATATTATAAATTTCTTGGAGATGCGCAAGCCAACAGGTGACCAGAATATGCGTTGCTTAAACTTGCACCATGGTATTAATATTCCAGATGCATTTATGGAGTTGGTTGAGCAATCTATGATTGACCCTAATTTTGATGACTCTTGGAATCTAGTTGATCCAGCATCAAATGAAATCCGTGAAACAGTTTCTGCCAAAGAAATGTGGCAACGTATTCTAGAAATGCGTATGATGACAGGTGAGCCGTACATTCACTTTATTGATGAATCAAATCGTCAGCTACCACAATGGCTTAAAGATAAAGGTTTAAAGGTTCATCAGTCAAACCTGTGTTCAGAAATCATTCTACCAACTGACGAAAAGCGTACTGCTGTTTGTTGCTTGTCTTCACTGAATTTGGAGTATTACGATGAGTGGAAATCAGATCCTCTTTTCCTTTCTGATATTGCAGAAATGCTTGACAATGTTCTTCAGTATTTTATTGATCATGCACCTACCTCAATCAAACGAGCGAAATATTCCGCCATGCGAGAGAGAAGCATCGGCATTGGTGCGTTGGGTTGGCATGCCTACTTGCAGAAAAATAAGTTACCTTGGGAATCCCCAATGGCGATTGGACGTAACAAACAAATCTTTGCACACATAAGAGGTAAGTTAGATGAGGCAAACAAATCATTGGGATCTAAGCGTGGTGAAGCGTTGGATGCAGTGGGTACTGGGAATCGCTTTAGTCATCTTATGGCTATTGCTCCCAATGCTTCTTCTTCCATTCTTATGGGGAATACTAGTCCTAGCATTGAACCTTATCGTGCCAATGCTTATCGCCAAGATACTCTATCGGGTTCTCACCTAAATAAAAATCGCTTCTTGGATATTATCATTCAAGAAGAATCAAAGAATCACAAAGAAGGTTGGGCTGATGACGTTTGGCGTAGTATTATTGCCAATGATGGTTCTGTTCAGCACATTGAGTGGATGGATCAGTGGACTAAAGATGTTTATAAAACATCAATGGAGATTGATCAACGTTGGGTAGTTCAGCATGCTGCAGATCGTCAAGAATATATTGACCAAGCCCAATCACTTAACGTATTCTTTAGACCAGACTCACACATTAAATACATTCATGCTGTTCACTTTATGGCTTGGAAATTAAAGCTAAAGACGATGTACTACTGCCGTTCTGACAAGATCGCAAAAGCGGATAAAGTTAGTAAGCGTATTGAACGTGAGGTTATTAAAGAAATCGATCTCCATGCACTAACTGGTGACGCAGATACCTGCTTAGCCTGCGAAGGATAAAAATGGATGCCTATGACATTGCAGATAAAATTAAAAAGTATTGGTGTGCTGTAGTTCCAAAGAACTCTGGTGAAATTACTAAAACAAATAAAAAAGTCAGAGTAGTTGTTAATACTGACGAAGGTTATCGTGAAGTTGTAGGTGTTTATATCAAAGATGATATGATAGAACTAACATTGGACAAGGAATAAAGATGGTAAAGAATAAAAATAAAATGACAGATGAACGCAGCTACTTTAAGCCGTTCAACTATCCATGGGCATATGAAGCGTGGTTAAAGCACGAGCAAGCACATTGGTTACACACAGAAGTTCCTATGATGGAAGACGTTAAGCAATGGAAGAAAAGTTTAACACCACACGAGAAAACCTTTTTAACAAACATCTTTCGTTTCTTTACACAAGGTGACATTGACGTAGCTGGTGGATATGTAAAGAACTATCTCCCATATTTTCCACAACCAGAAGTACGTATGATGCTAATGGGTTTTGCTGCACGTGAAGCACTACACATTGCTGCGTATTCTCATCTAATTGAAACACTTGGTTTACCTGAGATTACATATTCTCAGTTTATGGAATACCAAGAGATGAAAGACAAGCACGACTATGTTCTTGATATCTCTTCTAAGAATGGTACTATTGAATCAACAGCAACACACATTGCTGTATTCTCTGCCTTCACTGAAGGTATGCAACTATTCTCTTCATTCATTATGTTGTTGAACTTCCCTCGCCATGGCTTGATGAAGGGCATGGGGCAGATCGTTACTTGGAGTATTGTTGATGAAACAATGCACGCTGAGAATATGATGAAGTTATTTAAAGAATACGTCAAAGAAAACCCAGAGATCTGGAATGATGAACTCAAAGGTAAGATCTACACTATCGCTGAAAAGATGGTAGAACTTGAAGACAAGTTTATTGATTTAGCATTTGCTGAAGGCGAAATGCGTGATCTTAAACCTGAAGATGTTAAGACTTACATTCGTTATATCGCAGATCGTCGTCTAATCGGTCTTGGTATGAAGGGCATCTTTAAAGTTAAAAAGAATCCACTGCCATGGGTTGAAGAAATGATCAACGCACCTGTGCACGGTAACTTCTTTGAGAATCGTGTAACTGATTACGCTAAAGGTGCATTATCTGGTTCATGGGATGACGTTTGGGGAGCAGCAGCTTAATGTTAGAAACAATTTGTGAAACAATGGTAGATGCTTACGAGCGTAACTGGATCACATCACGTGATGGTAACGTAAGCATCCGCCATCACGATCGTGATCACTTTTACATTACACCGAGTGGTGTGCGTAAACAAACAATGCAACCCGATCAGTTTAAAAAGATTATTATTAAACCACCATTATCTTGGAATGAGCCTAAGACTGGTCTAATAGCAGAACGATGGGGTTGGAAAGAAGATACATATACTGATATATCATCAAACTTAAAACCTAGTGGCGAGATTCCATTACACTTTGGTTTACAGAAAATGATGGGACAACACAGTAATGACGTGCGAGTAGTAATGCACTTCCACCCAACTTACTGTGTTGCTGCTATGCATGCTGGAATTGAGTTGGGTGATATCGCAAACGACTTTCCAGAACTAAGTAGGTATACCAAGGTAGCAAAGAACGTACCTGATGTTCCACCAATCTCTCAAGAGTTGGCAGACCATTGTCATCGTAATTTGGAGTTAGATGAACAAGGTAATATCTCCTACGACATTGTAGGCATTAAGGGACATGGTGTTGTGGCTATTGATACCAGTCCTTGGCGTGCCTATGAACACATAGAAAGACTAGAACATATTTGTAAAATTGTTTTAGCATCAAGGAAATAATGATTGAACTAATCTACGTTTTGGTAATGACTCACATTACCATTGTTTGTGTTACATTGTACCTTCATCGTGGTCAAACGCACAGAGGATTGGTCTTTCATCCAGCAGTTGCACACTTCATGCGTTTCTGGCTTTGGTTGACAACTGGCATGGTAACAAAGCAGTGGGTTGCTATTCATCGTAAACATCACCAGATGTGCGAGAAAGAAGGCGATCCACATTCACCTCATGTCTATGGTATCTGGAGAGTTATATTTGGTGGTGCTTTATTGTATAACGATGCAAGTAAAAATAAAGCAATGGTTGATCAATACGGAGTTGGTACGCCAGACGACTGGATCGAAAATAATATCTATGCCAAACATAGCAGACTAGGAATTATGCTGCTGTTGATTATTAACTTGTTTTTGTTTGGACTATGGGGTTGGTTAATTTGGGGTATTCAAATGATATGGATTCCATTCTGGGCAGCAGGTATTGTCAATGGTGTTGGGCATTGGTGGGGTTATCGTAACACAAACACTAAAGACAACTCAAAGAACATTTCAATAATGGGAATCATTATTGGTGGTGAAGAACTTCACAATAATCATCATGCTGAACCAGCGAATCCTAAATTAAGCAGACGTTGGTTTGA